TGGGCGGACATCTGCTGCTCCGTCAGGTGGGCGCTGGTCCCCGGTTCACGACGGCAGCACCGGCGCGTCCGGCCAGGCGGCGCAGAACAGGTCATCCCCCCAGCACGAGGCGGCGCAGCGCCCACTCCACCTGCTCGCTGGTGTAGTCTGGGTGGCGCGTGCGGATCCCGCACCGGCTCAACTCCCGCACGTCCTCGGAGAGCTGGATCGCCATGCGCAACCGCGCGTCGTAGCTCAAGCCCCGCAACCACCGGTAGTGCGCGGCGTGGGCGTCGGGGCTGGTGTCGTCGGGCGGCACGGGCGAGGATCCGGGTCAGCGCGGTCCAGGTCGGTCGGAGAAAGCACGGCTGGCACCTCCAACCCCAGGGGTAGCCCTACCCGCGCACACCTCGACTCCCGGCCTTGTCCCGTGGGCGCGCTGGCCAGATCCAGATCCCGGGCTACCTCGGCCGCAGGAGCCGACCCATGGCCAGCCGTTCCCCCGTCTTCCGCGTCGAGACCTACGAGATCACCTCTTCGGACTTCACGGGATCGGTCTACCGGCTTCACCTACGGCACGAGCTGTCCACCCACTACTTCGCGATGGTCGAGTGGGGCGTGGCCGCGAGCGCAGTCTACAACCTCTCGGACATGCTGGTCCGGGTGACGGCAGACCCCTACGGGACGGGCGACCTGAACCTGGCCGACGGGAACTACCTGGAGCTGACCCGAGCCACGGCGGCCAACCCCTGCGCGATGAAGGTCGTGGTCGTGGAGTGCCTGCGCGACGAGGACGGCGCCGGCTTCCGCCTCCTGGACGTGCAGGCGACCTCGCTCGCGGCGAGCGTGGGGACCGGCGTCCAGACCACCACGGACACCTGCGCGACGGCGTGGCCGGACGCTACCCGGGTCGTGCTGTTCGGTGGGTACCGGGGCGGGGGCATGTCCGGCAGCGCATCCAGTGCGCAGCTCCAGACCGGCGGTGCCCGGATCTACCCGAGCTCCACGGCGACGATCAACGTCGAGCGGTACGCCAGCGCCTCCAGCAACCTCGCGGCGGCGACCCTCGTGACCTACTGCGTCCAGTGGGGCGCCGAGTGGCTGGTCCAGCGGGTCAACGTGACCGGGACGAACACCGGCGCGACCCTGGCTTCGACCAGTCACTACTCGACCGGCGCGCTGACCTACACGATCACCCGGGCGAACTCCTGGGTCTGGATGGCCAGCTACACGGACGGCAACAACCCGGGCGCCAGCTTCCTCGGGCAGGTCGCGACCATCGGCGACGGCGTGACGCAGAACGCGACCGAGACGACCGTGGCGGTCGGCGGCATGGCGGGGATCACGACGCGGTCGGCGAGCGTCTACGTGCTGACGCACCAGCAGCTCGTCGCGGAGTACGACTTCCGGGCCACGGGCAGCGGCTCCGGGGCGTCCAGCGTGACCGTGGCGGCGCCCCAGGTCGCGGAGACCTACCGCACGGCAGACGGGCTCCTGTACGTCGCCAGCACGCGCGGTGAGCGGCTGGGGCTGTGCATGGCGGGGATCACGTCCACGGCGGCGGGCGACGTGTCCGAGACGCAGATCCACGCGCGCCCCACGTCGTCGACGGCGGTCACGGCGACCCCGGCGGACACGTCGCCCAGCGCGTCCTGGGCGGGCTGGATCGAGACGGTGGACTTCGGGGCCATCGACACGCCCGCCGGCAAGCTGCCGGTCTTCCGCGTCACGTCCTACCGGGTCGGCTCGGGTCAGTTCACGGGCACGACGTACACCCTGGCCCTGCTCTACACGCTGGCAGACCACTACTTCGTGATGATCCAGGGCACGACGGCGAGCGCGTCCACCCAGGACGTGGACGACGTCAACGCGCGCGTGACCTCCGACCCCGCTGGGACGGGCGACCTGGAAGCCACGGGCTCCAACGGGTTGATCCTGACCCGCGCGGCGGCGGGCGCGGACTGGGTTGGGACCGTGACGGTCGTGGAGTGCCTGCGCTCCCCGGACCAGCAGGGCTTCCGGCTGCGGTCCGTCGTGGACGTCACCATGTCCGGGACCAGCGCAGACCGGCAGATCGCGGAGACCACGCTGTCGGGCGTGACCTACGGCGACCTCGACCGCGTGCAGGTCCTGGTCGGCTACCGCGGCGGCGGCGTCACCACGGACGGATCGGGGTCCACCTCGGGCCACAACGCCGTGGGCGCGGTCTACGGGCGTCCCTTCGGCACGGCGGGCGTGCGGCTCCACAGGCGGTCCTCGGCGACCATGCAGGCCATGACGGCGTGCGCCTACGTGATCGAGTGGGGGAGCGCCTGGACGCTGCGCCGGCAGGCCGTCGAAGCCGTGGCCGGCGGCGCGGACCTGGACGCCACGGGCGAGTTCAGCGCCCCCAGCCTGACCGGCGGCGCGGTCACGGCGGCGCGCGCGGCCCTGTTCGCCTCGGCGGTCGCGGACGGCGCCAACGCCAACCAGAACTACACCGGCGCAGTCGCCACGCTGGGAGACGGCGTCACCGTCGGCACGTCGCCCTCGACGGTCGCGGTGGGCGTCTGGTCCAACGCGGCGTCCCCCTACGAGGTGCTGACCGAGGTGCTGGTCCACGCGGACCTTGCGGTCAATCAGGTCTACCTCGCGTCCAACACCGGCACGACTGGCACCCTGACCGTGGACGCACCGGTCCGGTCGGAGCACTACGGGACCTACAACAGCCTCGCCTACACCTGCGGGCGGCGCCTGCCCATGGCGCACACGGCGTGCTCGCTGGCGGCGGACTCCGTCGCGTCGGCGGTCGTCCAGTCCAGGCTGACGGGGCCGACCACCCAGACCTGGCTCCGGGATCGCAACGACTCCAGCTCGTCCGTCACCGGCTGGTTCCAGGCCATCGACCTGGGCAGCATCTACGCCGACAGCGAGGCCATTCAGGTCAACTCCGACCCCGACGACCTGGACGTGCCGGTCGGGTACCTGATTCTCCAGGACCCGCACTGGGAGGGCTCCGGCAACGTCGTGTCCGCCACGTCCGAGGCGGGCGCCGTGCTTGGGCTCGTCGAGGCGGCCACGTCCAACCGCGGCGGGTCCTACGCCTACCAGGAGGGCGAACCGACCGGGACGACAGAGCTCACGCTCAGGACGCAGGGGGGTGGAAGCGTTTACAACGTGGGGTCTGGGTTCAGCTTCAATGGTGGCTGGATCTACAGGCTGGCCACCGAAACGACCGACGCCGACTGGAAGAGCCAAAACGCCTGGCAGATCCTCCAGCGCAGCAAGCCCGCCACGACCGCGACGAAGCTCTACGGTCACGCCCTGTGCTACTCGGCGGTCAACAACCTGCTGATCGTGGCCTGGGTATCGGACTCCACGACGATCCAGGTGCGGTACGCTGGCGCCGCAAGCACGCTCCAGTCCTGGTCGAGCACGACGATCACCGTCGTCGATGGGGATGCCACCGGCACCGAGATGGGGCTGGCCATGGCCGAGTCGGTCGATGGCACGCTCCGGATGGTCGTGCAGGTGTCCCGAGACGGGTTCCTCGACCTCGACCTTTACACCTCCACGGACGGGGCCACCTGGACGTTAGCGGCCACGAACATCGCCGTAAGGGCTGGGTCTGGCGCGGCCTGGTACGCGGGCGCCTCCGATCACGTCTACTCCGTGTCTGGGGACTATGAGCGGATCTTCTGCCTGCCGACGCTGACGAGCACGACGACCTCGACGTTCCTTTACCAGTTCGGGTCGTCCGACCGCGGGTCCTCCTGGAAGGTCTGCACGGCCGCGACGACCTACAGTCACGAGACGTCCAGCAATGTGTTCCTCGGCACCCATCCGTTCGACGTCGTCGGTGTTGGCGACGTCGGCGGCACGTTCTTGATGGCCACCCTCAAGGGCACGGGTTCTGATACCGCCAAGGTCTCGATCCTGATTGCGACGGGTCTCGACGACTTCGCTGTCAACTCCGCGCTCGAAATCGACATGTCCGGGACGGGAACGGCCGTCGTGGTCAAGGGACTCTGGTTCTGCCGCGTTCCGGACGCCATCCACCTCTACATCTGGTACGTCGGGTCGGACGTGAACGACATCGCGATGGCGAAGGTCTCCATCGTGGACGTCAACGACCCGAGCAACTGGAGCAGCGCCTATGCGCTCGGGTTCAGCGGCGTCATCGACTACGGGCCGTACCGTCCGCGGGCGGTCTGGGCTGGAACGCGAGGGTTCGTCAGCGCCGGCATTCTCGACCAGGACGCGGCGGGCGGGGCAGATCCGATGGTCGCGGGTCACTGGTGCTTCGAGTTCGGCGCCTGGGATCCGAAGCCGCTTTCCAGGTCCAACCGCGACGTAGCTGCTACACTTCTCGCAGCGAGTCCGAAGCTGGTCAGCTACGCCTGGGCGTCGTGTCTCGGATCGGCCACGGGCGCCGCTACGACCCCCTACACGGAATCCACGCTGGGCGGCGGGACGGTGACGTGGAGTGCGGACGGTACCACCTACACCGCATCTGGGACGGGTCTCGCAAGGAACATCTTGACCGTGGTTCCATCCACGAACGCCGAGGCGTGGGGTTCTACGAGCAACCATGGGTTCACGTTCTGCGTCAGGCTCAAGCAGACGGCCACGCGCTCCACCAGCGCCGAGGACTGCGGGTTTCGCGTGATGGCGCCGACGACCTCCAGCGTGACGACCACGGGGTATGACTTCACCGTGCGCACGGCTGGGACGCAGATCGTTCTATACGATAACATCGCTGGAAGCGCCGTTGCGACGGTGTCCACCACGGATTCGGCGTCCGAAGTTGAGGTCCGTGTCGCGCTCTACGGCAACACGGTCTGGATCGCGTGGCGTTTGGCGAGTTCGGCGCCCCTTGGAGCCTGGACCGAGTACGGGTCGTACACCCTCTCCTCCGGCTCGATCAGCGGTCAGATTTTCCGCGTGGGCGTCATCGCGGGCGCCGGCCTGGTCGGCACCTCCACGATCATCGTCTACGAGTGGTTGATCTCCCGCCAGAACACGCTCGGACAACGCACCGACTCCTCCAAGCCGAACCGGCTCTTCGGCGCCCCAATGACCCTGGAGCCGATCCTGGTGACGGGCGGTGTATCTGTCGGATGGGGCGGAGGCGGCGCATTCCTGGGCGACACGTTCACCGCGGCGCTCGCCTACCAGCGCGGCGTGGTCAACCTGGGCCTGGACTCTCCCTCCTACTACTGGGAGAGCACCGCCCTGACCGAGCAGGACATTGTGTTCCAGGCAGACGCCGACAGCGGCACCGGCGCGCGCTGGCAGGTCGAGGCGATGCTGCTGGTCGGCACGGTGGACCGGACCTGCACGGTAGAGTTCAGCGACTCCGACTCCTGGACCAGACCAGCGGAGAGCCTGGAGCTGGACGCGACGCTCTGGGACGACCTGACCGTGATCGCCGTGGACGGGTGCGCCGTCCAGCTCGAGGCGGCGACGGGCGAGGTCTTCGCGCCGTGGCGCGGCGAGTTGCTGGGTACGTACCTGCGGTTTACGGTCGCGGGGACCGCGACCGGCAAGACCTACGCGGTGCGCGCGGACCAGTTCTCCGAGGACGGCTGGGTGGCGGTCGCGGACGGCGTGGACCTCGCGTCTGCCGGCGTGACTGTGGGCGCCAAGGCGTGCCTGTACGCGGACCGCATGGTGCTGCTCGCGGCGTCCCGGTACCGCTACCGGTACTTCCGGCTGGTCTTCCCGGACCTGTCCGCGGTGGGGTCGTCGCTCGGGACCTCCACGTCCACCCACCGGCTCGGGTCGCTCGTGCCTGGTCACTACCTGGAGTTCAACCGCCAGAACGGACCGCTCAAGGTGGACTACACGGACACCGAAGAGCCCATGATGACGACCGCCCGCGCCAAGAGCGGGATCGAGCACCGCGTCAACGACGGGCCGTCCACGCGGTCCGTCGGGATGGAGGTGACCTGCGTGGACCCCGAGGCGCCCACCGGCAGTCGCGGCGAGGTCGGCCGCATGATCCGCGACCTGCTCCGGGTGGCGCACGACGGGTACACCCGCCCGGTCGGGCTGATCATGGACTCGACGTGGCGGGCGCGGTCGCACGTCGTGTTCGGCGTGTTGAACCGAGACGGGACCGCGCTCGACCAGGGCGTGCCGTACAAGGGCGAAGAAGGCTCGCGGCGGTTCTTCTCGGTCAGCACCCTCAAGCTGCGCCTCGACGAGGAGGGCTGATGTACCTCGCCCGCCCGATGCGAGACTGGTTGCGCACGTCCGGGGCGCACGGTCGCATCAACGCCCATTGGGGCGCCATCTTGCGCGCGGATCCGGGGCTGCGCCGCGTCCGGATGACCGTGGAACTCAACCTGGGCGACCGCCGGTACTGGGTCGCCGCCGTCCCGATGACGACTACCAGCGCCTCGGACACGCGGATCGTGCGGCGGTACGTGCCGGCGCTCCAGGACGAGCCCGAGATCAAGACCACGCTGGAGCCATTCCAGCAGGCGGCCCAGGCTCGGACCATCACGCTCAAGCTGGCGTGTGAGCCCCTGGGACTCCACACGGCGCTGGCCCAGGGCGCGACGCTGTCAGGCATCGCGGAGATCAGCTTCCAGCGGGACGGAGACGACTACGACCTGCGCTGGGTGGTCATGCGCGGCGAGATCGCGGGCGGGCTGGACTGGGGCGAAGACCGGGCCGGGGAAGTTCAGATCCAGGTGTCGGACTTCCGGACGACGCAGTCCGCGCAGGTCCCGCGCCTGGCCGTGGACACCGACCGGTGGCCCAGCGCGGCGGACAGCGCCATCGGGCAGCGGTACCCCTACGTGCTCAACGGCTACCCGAAGGTCGCGGCGCCGCTGGTCTACGAGGACGCGGCGGACCCGAAGTACCTGTACCTGGGGGAGCCGGCCCAGACCCTGACCGCCAGCGCCACCTACGTCAACGGCGAGGTCGCGTCGGGCACCTACGCCCCCGCCACGGACACGGCGGGCGTGGACGGGCTCGGCGGTCGGGTCCGGTACATCGACTTCTCGTCCAGCACGGCGACCTGGACGACCGACGACGCGGTGTACGTGGACGTGGCGCTGGACTCCAGCGAGCGGGCCATGTCGGCGGTCGAGGTGATCCAGCACCTGTACCGGCGGTTCACGGGGTTCGGCGCGCTCGGGCTGGACGGCGAGCTCTTCGCGCGTGCCCAGACCCGGATGCCAGGACTCGCCCCGAAGGTGCTGATCAACAGCTCCGGAGACGAGGGCGTGGACATGCTCTCCTACGTCGAGGGCACGTTCCTCCAGTCCTTCCCGATGATCCACCTGACCTACAGCGGGCGCGGCGTGGGGCCGGTCGTGCTGTCTCGCGCGTTCGGAGCGGGCGGGCGCGGCGTCGAGTTCCGGCTGACCGGTGGGACGGGCCCGCTGATCTTCCGGGAGTCGGACTATACGGAGTCCAGCCGGGACGACCGGTACAACAGCTTCGAGTTGCGCTACAACTACGACGCCCAGGACGACGACTACGCGTCCACGATCCAGATCGACGCGTCCACCAGCCCGCTGTGCGCCCTGTCGGAGCGGTACGACGGGCGGCGCGTGGCCGACACCCTGGACTCGCCCCTGATCTTCTCGGACGCCCTGGCCCGGTACGTGCTCGCCTGGACCGTCATGCACCGGGCGGTCCCCCGCTACCGCGTGACCTGGAGCGCGTTCCCTGCCGCCTTCCTCACCCTCCGACCCGGGATGAGCGGGTACTACACGGACCCGGCGCGCGCAGCCTTCACGAACGTCCACGCGACCATCGTGGAGCTGTCCTGGACCCGGGGCGGGTGTCAGGTCACGTTCGACGTGTGGGCGCCCCGCTGGAAGGGGCTGTCGCTGCTGGGGTAGGACGGTGCCGTAGAGCCGGGGCGGGCTCGACAACCAACAAACACCCGCCCCGGCTCGTCCCAGGCGACGGTGGCAGCCGTCATCCTTACATGGCCCCAGGGGTCGGGTCTGTGACGAGAAAGTCAGCGCGCGCGCTGGCGGTCCATCGCCTGCCACCTGGCGACCAGCGCGGCGCCCAGGACTTCGGCGAAGAGGTCGCCTTCCCAGGTCCGCTCGTACCCGCCCATGGCCCGGAGCGTGCAGTAGACCCGACCGCCGCGCCGCGTCCCGAACTCGACCTGCGCGACCGGAGAGCACGCCTTGTCGAGCAGGTCCAGCAGGTGCCCGATCATGATCGCGTCGGGCAGGTAGGGCACGCCCCCCGCAGGCCAGTCCGCGGCGGTCCTGGACTCGACCAGGGACCCGTCAGCGCGGAGGGCGCACAGGCCCGGGCGGGACGTCCAGCGGGGGCTGGCGGCCAGCGCCTGGGCCACGAGGAGCTGGGCGGGCGTCAGGCCGGGGTAGGGGGTGCGACTTCCCGGACTCATCGACGGGTCTACGACGCCTTCCGCTGCTGGGCCTCTTCGCGAATGTTCTGGTCGTACTCGTCCAACCACGCGTGGTAGACGTTGACGCTGCGCCAGGCGAGGTGCGCGACGTAGACACCTGTGACGATGGCCATGGTCACGCAGAAGCCCCGCAGCGTCGCGCTGGCAGGCATTCCGAGCGTGATCTGGCACAGCGCGGTGAAGAAGCAGAGCACCGCGGCGCGCTTGGTCAGGATGGCGCTCTTGCGAAGCGGTGAGACCAGCGACGCCTGGGGGTTGAACTTCAACACGCGCCGGAACCGCTCCTGCGCTGGGGGCTGCTTCATCAACTCCCCGACCCGGGTGGTGGTGAAGGTCAAGGACGCCAGCACCAGGCCGCCGAGCGACAGGAAGCCGCTGAACAGCGACCCTCGGATCGTGGCGTAGCCGGGCCCGGTCAGCTCCCGATACCCCTCCATGAACAGGTCCCAGATGGTGCTCATCACCTGCTCCTTCTCTGGCGCGTCCTGGGGTGGCTTAGTGCTCGCCGGTCGGCAAGGCCAGTTCGGCATCGCGCTCGATCAGAATATCGTGCAGGGCCTGGATGGGTGCAAGCACGTCCAGCGTCCTGGAATCCATCGGGAAAGTGTCGAACTTGAAAGACGCTTCCCCTGACAGATGCTCCATCCATGCGTCGTGCTCGAAGGTGTGCAGGGCGAGCTTGTTGAGCGCGTCATCCAGGTACAGCGACTCCTCCTCGCCCTCCTCGGTGCGTCCCTTGATCCGCGCCTTGGGGCCCGCCGTTTTCGTGAACCGACTGAGCGCCTGGGCGAACCGTTCCCGGAGGGTCGGATCGATGGTCTTGAGCGTGATGACCTCCCTGCGCTTCGCGATGAAGGCGCCCAGCCCGTCACGATCATCGTCCTGGTAGTTGCACTCGATGTCGATGATGATCTTGCCACGCTCCAGGTTGCCGACGAACTCGGCAAGGGCTCCCTCCCGGGCCAGCACGGAGTGACGCAGGGGGTGCTTGTAGCGGCTTCGGATGGCCTGCTCCCCCTTCTTCTTGCCAGTGTACTGCTCCAATTCCTCTTTCTTGAGGTCCTTCTTCCCCTGGTTGTAATGGACCCTGAGCAGGTCCATGAACCCGTGGGGTCCGAGCGTCCCGTGCTTGTGCTGGTAGACCAGGGCGCGGAGCTTGGAGGAGTAGAGGAAGAAGTTCAACTCGCGCGCATCCGAGTTCAGATCAAGCAACTTGATGGTCTGCTCCCCGTCGTGGCCCTCGGTGAGCACTGAATAGCTGCTCTCCCGCTTCGGGGTGCAGATCATCCCAGCCAGCAGACCACGCTCCTGGTCCAGCCAGCCGAGCCACATGAGGCGCTGATGTGCAGGTCCGACGGTGGAGCCGAAGTCCTGGATCGGCGTGCTCTTCTTCAACCCGATCTTGTCCAAGAGGAACGTATCAAAGGGGTATTCTTCATTCTCTTCAACGCGCACCCCAAATACATGCACCTTGGACATGTGCGTGCTCCAGCGGCCGGGTTTCGGTTCCTCAGCCCCCAAGTCCATGGGGACCAGGGCTGATTAAGGGAAACCTGAAGATCCAGCAACCACTACGCCGCCAGCCGCCCTCGTCCCCGTCCCCCGGACCGCCAGCACCGTCCTCACCCACCGCACGGCGCGTTGGCGACCGTCCAGAAGCGCGAAGACCGCCCACGGGGGCGGCCTCCTGACTCCTTCCACGCGTGGTGGATGAGCTGGGCGAGACTATCTCACGCCGCGGCTTGGAGCGCGCACACCCCAGCCTCGTCCAGCAGCGCGACCAGCCGGCGCACGCCCCAGGCCCAGACCTGCCCGTAGGCCCGGCCCCCGGCCCGCACGTCCTGGGCCCGCTTGGCCTGGACCTCGGCGACGCTGGCGAACTGGCCCAGCAGGTCCGGGACGGCGCTGCCCGCGCGGCTCGGGTCGGCGCCGGACTCGATCACGGTCGCCAGGGTGTCCGCCCGCGCCGGCAGGGCCCCCAGGCGGGCGCGGGCGCGCGCCGAGACCTCCCCGGCCCAGCGCACCAGGACCGCCCGGTGCGAGCGCGCCAGGAGCCCAGCGACGAGCCCCAGGCGGAAGTAGGCGTCCCGCTCGCCGCGCAGGTAGCCGGCGCGCAGCAGGGCCGGCAGGGGGATCGGGTCAGCGTCTCCGGTCGCGAGGCCCTGGCGCTCCGCGAAGGCGATCAGCCTGTCGCCCTGATACGCGCCGCGCACGTCGGCGTAGGTCCAGGGGGCCGTGGTGGCGGTCGGGGTCGTCGCGGTCGTCAAGGTCGAGGAGGTGTCGGTCATCGTCATGTGGGTCGCGCTCCTGCCCGCCGGGTGGTCGGGTGGTCGGAGTGGCGGGCAAGGACCCGTCCACCCGAGCCGGGGTCTCAGGTGCGCGTGCTGGCGTGCTGGCGGCTGCCCTGGTAGGCTCCAGGGCAGGCTGTGGGGGTCGCGTACATCGGTCCCTCGGCTCAGGGCCGGCTCGGAGGTGAAGACTCCGGGTCGGCCCGTTCTCGTTGTGGGACCATCTTCGCTCACCCGGCGACCCGTGTCCACCTTCGGGGCGCACTTTTCGATGCGCCTATACGGAATGCCGGTACACCCTAAGCATTCTGGCCGACGATCTGACAGAGAGTCAGAAGGTCGGCCAGCAAGTCAAGACGCGAAGGGCGCAGTCGGTCAGTTCTTCCAGCCAATCTCATAGATCGTGGCCGCGGTCTCGCCAGAGCAGATCACAGCGATCTTCGCCCACCCGTTGTTCGCGATGATCGGCATTGCGCAAGCCGTATCCACAGCGTCACCGGTCAGGAGCCCGTCGCCGCTCTTGGGGTCCACGCCGAGCCGCCAGAGCGTGCCCGTCATGCTGACCGCCCGGTACTCGACGCCGTCCAGGATCCCAGTGGTGGCCGCCGTCAGGTAGGGCTCGACGTCGCCTGCCTCGTAGCCGTCCGCCGCGATCCAGCGCCCAGACGGCGGAAGCGCGGGACCGTCGCGGTAGCCGCCCACAAGGAAGCCCTCGCTGTCCATGGACACGCTGGTCTCGCCAGCGGGCGCGTCCGGCACGCTGCCGGCCAGCACGAAGCCGCCAGCGGCGTACCAGTCCGGCTGGCCACGCGCGTTTACATGCTGCGCGTAGCCTCCGGTGAGGCCGAGGAGCGCGCCCGAGTCGTCCGGTGCGGCGACCATGGAGATCCCGCACCCACTCACGTCGCCGCACGGTCTGGACACCGGCGTCAGCGTGCCGAGGTCCTGGTCTCGCAGATCGGCGAGATCGACGGCGTAGAGCGACCCTGACCCAGAGTCCGCGATCCACAGCTCGTCGGCGACCTGCGCGACGGCTGGAGCTGCGCCAGCACCCGTCACGGTTGCCACGGCGAGATCGTCCACCTGTCCGGAGTCGCCCGTCTCCATCGACCATGCGTACACGGTGCCATCAGTCGCACCAGAGACGAGCAGGTCATCGACGACGGTCAGGGTGGCGCCGAGTCCGGTAGAGGTGGACGGCCCCGTGACGGAGGCCAGGGTCTCGCCCGTGGCGCTCAGCAGTGCCACCCTACCGGCTCCGTCCGTGGCTCCAGGGAAGCTGACCGCGAACGCCTTCCCGGCGTCGTACCAGACGATCTGGCCGTAGGTGTCGTTGGAGGACAGGTCGATCTCTGCGATGACGTCCAGGTACGGGGTCTCCTCGCCAGCCTCGTCCCCCGTGTCCTGCTGTCCCGACTCCCAGCCGGGACACTCCTGCTCCTGCCCACCCCGGCAACCCGAGGCGAGTCCAGCGGTGAGCGCGAAGATCATGGTGGTCAGGGTGGCGTGGTGCATGGTGTCCTCCGAGGGACTGGAACAGGAGAGAGATCAGCGTCGAGAAAGGTCTACCCGAATCAGGTCCGAGCCCGCAAGGTCGGCGCGAGTACCGCGTGGCACCAGCCGGCGCGGGAGAGGTCGCCCCGGATCTGGTCGAGGGCCTGGATCTCGTCCGCGGTGAGGCGCACGAGTACCTGCGCGTCCCGGGTGCGGTCGCCCTGGGGCTTGCGGCCCTTCGGACGCCACGGCACGACCTTGCGGTCGCAGGGGACGCCCCGGAGTTCGCAGCCCGCCCGGAACACGTCGAGGCACGCCTGGGCGTCGGACTTGTCCGGGTGGACGTGGCCGCACGCGCCGGACCCCCGGCCCCGGGTGGTGTAGCCGGTGGTCGTCATGCGGAGTCCTGGGCGTGCGTCTGCGTGAGGGTCAGACGGTCGCGGTCCGGGTCCGCCAGCACGTACCCGTCGAGGTTGCGGCGGAGGAGCGGGAGCCAGGACCCGTCCCGGTCGTCGTGCAGGTAGACCACGTCTCCCGCCCTCGGATCTGCGACGTGCAGTTCCGGCGCGGTGGAGTCCCGGTCCGCCGGTACGTAGCGGCGTGCGACGAGCGCCACGATACGCCCACCCTGGAGGCCGAGGGCCATCACGGCAGCCACGGCGGACCAGTCCTGGGTCTGCCGGGCCGAGGGGATGATCTCCCGGAGCAAGCCCAGGGTCTCCTGGTCGGTCAGGTAGGTCTGGCCGTTCATAGTGAAGAACTGGTCCACGGGTACCTCCTCGTCAGCGCCAGCCCGGCGCTGCTCATGCCTGCACACTATTACGATATCGTAATCATGCGCAAGCCCTCCACGCGAGAAAAATGTCTACCACGGTAGACCACCTCTGGAATCGACAGATCCGGAGAGCACGATAGCCCGCGCGCAGGAGGCATCGTGCTGACCCTGGCCGGACTGAATGCTCTGGAAGCCCTGTGCGCCGCGCGCGGGCGACCGGTCACGGTTCGGGTCGGCGTGCCCTTCAACGAGCGGGTCCTGCGCGCGCTGCGACGCCTGCGCGGCGACGCGGAGAGGAGTACCACCATGCGGGGGTTCAACAACGAGGTCCTGCGCCTGCTGGGCCAGGACGGCGCCACCGTGGTCGAGCCGTCGGTCCGGGCGGTCTCGTCCAAGGCCAGCAGCTACCCGATCACGCTGGCGAACATCCAGGCTGGAACTAGCTTCGAGGGCACGGCCACGCTGACCTTCACGCTGCCGGCGGCGACCGGCTGGGCTGGTCGGAGCGTGCGGATCGCCAACGCTGCCGCGGTCGGGTCCGGCGTGGTCGTGACCGTGGACGGGAACGGGTCTGAGACCGTGGGCGGGGACCTGACCATGACCTTGAACCCGGGCGACGCCCACATCTACGAGTCTGACGGCTCCAACATCGTGGTGTACTGATGGCGCACACCTCCACCTTTCGTCGGCGTCTCCTCACCCTCGGGATCGTCCTGCTGTCCCTCGCGGGTCTGCTCGGGTACACCCGGGTCGTCGCGGTCTCGCAGGGCGGCACCGGGGCGACGACGGCTGCGGGCGCCAGGACAGCGCTCGGGGTTGCGGTCGGGTCGGATGTCCAGGCGTATGACGCGGACCTGACCTCCTGGGGCGCGGTCAACCCGAGCACCTGGACGGGCTCCGGCAGCATCACGACGCTGGGCACGGTGGGGACGGGGGCCTGGCAGGGCACGGCAGTAGCGGTCGGCTACGGTGGCACCGGGAGCAGCACCGCGGCGGGGGCGCGGGACGCCATCGTCTGGGCCGGCGCGGGCTCCATCGCCTGCTCCAGCCCCTGCACGCCCGCAGCCGGTGTGGTGCGCGTCACCGGGTCGGGAACCGTCACCCTGAACCTCCCGGCCTTGTCCGGCTACGCCGATGGGCAGACCATCACTTTCCTGTGCGATTCAGCATCCGCCTGCACGGTCACGGGCGACCCCTCAGACTCAGGCACCTGCGACGGCGGTTCGGCGGGCGCAGCCTGTAGCGCTGTGACGGTGGCGGGCCACGGCATCACGGCCTGGATGCGCACCAGCTCCAGCGCCTGGGGGTCGGTTCAACCCGGCACTGCCGTAACGGGCGTTCGGGTCCATGCCTACGTGAGCAGCGGCAGCCCGCTCGCGGTTCTCCAGCAGAAGATCGCGGGGAGCTGGGTCAACATCGGATCGCCCGTCGCGCCAGACACTTCGCAGGCCGACGCGTCCGCGACTATCGTGCCGAGCGGGTCCGGCTACAGCCTCCCGGCCGGCTACGGAACGACGTCGAACAAGCCCTCCACTGGCCGGCTCGACTTCTGGAAGCTGGACGGCACTGGCAACCTCAAGAACGCGTCCGGCGCGTCCGTGACGTGGACGCCCAGCGGGCCGTCGTCCATCCGGATCACGTACGCGGGCAGCCAGGAGACGGCCTCCTACCACCAGACCGGCTTCTGGTTCGGCCAATCCGGGTCGCCGTCGTCCTGGGGAGTGTGGGGTACCATCGGAAAGAGCGCCGCGACCCTCAGTGGCGGTTGCTCGGTCAATGATACTGCGGCCGGACCGGCAGCCCTGACCTCCACGGGCAACCTTCAAATCAACATCTTCGCCCCAGGTACACTACCGAAGGCGTACTCCTGCTATGGCAGCGTGAGCGGAGGCTATAACGACGTGTCCGGAGGCGGCACGATCGGCGCGAGCTGGTCTACGCCGGCCTTCGGGTTTTTCGCGTACCGCAATACCCTGGCTGGTGGTGCGGCCACGGTGACCAACGTGACGGCGGACTTCTGGCCGCCGATGGGAGAGTTGCTATGAGCCGTCCACAGGCAACCATCGACGAGGCCGATCACGTCAGGGACCAGGAGATCCTCTTCCTGCGACGGCTGATCGGAGTTTTGCTGAGCGTGGCCATCCTGGGCGCGCTGGCGGCCATCGCGGGTGGTCCCGCGGCCATCCAGGCTCTCCAGGCGGTCCAGACGTTTGCTGGCACGGTGGGGCCATGACCGCCGACCGCGCCCAGGACGCCCCCGGTCGCGCCACGTCGTCCTGTGCGCCATTTGCCGCACCGGAGGAGGGATGAATGGACGAGTTTCTGCCGTACCTGACCGAGATCCGCGACGGCGTGTCCAGGCTGAACAACGACCTGCTGATGGCGGAGCGGGAGCGGGCCGAGACGCGCGCCGAGCTGGAGCTGACGCGCCGGACGTTGACGCGGTTGCGCCGGGCGATGAGGGACCAGGAGCAGATCGTGCGCGAGCTGGCCAACCGCGTGCTGGTGCTCGAACAGGTCCGCCCCACCCTACCGGACCAGCGCAGCCCGCCTGTACCGCCGCCAGTGCCGCGGTCCCCGTGGTGGGTCCGCCTTCTCGGACTGGCCAGCCTGTGCGCGGTGCTGGTCGTCAGGAGTCCACGATGAGCGCCACCGCCCTGATCCTGATCGGCGAGATCCTGGGCCTGCTCCACCGTGCCCAGGACGCGCGCGCCAGCCGACCGGCCGTCGATCCGGTGCCTTCCGACGTGCCCAGCGACGTGCAGCAGGTCACGGTGCATTGACGCCTGGGCTGACGCTGGGGTACGACCGCCAGACCGAGATCACGGAGGGTCTGGCCATGGGCGGAAAAGTGAAGGATTACGGGATCGGCCACGACCACTCCGAAGGCATCCACGGCGTGCGCCTGCACGTCAGTCAGGGCGAGCCTGCGGTACACCTGCCCTCGCCTCGCCTGACCCGGCGCGAGGTCCGGGTGCTCGGGTGGATGGCGCGCGGCTGGGCCGCCATCCCCGACCGCCTGGAGCCCTGGTGGTGGAGCCTGAGCGAACTTGACCGTGAAGGCGTCGAGCGCGCGCTGGCGGGCCTCTCTTGGCTCTCCTGGCTGGCCCTGTGGTGGGCGGCTGGTGGGGCGGTGGAGGAAGACGGCGACCAGCCCAGCCCGCCTGCGCCTGACCCGTACCACCCCGACGTCAGGTCGTAGGCTGGAGCCGGGCGACCATCGCGCGCAGTTCCTCCACGTCCTCACCGGAGCAGTCCTCTCCCCACTGGACCTGCTGGATCAGCGCCAGTTCCTCCTCGCTCAGCGCGAGGTGGGTGGCGAGCCGGGCGCTCTCCGCAACTACCCACAACGCCGCCTGCCAGCGCGCGACGGGCTGGGAGTAGTCCAGGGTCAGTTCGTCAAGCTTGACCCAGCCCTGGCCCGTGCGGGGGCCAGCAACCATCGCGTCAGGGCCCTCCAGGGCGACGACCGTGCAGGGGCGCCCCTGCCACAGCACCGGGCTGTGTAGGTAGAGCGGACGGAGGACGGCGGGCTGAGACATCGGAAATCCAGGCCGTTCTCGGCCAGCGAGCCCGAAATGGGCGGGGAACGATGAAGATTCAGCCCGAGCCGACCGCCCCGCCGGCCTCCCGAATGGCGGACTGGAACTGCTCCATCGTCCACCCCTCGGCGGGGGCACGGACGACGACCACCATCTCCCGGTGGGTGGTCTCCGTCTGCCACCACAGGGAGCCATCGCTGTTCGTGCCGCTCAGCCCCGTCCTACGGGGCTCGGCATCGTTGCCGAGGGAGACGCATACTAAGGATGCGAACCCCCTCTCTGTCGTACCGTCCGTGTAGTGGGCGCCTGGGCCCACGAGATTCGCCGCACTGAGCGTGCCCCGGGGCGACGAGCCCCAGACCGTGCGAACCTCACGAATCGGCTCCACGGTGAGGCCCGATACGCCGTGGGCGCTCTCCAGGGCACGGGCGACTGGTACCAGGAGAGGGTGGATTGCGAGTGGGTACATCGTAGCTCCTCTATCGGCTCTCACATGGCCGAACAGCACGTCTCGCGGACCGGCGAGCACGGGTTGATCCTCTGCTCAGGCCCCCGGCGCACCAGGGGCGAGAGGCGAGGGTCAGGCGATGACAACACCAGCGCCGAGCGCCTGCGCCGTGTTCCACATGCGGTCGCGCATGGTGGCGGCATAGGCCACCGCCATCTCCTCCGGTGAGGGAAGAGGCTCGGGCACGATCTCCTCCTCGGAGATCCGCACATGCAGGTACTCCAGCATGTGCCCGTTCGCGTCCACGTCGGCCCACACGGGCCGCCCGGTGTCGAGGCGGTACACGCCCCGACGAGAGAATGAACAGTCGGCGGCACCGTAGCAGGCGCCTTTGCTGGACTGCCCGACGTAGACCGCCGGGATCCAGCGCACCTCCCCGTCCGTGTCCCGGGCGAAGATGTTGCCTTCGACGGCCGCGTCGTAGGCGGCCCAAAAAGTGGCTGTGGCCGCCTTCCAGCGGTGGGTCTGTTCTGCCGTGGCGCCCCACGGCAGAACAAGATCGGCGGGTGTGAGGCCCGCGACGGTGACGGCCGCGAGGCCGGCGGCCTGGGGATCGGGGCGTGTGGACATGGTATCTCCTTGGCGATGGAAAGCGGATCGCCGGCCGCATCAGGACATGGCCCGAACGGGCGAGGTGTGATCCTCTGCTCAGGCCCCCGGCGCACCAGGGGCGAGGGATGAGGGTCAGTCCTCAATGGGCGGCAGGGGGCCTGCCTCCGGGCAGCCCACCGCAGCGAGGCGCTCCCGCACCGCCCGTAGATCGTCCAGCCACCCCTTCGGGTAGCCTCTCCCCGCTCGCGCCCGCTGGCGCATGTCCTGGAGCCGCTGCGCGATCAACTCCTGATCGCGCAGGAGGTGGATCACAAACTGGCTGCGCGTATCCGGGGTGCGCGTCGCCCCCAACGTCACGAGCGGGTACACAGCGCTGAGGGTCTGTTCGTCCATACTTGCTCCCGTTTCGCCCCTGCTGGGGCTGGCCCTCGACTGGAGGGCTCGTCAGGCGGGCAGCAGCAGCCCGCGACGGGGCGCCCCGGAGGGCGCGGAGGGTCAACCCCATGTCCACGTCTTCTCGACGCGGCTGATCCCGCCCGTCGATGTGGATTGCTCAACCTTCCGCCACAGGTCACCCTGGTGGCCAGCACGGCGAAGATGCGCCATAACGCCCTCGGCGCGCATCATCGTGCGGAAGCGGCGATACCACCACCGCTCGTCAAGACACTCCAGCCAACCCCGTCCGTCGGGGCGCGGCCCCTCAACGAACACGATCAAAGAAACCGACCGACGGGGCCTCATGACGCCCCCCACAGCGCCCGAAAGCCCGAGCCGGTCAGGGGATCCTCGACCGACCCGAGGACGGTGGAGACCCGGCCCGCGCCGATGGTCTCCAGCAGATAGCCGAGCGCCTCGTGGGCGCCCTCGAAGACGATGAGTTCGGCCTCGGCATAGCCGAGGTCAACGCCGTCCTCGGCCCGCTCGGCAGGGTAGCCGGAGCAGGAGAAGAAGAGGTTGCCTCTGCGGGCGGAGCAGATGATCTGTCCAGCCGGTGGAGGGAACGATCCCTCCACCATCGAGGCGACCACGACCGTCAGGGTCGTGTCAGGGAGAAAGATGGCGCCGCTCAGGGCGTCAAGGCAACGAATGGCGAAAGACTCGTAAGTTTCCATGGTAGTAGCTCCTGATTCTTGCCCCTAGAGTGATCCGCGCCGTTGGGGCTTCGGCGTGGGTCTTCGGGCCAATCCTGGCCAGGGCGCCCCGAGATGGGGCAGGGGTCAGCCGTGGGCCCACGCCGGATGGGTCGTGCGGACCGCCATGAAGCGGTCGAGGCCAGCCAACATCCCCGCCCGTGCCGCGTCGGGCTGTCCGGCGTAGTGGATGGCGTCATGTGCCATCCACTGGTGATTGTGGAGGGGCTCCCGCCGCGATAGGACGGCGTGGATCAGTGCCACGAGGGCGCGCAGGCCGAACGCCGAACCGGCGACCTCCCACGGCAGCGGCAGGTCCATCACCTCTTTGGCCGCCTCCACCACCATCGGGTGGGAGGTTCGTTCTGTCCACAACGCATCGCCAAAGCGGCGCAAGGCCGCCAGCAACGCGGGCGTTTTCTCGTCGATGGCCGCCCGGTCGGCGGTCACGATGGCAAGCTGACGCGGGGTCAGCTCCCGCGCCAAAGTCTCGATGGACCTGCGCGCCGAAAGATGGGCGGCATATGCCGCCTCGCTCGCCGCCAAGGCGGCCTCGAACCAGAGCCGAAAACACAGCTGCGCGTCACCGTCTGTGGGCGAACAGAGCCGGGCGCCGACGGCTCGCACGGGGTCAGGAGCGGACTCAATCAGTTTACGGATGGTCATCGAACTCACGGCCAGCGCTATCCGTGTCTTTTCACGGTGCGACGCGGTGTATCCGCGTCGTCAACCCCCGCCGCGAGAAGGCGGCTGGCGTGGGGGTCGTGGTGCCCGAGAGGGCCTCGGACGCGACCGGTCAGCCGATGACCCACTCGCCGTCCTCAGACTCCTCGACGACGAGGCCGAGGGAGCGGGCGGCGGCGTCCACCTCGTCGCGGTCCTCGTCGGAGACGGTCTCGTCCGCCTCGCGGACGACGGCACCGGGGAAGAGGTCGGCGAGGCTGGAGGCGCGCAGGATGTGGAGGGCGTCGGTGCGGGTCTCGGTGCGGGTCATCGGATTCTCCTTGGGGGCCTCAGCGCCCCCTGATGTCACTACCTTATATGCGCGCGCAGAAATACGCAATAGGCGCGCGCGAAAATATTTACACGGCGGCCCAAAGTCCGCCTCCACGGCTGTCCACGTACCGGTAGCGGGTAAAACCCATCCCCTCCTGGAGCGGCGCCGCCACGCTCGCGCAGGCCCGCGCCCAGTCCAGGGACGTCCGGGCGGGCCGATGGTTAGCCCCGACCCGGGGCGGGCCCGCTGTCACGAGCGCCCGCCACTCGACGAGCGACATCGGGCGCGACCACCGGGGCAGCCACAGCTCGGGACCGTCCTCACCCTCGGCGGTCCAGGGCGGTAGGGGCCGGTTCACGGCGAGCCGGAACCGCGCGTCCGTGGCCAGCGTGCAGATGCCCTCCAGGGCCATCACCGCCGACCACGCGCTCGGTGCGACCCCGTCGGGCCACCACGGACCAGCGCCCGAACACGCCTGCTGGTGCGGTCCGCCGACGAGCGCGGCGTCGAGCGCGTCCAGGGCGGTGCTGGGCGGCGCGCTCATGAGATCCAGGAGCCGCGCCCGGTGCCCGGCGCTGTACTCCAGGCGGTATTCGTTGTTACCCGTGCCAGCAACCGGCGGGTAGACGAGGAGGTCGTGCCCCACGTCGTCCTGGACGGGCACGATCACGGCGTCCATCCAGGCTCGGAGGTCGGGCGTCGCCTCCTGCCGCAACGTCTGGACCAGCCGCGCCTTGCTGGCTGGATCCCCTGCGGGCTGGCCGTCGAGCCCGGACATCTCGACGACCAGGCGCGCCACCTGGACCGCGAGCCGGTAGGGCGCCCAGCGCGCGTCCGCGCTCGCCTCGACCTGCGCGAGCGTGGCCGCAGGCCCCGAGTCCTTCGGCCAGAACCCCGAGCCCCCGTTCCAGGGGGAGAGGATGGGCGTCGGTGCCCACCGCTCCAGCAGGGCCAGTCGCCACGCGGGCGCGTCCTGGACGAGTAGGTCTCCGGTCTCCGTGGACCAGGAGATCCTGGCGGTCGGGCAGACCTGCGAGACCATGCGCAGCAGCCCGTAGGCCGCGAGGTGGGCGCCCAGCGACGTCGCACCCACGCCCAGGGCCGGGCAAGCCGTCGCGCCCCCACGCTGCGCGGCGAGCCAGGACGCGACCTCGGCCTCGATGGCGCTCAGGGTCTCGTCCCGCATGACGGCCCGCGCGGGGGCCTCCCCGGCGCCCCATGCGCTCAGCGTGGACTGGCTACGGTCCACCACCCGGGCCAGCTCCGTCACGGGGGCGGGCTCGCTGGCGGGCCAGAACGCGCGGCGCTGACGGTGGAGCTCCGCGCCGACCTGCTCGCGCAGGGCGTGGAGGCGACGCTGCTGCTCGGCGGCACGCTCTGGGGTAGGTGCGGGAGCACGCCCGGACGGACCGGACCGGCGAGGTTTGCGCTGCTCAGGGGGGAGGGGCTTGCGGCCCATGGACACCTCCAGCCCCGACATTATCAGCGCGCGCAACCGTGCGCCAGTGATGCGCGTCACTTCCGCCCGACTCACGACCAGCAGGACGCGCAAGTACACGTCGGCGGCCCCGGGTCCACGCCCTCCAGCGCCCAGCAACTGAGCCGACCCCGCTGACCGTGCTGGTTGCGAAAGATCAGCCCCGCGTCCCGGAGCGCGTCGGCGAACTCCCGCCCGGCGCCGTGCTCCAGGTAGACGGCGCGCAGGTAGGGGCCCCACTGGTCGGGATCGGGTAGCGTCGGTCGGTCCATGGCGTCCTCACCTCTCCATGGCGCGAGACGCCGACGTGTGAGAAGAATTCTGCGCGCGGGGTCCAGCGGGGCACCCCCGGACCTGCTGCTGGGTGGCGACCCGACGGGCGTGCTGGCAGGCGGGGCAGAAGCAGGTCTGAGCGACGGTGAGACAGGAGAGCATCGACACCTCCGGACGGGGAGGTAGCCGCACCGACCGCTCCCCCTACCCCCGGCTCAGCACCGCCTCGGCCAGCCGGCGGATCTTGTCAGGGTCCACCTGGACGCCGACCGCGTCCTGGTCCGGGTCCACGATCCCGTCCGCCTGCCCGGTCTTGATCTGGAGCACGTCCATCACGACGGGGTCCGATCCGGTGCCAGCGACGAGGTAGTAGAAGTTCGTCGGCTGGTCCTGTCCGTCGCGGCAAATCCGTCCTTCATCCTGCTCGTGAACCTTGGGCGACCAGTCGAGCTCCGCGAACACCCCGGTCTGGCACACGAACTGGAGCCCGTCGATCCCGGCGCCCGCTCGGAGGGACAGGAGCAACACGCGCGCGGCGGACGGCTGGTCCGGGTCCAGCTTGAACCGTCGCAGCGCCATGTCCTTCTGGGTCGGCGACTCCTTGCCGGTGTACCGCACGACGCCGAAGGGCTGGAGCCCGTCTTCCAGCAGGTCGTAGACGGCGTGGTGCCACGCGAAGACCACCACGCGGTCCTCGCCGGACTCCAGCAGCAGCCGCACGAACTCGACCACGTAGGCGGCCTTGGCGATCCCGGTCGCCTGCCGCATGATCCGGTCGAGGTCCTGGGCCGCCTGGAGCTTCTGGAGCCCCGTCCCGGACTCGGCCAGCAGGATTCGCGCGAGCTCCGCCGCGTTGCCGGTCGCGTGGCGCAGCGCGTCCGGGTCGGCGTCTACGACGTGGATGGTCCGGAACAGCGCCGGGAGCTCGCGCCCCACGTCCCGCCGGGTCCGGCGTAGCATCAGCCCCTCGGCGCGCAGGTGCGTCCCCAGAGCGCGCGGGTCGTGGACCAGGGCGCGTCCCTTCTGGTCCCGCTCTTGCGCCCAGGCAGTCACGAACTCGTCCCAGGACCCCAGCGCACCCGGCCGCGCGATCTCGACGACGTTGAAGATTTCGCCCCCGTAGTTGTAGACGGGGGTACCGGTCCCGAGGATCGCCCACATGGCGCGCTCTCGGACGTGCAGCGCGGCGCGGTAGCGGGCGGAGTCGTCGTGTCGGAGCTCCTGGGCCTCGTCGAACACCAGCAGGCGGACGAACTGCGCGACGTAGTCCGCCCACCCGGCCAGCTTCGCGTAGTTGAGGATCACGACGTCCGGCGGGTCGCCACCCGCCTCGAAGCCGAGCGGGTACGCCTTTGCCCGGCGCACGATCACGGACCGGAGCCCCGGCGCGAACCGCTGGATCTCGCGCTGGGCCTGGGTCTGGAGGTGCGTCATCGTGACCCAGACGACGGGGCGGGTCCGGGGGAGGGAGGCGAGTCCGATGTACACGCCCGTCTTTCCGAGACCCACCTGATCGCCCAGCAGCAGCCCGCGTAGCTGGTAGGCCATCTCGACCGCCAGCCGCTGATAGTCGCGCAACGGCAGCGCCAGCGGGATCTCGCGCGGGTCGGTCTTGCCCGTCAGCAGCGCCGCGACCTGCCGCTCCCTGGACCGGTGAGCGTCCGCCTTCGCGCGCAGCAGGAACCGGTCCTCTTCGCTCAGGTCCAGCCCGAACCGGTCCAGGAACCAGACGAGGTTCCGACACACCTCGTCGGTGGACGTGAGCCGGATCGCGCCGTGCTGGCCCTTCTGGACGCGCGGGAAGATCCGCCGCAGCATCATCGTGACGTGCGGGTCCGCCTCGACCACCCACTCCTTGCCGACCAGCTTGAGCGATCCCATACGCCCTCCTGGACGGAGGTAGCCCTCAGACCCGATGCGCCACGGTCGCCAGAGCGCGCAGCCCCATCTGCTCCAGCAGCCGCTGGCCTTGTTCTCGGTCGCTCCGCTCGACCTCGCGGACATGGTCGAGGCCCGCTTGCCCGTGCTGCTCCAACCCGACCAGCAACAGGTCCAGGCGCGCCCGGAGGTCGTGCTGGACCATCTCGGCCAGGTCGCCCTCCCGGACGAAGCCCACCAGCCGCTCGCCGACGAGCGCCCAGCCGGCGCACCCATCGACCCCGGACGCGCAGACGTAGGGCAGCAGGGGGACTTCCACCCATACAGCAAGGTCGTTCAGGGTGAGTCGAGTTCCTGGCGAGATGGCGTGATCCAGGAACTTGACTGGCTTGAAGACACGCGCGACGCGCCAGTGGTTGGGAACAATCTGGACTGACACGGTGTAGGGCACGGGCAGATCCTAGACAGAGGTAGCCCTGGCGGTCAGGACGTCTCTTCGGGACGCTCCATGTCCAGGGTCTGCTCGGCGACCGCGATGAAGGCGTGGTCCCGCTTCGTCGCCGCCTCGGGCCAGTGCTCGGCTCCGCACGTCAAGCAGAGCCAGAAGCCGCACTGGTAGCACCGGTAGAGGTCCGGTAGACGGGTCCACACGCCGCATTGACCGCACGGAACGCGGATGGTTCTGGCACGGCGGACGCGGTCCATCTGGTAGGCTAAGCGTCGCGCGCGCTCCTCCTCTGTCATCAGACCACCCCGAACGCCGTGACGCACACGACCGTCACCGGCTTGGCTGCCAGCGTCGCCGGGAGCCGGTGGGCCAGTCGCGTCGTGACGACCAGCACCTCGGACACGTCCGGGTGGCTCGCGTACCGCTGGACCTGTCGCATCAGGTCCGTGCGCGACCCCTTGATCTTCACCTCGACGGCGACCCGACCGACCAGGAAGTCCGGTCGGCCGACGTCGCCCAGCGTGCCCTCGCGGACGTGCGCGATGCGGTGCGCGGTCAGGATCCGCGCGATCCACGCCTGGATCTCCGATTCGGTGGAGACTCGGACGCCCGACAGCTCACTTCGCAGCACGTCCGCGAGGTCCATGGTCAGTCCAGCCGCATCGGCATGACGATGGTGAACACGTCGTCCTCGCCCTCGACGTGCAGGTTGGTCGGGTCCAACTGACCGTTCATGCGGAAGGTGATGGACTTCCCCCGCGTGACCGACAGCGCCTCCAGGACGTAGGAGAGGTTGAAGCCCGTGGTCATGGGGTCGCCGGACAGCTCGGCGGGGACCTCCTCGCGCCCGTCGCCGGAGTCCCGGTTCTCGGCGACCAGCACCAGCCGGGACTCCTCGAAGTGGAAGCCTACCGAGTGGTTGTGGTCCGTGGCGAACAGCCCGATCCGCTTGGCCGCCTCGATGAACGGGCCGCGCTCGACCTTGCACTCGCGGTGGTACCCGGTCGGGAGCACCTGCTTGTAGTCCGGGAACTCGCCCTCCACGTTCCTGGACAGCAGCCGGACCCCGGGCGCCTCGAAGGCGGTCGTCCGGGGCGCGAAGGACACGGTCCAGGGCTGGTTGCTCGTCTCGATCAGCTTGAGGACCTCGGTGAGCCCCTTGGGCGCCAGCAGCGACCGGCGGTCCAACCCGACGGTGCCCTCGAACGGGACCTGCGCCCAGGACATGCGGCTGCCGTCGGTCGCCACCATGCGCAGCAACCTGGAGCCGTCCGGACCGGGCACGGACTCCATGTGCGCGCCGTTGAGCCCGTAGCGGCTCTCGTTGTCGTCCACGGCGTAGCCCGTGCCGGTGATCAGCCGCGCCAATCCGGCCCCGGTGAGCGTCAGGGACTGGCTCGCCGCCTCGAGCTTCGTCAGCGGCGGGTAGTCGTCCACGGGGAACAGGTTGAGGTGGGACGCGCTGGTCCCGCTCGTGACGCGCAGCCGCGTCTTGCCCTTGACCTCCAGGTCGAGGTCGGGACCGGGGGCCGCGCGCACGATCTGGTACAGCAGGCGCCCGTCCACGGCGACCTCGTCCTCCTGGAACACGCTGGCGGGGTACTCCGCGACGAGCGTGACCATGGTGTCGGTGGCGCAGACCGTGAGCTTGTCGCCGCGCGCGCGGAGCAGGACGCAGCTCAGCGCGGGGTTCGTGGTCGAGTGCTTCACGATGCCCTGCGCGCGGGCCAGCGCCTTCGTGAGCACGTCCTTGGATACGGTGATGTTCATCGGCAGACTCCTGGTGAGGAACGGGGAAGAGACTGGAAAAGCGGCGTCAGCGTCGGGCGCCGACCCGGGGGCCACGCCCGACGGACGCGCAGTCCAGGTCGCCGTCGGGGAAGGGGTCGGTCAGGTCCGGGTGGGGAGCGTCCGGGAAGGCGTCGCCGACCGTCCGACCACGCGGCACGTCCAGGCGGAGCTGGTCGAGCATGACCAGCCCGAAGATGAGGACCGCCAGCACGACGTAGCTGCCGGTGGGCTGACCGAGACCGTTGACGAAGGGGAGCGCGTGCAGCGCGTCGAACATGGGCACCTCCGGCGTGGAGGTAGCCGCACGGATCGCGGGTCATACCGTCTGGAGCGCCTGCGCCACGTCCCCCGGACACGTCCCCAGCACCTTCCGGTGCGGCGCGTCCTGCCGCCACCCTTCCCAGCCGGCGTCCACGCGACGCACGACGGCGCCCGCGGGGACCAGGGCCACGCTCCGGACCTGCGGGACCAGCACCCCGAACGCGCCGGGCGTCCAGCGGTGGACGGTCGCTGACGCGCCCTCGCCCTCGCGCCAGGTGTACCCGACCACGCGGGGCGCGGACCTGCGGGTCCGGGCGGGCAGACATGCGAACTGAGCCGGGGTGAGGACGAGCGGGTCCATCAGGACGTCTCCGTGCTAGGCAGCCGCAGGACGTGGAACGGCGGGCGCACCCCGGCGCTGAACTCGGCCGCAGCGGCGAGCGCCACCCGGATTCGGGCCTCGGGGTCCAACCCGCAGTCCGCCGTCGCGTAGAGCGCGCCCAGCGCCAACTCGCCCCCGCACCCGACCGCGTCGTAGGGGTGGGCGACCTGCGCGACATGGAAGTCGTCCGCCACCTTGTAGAGCCGGCCCCGGTAGCCCAGCAGGAACGTCCCGCCGTCTTCGCGCTCGCCGACCTTGCCCATGAACCCGCGCTCCCGGTAGAGCGCCCGCACGGCGTCCGCGAACGTGGTCACGAGGTAGGCCATGTCCGTCTGGCGCGCGCTCTGTTCCGGGATCTGGAGCGCGTACTGGAGGAGCTGACCCATTCGGAAGGACGAGGTGAACCCGAAGATCACGCCGTCCCGGACAAACACCTTGGGGTCCGCGCGCGTCTCGATGCTCAGCCCGCCCACCGCCGCGGAGTCCCCGCCCAAGTAGACGGTGCCACGGTCTGCCAGCCCGACGATGCAGGTCAATGCACACCTCCAGCCCCGGAGGTAGCCCCGGCTCAGCGCGCGCCCTCGTCACCCCGGACCGGCAGACGGAACCGGAAGTACACGCGGTCCCGGTCCTGCATGGGGACGGACGGCGGACCCGGCTCAGCGACCACCCGCCAGTGCTCGGCGACGTACAGCGCGCGGAGTTCGCCCCGCGCCTCGACCGTGAGCGCGGTCACGTCGTAGCCCCGTCCAGGGTGGGCGCCGTGGGCCTCGTCGTGCGTCCAGGGCGGCGCCAGGAGCCGGTCGATCTCCGCGCAGCACCCGGCCACGTCCAGCGCAGGGTGGGCGCCACGGGGCAGCACCGTCACGGAGTAGGCGTTCAGGGGCACGGCGGCACCTCCGGTCAGGTGCGGGAGGTAGCCCCAGCCCATCAATGGCACTCGCACAGCCCGCCGTTGTAGGCGTATGGTCCGTCCTTGCCCATCGGGTCCGCGTCCGTGTAGTGCTCGCCGGGCGTCCCGTACCAGGGGTCGTCCTGGTCCACGTCTCCAGTCCCGCAGCAACTACAGGGCGCGACGTCGTGCGGCACGTCCAGGGCGCGCACCGCGTCCAGGAGGACGTAGACGTCCACCTCGGCCCAGCCCGGGATCAGGTCGTCGAGCTGGTGGGTGTTCTTGAAGCCGGTCCCGTCGGAGGGGTTGCAGTGCATGGGATACCTCCAGGTCCAGGGGTAGCCCTCAAGACGCGAACACCCCGGACCAGCGTGAACCGGTCCGGGGTGAGGCTGTAGCCGCTGGGCCGGGTCAGTTCGCGGTCTGGGCGGTCCCCTGCGCGGGCGCGGGCTGGGCCGGGGTGGTGGGCGTGGCCGCGTCGGTGGCGGGCGCCGTGGGGGCGCTGCTGGCGTCCTGGGCGGGCGTGGTGACGCTGGGCTCCACCGGCGCGGCCGTCACGGCGGGCTGGGCCTCGACGGGCTCCGCGGGGGCCTCGCTGGCGCTGGGCGCGTCCGCCGGGGGCGACGTCTTGCAGCCGTCCAGGCTCAGGCTGGCGATGAACAGGGCGAACAGGAACGACGAGTAGATACGCATGGTGACCTCGTGGGGTCTGGGGTGGGGATCGGCGCGCGGGGCGGGTTGCGCCCCGGTGTGCGCGAGTGGAGGTAGCCCGGGATCAGCGGACGTCACCCTGGGCCCGCTCGGCGGTCACGCGCTCCATGCCCTCCAGCGCGCTCGAGCAGCCCTGGCGGGTCCGGGAGTGGACGTTGCCTCGGACGCCGTAGAGCTCGATCAGGTGCGCGCAGCGACCGAGCACACGGGCAGCGAGCTGTCCGGGCCGCGCAGGGTCGGGCAGGTGCCACGCGTCGTCCGCAGGCGACCACGTCCAGCCGGGCAGGCCCCGCGTGCCGCTCTCGGCGTCCAGGATGGCCTGGAGGCGGTCTACCTGGCCGCGCAGCGCCGCGACCTCGGCCCTGAGCGCGCCGACCATCTGGCCCGGCGTCTGGCCCTCAATGCGCTGGACCGTGGCGACCAGCCGGATCTGCTCACCCTTCCCCGTGATCCACGTCCAGCCGTCCTCCAGGAAGTTCAGCGCGGCGGGGTTCTGCTCGACCTGCTGGGAGAGCCACGCGGCGCAGCTCGCCTCGGCGATGGACTGGTACTCCGGGGGCACCTCGACGCGCTGACCCAGCAGGTCGGCGAGTCCGGCGATGGTGGTGTAGGCGTCCGCCAGCTTGCCGCGCAGGGTCGTGCGCGGGTCGGGTCCGTCGCCGTCCCCGGACAGGATGTGCATGGCCGCGTCGTGCGCCCCGGTCTCGTACAGGGTCGCGTCCGTGCAATTATCGGACAGCAGCCAGGACTCGGCGCGGGTGCGGAGGGACGCGGACTGGATCGTGCCCTTCGGATCCGCCAGCGCGAGCACCAGCGCCCGCTTGTCGTACTCGGTCCAGTCGGTCTGCGCCTCGATGTCCGAGTGCCGCGACCCCCAGGCGCAGGCGTGGGCGGCCCCGTGGGTGAAGACCTGCTCGCCGTCGGGGCCGTAGTAGTGGCCCATCCGGTGCGTCCAGCCCTCGGGGAGCCAGTCGGGACGGGGCCCGTCCAGCGTCTCGGGTGGGATGGGTAGCGGGGCCGGCTCCTCGCGCTTCCTCTCCCACCCCGGGCAGTCTTTCCCGGTCGTGTTGGACGCGCGCCACGCCAGCGCCTCGGAGCGCATGGACCCGAGCAGGTCGCAGGTGTAGGCGCCCGCGTGCTGGCAGGTCGTGCAGTTCTGGATCGGATCGGGTGCGGGCGCCTCGACGTCCACGCTGTAGGTCGCGACCATGTCCGTGGGCCGGACCGTCACCGTCCAGCCCGTGCCGAACGCGTCAGGCGTGACCGTGACGAAGGGGAGGGTCGCCTGTCGCCCGTGCGCTTCGAGCTCCGCCAGCCGCGTGCGCTGGGCATGGTCCCGCAGCGCCGCCAGCTCGTCCACGTCGTGCAGGGCGCGCTTGAGGTCGCGCAGCCAGTCCGAAGGCGGGCAGACCTCGTTGACCGCGAGGAAGGCAGACTCGATGGCGTCCAGCCGCTCGACCTCGGCGACCATCCACGCCAGGGTTCGGTCGTAGGTCTCCGTCTCCTCCCCGGACTGGCGCGCCTGCTGGTCCAGGATCGCGAACACCGCGTCGATCTCGTCCAGGCTGACGCGCCGCACGCCGCTCGGGTGGGTGGCGGACGGCATGGTCAGCAGCGTCCCGCCGAAGCCCAGGTGCGGCTCCGACACGGGGTCGTCGGTGTCCTCGTCGGGACCGTCGAACAGGGCGGGCTTGGGCTCGGCAGGCGCGGTCGGGGGCGTGAAGCTGGACGCCGTCTCGTCCAGGATCTCGGACCCCGACCGCGCCTGCCGGAGCCTGCCGCGCGTGTCGAGGTAGCAGCCCACCAAACGAAACCCTTCGCCCTGGAGCGCGTGCAGGACCCGCTCGGCTTCCAGCGGGGACAGGTGGAACTGGTCGGAGATGCACCTGACCGCATCCGGGTCGTTGCCGTTGACGGCGTGCATCACCGCGTAGAACAGGTCGGGATCGTCCAGCTTGACCCCGTGGACCACATGAACGGGCGGGGACATCCCCGGACCCGTGATCTTCACGCTGCCGTCGGGCCGACGCTCCAGCCGGGTGGCAAGCGGGCCGAAGGACGCCTCGACCAGCCGCTTCGCCGTGCGCAGGTCGCACCCGAGCCGGCGGCGCACGTCGCGGATCGCCATGACGGGATGGTCCGCCGCGACATGCACGCGCAGGTCGTCGAGCATGTCCGGGGGGATGGTAGGAACGGCGCCGGTCGGTTCCGGCGTGACGGGGTCAGACATCAGGACACCTCCTGCGCGGAGGTAGCCCCTACGTGTTGGACGCTGACCCGAACACCCGGCTCAGCACGACCCGCCCGGTACCGTCCCGCGCCAGCCGGACCGGCACCGTCACGAGGTCGCCGCCCGTGATCAGCTCCTCGCAGTCGCAGGGCGTCTGGTCGCAGGGGTCGTCCTCGACGGCGCACGCGGGCTGAAGAACCACACCCACGGTCACGCCGATCCGGTAGACGCCGGGCGCCCACCCGTCGAGCTGACCCGTGGACCGTGCGGCGTCCACCACCGCGTCGTAGGGCGTCGGCGCGTCCGTGACGTACTGGCTCATCACGTCGCCCAGGTCCACGGCGTAGGTGGGCATCAGCGTCCACCCTGACGCTGGGCCTTGCGGCGCTTGCGCTGGCGACTCCCGGGCGAGCTGCTGTACAGGCGGGCGCTGGCGGTCCCGTGAACGTGCTCGAAGCGGATCGGCAGGCCCGGGTCGGGACGCGGGCTGGCGGGAGCGGACGGGTCCGAGACGGACGGAGCTGGTCCAGTAGACGCGGACGCCGCGGGCGCGATCAGGGACAGGGCGAAGGCTGAGCGCATGGTGTACTCCTGGTCCGGGGTAGCCCCTACCGCTCGCGTCCCGTCACCTCTCCCGCCACGATGTCCACCCGGAGCGACGTGCTCGCCTCCGTCCGGTCCAGCCGCTTCGACCAGTAGGCCCACCCAGCGGGACGGCACCGGGTGAGCAGGTAGCAGCCGGTGAAGCCCTGGAGCCACGCCACCCACGTCCCGTGCAGGTCCGAGGCGGCGCGGCGGACCGTCGTGACGACCACGCGCCCATCGTCCAGCAGCACCTCGACGGGGGAGCCCACCGGCAGCGCGATGAGCTCCCGGACCAGCCCAGGCGGGAGCCGGTCGGTGTCGAGGCCCGGCAGGTCGAGCGAGTGATCGAGCGCCACCACGCGGCAGCCCCAGCCCTGCATCTGGACGCCGGCAGGGTCGAGGCGGTAGCCGTGCGGACAGACCTGGCCGACGCGGACGATGCAGGTGTTGACCGGCGCGATGGTTGGTGGCGTCGTCACGTACAGGTCCCAGGGCTGAATCGGCTCCAGCGTCTGGATGATGTGCTGGTACAGTCCGTGCTCCACGGGCAGCACGACCCCGTCAGGACGGTGGATCTCGAACGGGTACTCGGACATGGGCACCTCCACTGGAGGGGTAGCCCCAGACAGAGGAAGGCCCCGAGTGCGACCGGTGCGCGACTCAGGGCCAGGGTGGACGAGCAGGGAGCAAGCGTGGAACCGGTCAGGACGGGCGGGGCAAGGCGGGAGAGAGGGAGGCTCGGCGGCGGGGTGCGGGTCAGGGGATCAGGTAGCCGTGGGCGACGCGGTGTCGAGCGGCTCCGAGTCTGGGTCGTCGGTGGCTTCCAGGGGCCCCGAGTCCGGGTCATCCACCTCCTCGGCGTCCTCGCCCATGTCGTGCCGCCAGACGTGGCCGGTCCGCAGCACCTCGGCGGCGTCCAGGATGTCGGTGTACGCGATCTCGCCATACTCGTCGCCGACCGGGGCCACGATCTCCATCGTGGGCGCGTCCGGGTCGGGCTGGACGGCCATCACCACCCACGTACCGGACCCGTCGTCGCAGGGCGCGATCCCGACCAGGGTGGACGGGTCGAGGTCCGCGATGTGGATGCGGGCGGGCTCAGGCAGGGTCACGATCTTGTCCTGGCTCACCGTGATCGTGTACGGCGACCCATGGTTGGGGACCACCTTCGTCCCAACCGGAAGCGAGCCGGCGAGGCAGCGCAAGACCGCCTCTCCCTCCCCCTCGTACACCACCGCGCGCAGCACCCGGATCTGCTTGCCCTTCACGCGGTCGATCTGCTCCTGGAGCTCGCGAGACACCTGCTGGGCTCGCTGAATGAACTGGCCGTTCTCCATGTGGACACCTCCGCACGGGAGGTAGCCGCTCACCAGCGGCCACCGCCTCAACCACCGCTGAACACGGGCGCCCAGATCGAGTCCGGTTCTGCTGGTACCTCCTCCCGGACAGGCTCAGGCTCCTGCTGCTGGACGTCTGGTTCCAGCTCCCGCTCCACGCCCGGACCAGGCAGGAGACAAGGCTCCACACCGGCCAGGCTGGGCCGCACCGGCTGTACCCGGTCCCCAGCGGCGAGCATCAGCGTCTCGACTGGCTCAGGGTCGGACATCCGGTATCCCTTGAGGCGCGCCATCATGTCCGCCATGGCCTTCGCGACGGCGAGGTCGGCGTGCTTGAAGGACCCGAACTCGCTGACGGTGGTGATAGCCCCGTACAGGCCGTCATCAGGCGTCTGGTGCGTCGTCGTGCCGAAGCTCCAGCCGACGGTCGGGCTGCCGACGATAGCCAGCATGATCGTGCCACGGCTCATCTGCCGGCGAGTCCAGACCTGGAGGTCGAGATCGGACAGCTCTTCGGCCCGATCCTCGGGCGTGAGGTACCGGTTGTGCCTTTTTTCCAGGCGCGCGTTGCGCTCACGCCGACGCTTGTAGACCTCGTCCCGTGTGGCCTCTTGATCCGGGGTCCAAGGACCGAGCGTGCGCGCCAACTCGGCCGCCAGCGCATCGGCAGCCGCTTGGAGCGCCGCGTGCTGCTCCTGGGCGGACCGAACGTGTTGTGCCGTGACGTCGTCGGGCGCCTCGACCAGCTCGCGCGCGAGCGTGACCAGCAGATCCTGCTTGGCCCTGGAGTCCGATCCGGCGGGTCCGTGGGTGGGCTGGGCAGCCGCAGCCGGTCGGCGGGAAGCGGCGGGCGTGGGCTCTTGGGCGAGCGCCACGCCTCTCCGCGTCGTCAGGTCATTACTACCCATGGTGCCTCCTCACGCTGAACGCTGGTAGACCGCTCGGAAGTGCGGCGTGGCGATCTCTGTCACCTCGCGCGGGTTGGCGATCCCCTCGCCGATCACGCGGAACTCGCGCACGCTGAAACTCGTGGCAGCCAGTTCGGTAGCCTCCTGCCACGCGCCGATGGCGCCCCCGGCCATGCAGCCGAGCACGTTCTGCACGTCCAGCGCGAAGTCCACCTGTCTACCCGTGGTCGGCGACGGCCACCCCGCCAGGGCGAGCGCCATGCTCCGGATCGCGTTCGCGACCCGCTCCACGTCCGTTTGAGCGGTTGGCTCACGGTTGCGCGGCGCGCACATGGACCGCTCCTGCGCGAGCAACAGGCGGTACAGGGCCATGGCGGGCGCGAGTCGGAAGACGCAGACGTTCTGCATGTCCACGAAGCGCGCGTCGAAGCCGATGACCAGGGCGTCACCCGCCAACGTGTGACGAAGTCCAGGTGAGGAACGGAGTGTAGCTGGGCCTGACAAGGGGCACCTCCAGCCCTGGAGGTAGCCGCCAGCATCTATATGTCGTCAGGGGCTCGCCTGCTCCGGCTTGGAGGCGGTCACGCCCTCGATCTCGTCCAGCACGGCCAGGAAGTCGGCCCGCTGGCGCGCCTGCTCTTCCCGCTTGTACCGGTTGCGCTTCGTAGACTTGGGCAGCGAATACTCCAACAGCCCAGTCTTGACGTACTCCGGCTTGTAGATCTCGGCGGCATTGATGAGGGCGGCCATGACGCCTTCCGCGAGGCAGTAGCAGTCGTCCTCGTCTTCTCCGGCGGCGATGCCGAGGCGTTCGATCACGGAGGCGCCAGCCCTCGCGACCGCTGGGATCGACATCGGGAACGCCACGTCGTTCTGAACGTACAGGGCGAGGTCGTAGGCCGATGAGCGGAGCGCCTGCGCACCCTTCACGGAGCCCCTCGGGGCGCTCGCCTCGTACTTCTTCACCAGCTTCTCGACGTACTCGATCACCTCGCGCGGCTCGCTTCGACCGCCGCCCTCGTTCTCCCAGAACACCAGTGCGCGACGTGCGGCGAGACATCCGACCTTGAGCGCCAGGATCCTTCCGACCGGGCCCAGGAAGCGGGTGAGGTACACCCAGGTCAGAACGTGGTTGGTGGACGCGATCCATTCGCGCAGCGGGTAGTTGTCCCACTTGCTGATCTTCTTGGCGTTGAGCTTGTGGTGCTTCGCGAACTTCACGACCCTGTCCTCAAGGGACATCTCGTCGAAGTCACACTCGTCGCTGTATGGATAGAACTCAGCGATCTGGTAAGATGAAAGAATCAGGACGGACATGCTCTACTCCTATATGGTGGACCTACCGGCTGTAGGTAGCCTTCATCACCCGCCGGTGACAACCTCCGTCCCGTCCAGCCACACGGACCAGCCGGACCGGGCCAGGACCGGGGCAGCCCATGCCCGGTGGCACTCGCCCCGCAGCGCGTTGGCGGCCGAGCACGCGCAGCACAGCACAGACCCAGGCTGGACCCTGCCCAGCCCCGCGGCGTGGTGGACCAGGAGCCCAGCGGGGGACAGGTCCAGGCTGGCCCAGCGGGCCTCCAGGGCGGTCCTGTACCGGGCCAGCAGGTCCGGGTCAGGTCCCGTCCCCATCCTGCGCGTGCTGACCAGCTCCCGCATCATGCCTACCTCGGCGCCCTGGGGCGTGAGCACGTCCACGCGACCCTGGCCGAGCTCGCCGAACGCCGCCCGGGGTAGCGCCATGATCGTGTAGGCGTGGCCCGACAGCGGCTCACCGCGCCGGGTCTGCCCGTTCACGGACGCCCAGGAGCGTAGGTGAAGGACGGGCCGGTCTGAGGTTGGGGCGGGGAAGAGCGTGGCCTGGAGCATAGTCAGCGCCCCCTCCGGTCCAGCTCCAGCCGCCCGCGCCGTACCTGCCGGCGGATCAGCGCGGACACCTCAAGCTCCAGCCGCCCGCGCCGACGCCGCACCCACCACGCAACCGGCCAGGTCGTCAGTCGGTAGACGACCGACCGGTGCGCGTGGTCCGTCAGGTACAGGTCCAGGCGCGCGATCTCAGCTTCACGGGCTCGCAGGGCGGTCGAGATGGACCGGAAGGGCATGGGGTACCTCCTGGACGGGAGGTAGCCCCGCCTACAGCCTCCACCACGCGACGGTCGCGTTGTCGTGCGTCTGCTGGGCGCATCCATCCACGTAGACCTGGGCGTGCGCCACGGAGCACCGCACGACGTCCCGCAGACCCGCCAGCAGGCGCGCGTGGTCCACGTCCCCAGACTCGTCCTCGAACGCCTCGTGGAAGCCGTCGGTGGTCCCGAACAGCCACGCGTTACCGGCGGGAAGGGTGACAGAGCCGGTGTCCCAGGTGACGGGACCGATGCCGTGGCGGAAGGACGGCGCCATGACGCACGAGACCAGGATGGACTTGCACTCGCGGGACGGGCGCTTCGGGCTGTCTGGTTCCCGCGCGCGCTCGTTCCCCCACCTGGACTGGTCCGCCGTGAGGCGCCGGATCTGCGCGGTCCGTCCCTTCCCGGTCACGAGCCAGAGCGCGCTGTCTCCGGCGTGGAGCCAGGACAGCTCGCGCCGGTCCAGCATCGCCACGGACAGCGTCGTGCCCGCGTTGCGTCCCGCCGCGACCTCCACCGCCGTCACGACCCCGTCCCGGATCTCCGCGAAGGTCGCCCGCTGCGCGTAGTCAAGGGCGGTCTGGGCCGCGACCTCCCCGGACTCGTGTCCGCCCATCCCGTCGGCGACGATCAGGCGGGTGGCGCCGTCCGTCCAGGCTCGGTCCTGGTGCGACGGGCGCGGGCCCTGGGCGGTGACGACGGCATGCGGTCGCATGGGGATCTCCTACTTGTCTGGGGAGGTAGCCCTCACCCGCGCCTCATCTCCCACCGCTCGAATCCGGCGTACCGGAACTCCTTCCCCGCCGAGGGCTCGTCCGGGAGGAAGACGGCCGTGTCCGCCATGCGGGCGCGCCACCGCTCCGGGATCGGGCCCTGGCTCCAGACGTTCGTGGACTCGACCACGCGGCCGTCCGGGTACTGGATGCGGAAGCGGCGCCCGCCGTGGCCCTTGCAGCTCGCGGGGTCGGACGCGCGCTCGGGCGCGATGGTGTAGCTCTGCCCGCCCACAACCAGCCGCTTGCCGGCCAGGTAGTCGGCGTGAGCCTTGGCCCAGAAGTCGTCCAAGTAGCACAGCCCACGCTCGCGCAACACCGCGCCGATCTGGTCGTTGTAGGCGTAGCTGGGGTGGGAGACCTCCCCGCACTCCCGGCAGGTGTAGTCCAGCGGGTCCGTGCCGGGCGGGATCTCCACGCCCTCAGCCATGGCGCGCTGGAGCGTGGCTTCCGGGATGAAGGGCCCGGCGCCGTCGTTGCTCCCGGAGAGCCAGTAGCACCAGGAGTTGTGCATCCACGTCGGCCCGCTGACGACGTGCAGGTACCGCTTGTGGGGCTTGGGCACGGGCACGTCGATCACCCAGCGGCGACCGATCACCTCGGCGGGGTTCAGGAGCGGGGTGGAACTGGACATGGGGAACACCTCCTCCGGACAGGTAGCCCCGGAAGCACGAACCCCCCGGAGTCAGCCGTCAGGGCCAGTCCAGGGGGGTCGGGGCGCGGATCCCGGCGTGGGCGAACTCAGCCCTCCGGGTCCGTCTCCGTCGCCTCCAGGGCCTGGACCACCTCGGCGTGCCGGTCCACGAGCCAGCGGAACAGGAGCGCGCCGACGTCTGCATCTATGACGGCCACGCCCGGGAAGAACATGCCGGCGGATACGGGGCCGTCGGTCGAGCGCATCCGACAGATCCTGACCCAGACGCCGTACTCCTTGACGCCGTCGCGCGTGCAGTCCCCGGCCTCGACCTTTACCGTCGGCCCCTCGACGTGGACCGTGACCCGGAGCGACAGGGCCAGGACCCGCGCCACCTGCGCGACGTGGATCGGGTCGGTCGGGGACAGGGGGCCAGACTGCCCCAGACCCGCCGTCAGCTCCAGGAAGGTCTCGTAGACGTCGCAGTCCGTGGCCCAGCCGGCGTCGTGGCCGTCCTGGTCGCGCACGATGTACCAGCCCACGTTCCGGAGCGTGGTCCCGCTGGGGAAGTGCGTCCGGGCCAGTTCCTCGGCCACCTCGTCAGAGGTCAGGTCAGCGTGCGTCCCGCCCCGGCGCTGCCAGACCGCATCCATCGCGGCGGCGACGTTCCTGCTACTGCCCTGGCTCGCGAACAGGAGCAGGGGCCAGAACATGGACAGGGTGACGGGCTGGGCGGGATCGGACATCGGGACACCTCCGGGTTGTGAGGTAGCCCCCACAACGACCGCGCCCCCGGACGTGCTCACCTGGAGCAGCCGGGGGCGCGTGGTAGAAAGGATGGACCTCGTTGGGCTCTTGCCGGTCGCACCCGAGAGCCCTCAGCCCCTGCGAGGTCCATGTGGAGGGGCGCTGTCACCTCAGCCGATGCTAACCGCGCTGGGCGGCCACGGGGCGGGTGAGGAACCGGACAGCTCGGCAAGAGAACCATCTCCCCCGTGTCCCTCCGCGACTGGAGGGCTGCACCTCCTCCCTGGTGGTGTTCTGCGAGAGGTAGCCCCTACGCCTCGCCCTCGGGCGCCAGCCGGTACCCCAGGCGCAGCAGCCCCAGCGTCTCCGGCCGGGCGATCTTGTGGCAGCGCAGGCACGCCACGATCAGCCCGTCCTGCTCCCGGTCCGGCGCTGCGCAGGTACAGACCTCGGCGTCGGTGAGCTGGGTCAGGGCACGGATGGACTGCGCGAAGTCCCCGCGCGACTCGTGCTGGAGGTCCGGGCTGGTCACGCCGCACCTCCGATCTTGCCGACGTAGGACAGACGGTAGCAGTGCCGGACCGCACCGTCGGCGTAGGGCACGAGCTCCAGGATGTAGCGGTCGGGGAGCTCCGCCCGGAGCGCGATCAGCAGTTCTTCCGGCGTGATCAACCATTCGGCCGGGTCCCTGAACTTCTCCCAGCTACTGGAGCGGAACAAGAGCTCCGACACGCCCTTGTAGGTCCAGGGTTCGAACAGCATCGACGTGCGCCCGTCCTTGGCGCACAACGCCCACTCCTGTTCGATCATCGGGATGATCCGCTTCGCGACCTGCTTCACGCCGTCGAATGCCGGTACCGTCAACGTCATCATGCACACCTCCTGGGTGGAGGTAGCCCCCATGATCGCGAGCCGACCTCCCCCAAGATCAGCTTTCCGCAAGGGGCGTGCCGCGAAAAAGCCGGCGGTCCTACGTGTCCGACAGTGGCAGATCCGTCGACCGACGTCTGTCACCCTGACGGCCAAAGAAAAAGTGGCGCGCGGGCCACGTACCCAGAAGCGCGGAGACCGCCCCAGCGGGCGGCCTCGCGACTCCTTCCACGCGTGGTGGATGAGCTGGGGTCGGTCTAACGCGTCACCAGGGCCAGGAGCGGGCCACCAGTTCGCGCTTGGCGCCGCGCTGCGCGCCCGACCGAGAGATCGACGTGCGCCCCGTGGCCTCGCGGACGTGTAGCCCGGCGTCCTGGAGCCACGTCCACGCGTCCGGGTGGTCCGCTTCGGTGACGACCACGCGGCCACCGGCGGTCCAGGTCGCGCGCGCCAGCACGGCCAGGTCGGCCCGGTCCTGCACCCCGAACCCGGCGGGCGTGTACTGCGAGAAGTCCCCGGCGTAGGGCGGGTCCAGCATCAGGTCCACGGGTCCGAGCGCCAGCGCGGCGCGGATCGTCGCCCGGAAGTCGCCCTCGGCCAGCAGCGCGCCCCGCAGCATCGCCCCGAAGTCCGCCAGTGCGCGCGGGCTGGGCAGGTTCACCCGGTCCCCGGCGGTCGCGTTGTCGCCGTTGGGCCCGCACCGCATGATCCCGTTGAAGGCGGCGCACCGGTGCCAGATCACCGCAGCGGCGTGCTCGGGGGTCGCGACCTCGCCCGGGGTGGGCGTCCAGGCGTTGAGCTGGGTCCGGTGGTGGTAGAAGTACGCCTTCCACGGGTCCGCGTACCGCCCGTTCCGCTTGTCGTCGGTGTCCGCCGCCAGTCCGAGGGACGTCGCCCGGTCCCGCCCCTCAGGCACGGACCTGGGTAGCAGCGCGAGCGCCCGCGCCACCTCGGACGCGTCTTGCCGGAGCGCCCGGTAGGTCGGGACCAGCCGAGGCGTGGCGTCGCCCAGGACCGCCATCCCGTACCGCGCGTGGAGCCCGCAGCCGTAGACGCTGGCGGAGCCCAGGAAGGGCTCGCAGTACACCGGGCGGGCGTCGTCGCCGAAGTACCCGGCGAGTTGCGAGGCGCGGGCGCGCTTGGAGCCGGGCCATGGGAAGAGCTGATCGACGGTGGTCATGGGGCGGCCCTGGACGTGCGCCCGAGGTCGTCGGCCGACAGCACCTTCATGCCGCGGGTGGTCGCGTCGAACTGGTGACGGAGCGCCCGCCCGTCCGAGACGAGCGACGCGAACGTCTCGCGGTCCAGGTACGCCTCGGCGTCGGTCTGGCTCGGCTCAGCCCGCGCGCACGACGGCCACGGACACGCCGGGTCCTGGCACCCGTCGGCGCTGTCCAGGGCAGCTTCGTGGGCCTGGAACTCGCGCTCCCGGCGCTCCGACCGGGCCCGTCCCCAGCCCGCGCGCCACGGGGCGGTCTGCCACCGCTTCCAGGGCTCGCCCGCCTGCTCGGCCGCGCGTCCGGCGATGTAGTCGGGGTGGTTGAGGTACTGGATGGTACGGGCGGTCATCGGAACCTCGCAGGCAGAAGAAGTGCGCGCCCTCGCTCAGTCCCGGATGCACCACACGACCAGCGATCTGGCGAAGGCGCGCGCGTAGGGAGGTAGCCTCGACGTTCAGACCAGCTTCGCCGCGCGCAGGTCGCCCATGGACACGACGGGCTCCCGGAACGGCCAGGCGCCCGGTCCCGCGTCCTCGTAGAACGTGACCCCGCTCTCCGGGTCCAGGAGCGTCCACCCGAGCTGTACGGCGGACACCCCGGGCTCCCAGGGGTGGTCCAGCAGGTCCCGCACCTGGAGCCGGTGACGCGGGCTGGGGCGCGTCTCCTTCGCCCGGCGTCGGGTCGCACTCACGGCGTCGTCCTCCGTGCGCACCCAGCCGTGGACCATGGGCAGTACGTCCAGCGCGACCACCGCGACGAGCCGCACCTTGCCCGCGCGCTCGAACCAGCCCAGCACGACGCGCCCGTCCGTGGACAGGGTCAGCCGGTCGCACTTGGACAGCGCGCGACCCCAGGTGACTCCGACCAGGACGCCCTGATCGTCCGACGTCCGGTAGACCTCCGACATCCCGAAGGGGTGGGCGAAGTCGTAGTGGAGGAGTCGTCGCCAGTTGAACTCGCCATCGTAGCGGCCCAGGAGTTCGGCCACCTCGCGCTCGGACGGGTGCGGAGCTTCCGGGGCCTCCTCCTCGCGGTAGACGACGTGCTGCACGAGGTCAGACGCCAGGAGCGTACTGCGTCCGCAGCGGAACCAGCGCCCGTCCAGGTAGGTTGGGTAGGGACGCGCGAAGGGGTGGGGCACGGTGGGCATGGGGAAGAACCTCCAGCCTGGGAGGTAGCCCCGTCGGTTGCGCCTCAACCGTAGAAGCGCGAAGGCCGGGAGCCGCGTCGCCACGGTCCCGGCCAGGTCGAAGGGGAAGGGTCAGGTAGCGAGCGTGGTCGCCTTGTCGGCCTCGTTGCGCTCGCGCACGATCTCGCACCCGAGCCCGATCAGGATCCCCTTCTGCGCGTCCTCGCTCTGGATGATCTTCACGTCGCTCGGCTTCCGGCCCACGCCAGCGGCAGCGGCGTTGTAGGTGGTCACGAGCTGCTCCAGCCGTCTCTGCCGGTCCTCGGCGGTCATGGTGGGCAGCGCGTCCCACTCCCGGATCAGGAACCTCACGTCGTCGATCAGCGGGGCCACGGCGACGAGGGGCATGGTGAGCCCACTCCCGAGCGTGTTGTAGTCCTCCCAGAGCGTATCGTACTTCGCTTCGTTGCCGACGTTCGCCTCGGCCGCCCCACGTTGAGCAGACTTGATACGAGGCTGGTTCAGGTCGAGCACGCGGCGTGCGCTCACTCGTCGCTCGTCCTGAGTGAAGCTCTCATCCTCGTTCCTTAGCACTTTCACATGATGCTGTACCTCCGCCGTGAGGACCGACTTCTCCTCTTCGCTCATCGACTCATAGTCCTTGTCCATCGTGATCTCCAGGCTGTGGTTGCATGTGGAGGTAGCCTCCAGATCAGAACGACTCCGCCCGCTTGGAGCGAATCATCGGTGGGCGCGACTCATCCTGACGAGAACCCGTCTCAGACGGGTCTGCGCTTGCCGGGAAGGTGTACCAGACGTGCCCAGACTCCAGCTTCTTGCGCGTGACCGTCCCTTGCCGGCAAAGGTCCTGGAGGCAGACTCGCACGTCCCTCGGGTTCGCTCGCATGGCCTTGAACAACTTCGTGACCTGCCGCACGGACCACTCCCGACCGGGAGCGGAGCAGAGCAGGTCGAGGACCTTCTTCTGGAGCGCCAGTTGCTCGACGGACAGGCCGTCCCCGTTGGTGGACCCAGACCAGCTCACCAGGAGCGCCCGCGCCTCGTTGAGCTTGATCTTCTTCGCCTCCAGCCGCGCTTCGAGTTTCTGGATCTCGACCTCCATCGCGGTGATGTCGCGCTCGATGTACGCGACCAGCGCAGGGATGCACAGCGGGGACGTGGGTTCGGGGTTGGGCACGTGGTCCATGGTTATGGCCTCCAGGCGCGGGAGGTAGCCCCGTCCACCCGCGCTCACCCCTCGGCCCTGCTCCGCTCCATCCACCGGCCCAGCTTGCCCACGGGGCGCTTCCCGTCGCCTAGGGGCTGGGTCACGGGCGGACAGGTCCGGGGCGTCGGGTCGGGCTGGGGCGCGACCGGAGGGGCCTCGGCGGGCACGGGGGCGGGCTTCGCCTTGCGGGGCGCGCGGGGCTTGCGGGTGGGGGCGGGCCGGACGGTCTCGACCAGGATCGGGGCCGTCTCGGGCGCGGATTCAGCGCCGAGGGCCTGCCCAGCCGTGTCCTTGAGAGTCCCGTCGGGGTTGAAGTCGTCCTTGGTCAAGCTCAGCAGACGCTCGCGGGTGAGCCCGTAGCGTTCGGGGATGCCTGGGAGTAGATCACCGTCGGGGGTGAAGTGGTCTTTCACAAACTGTAGGATTGAAGACTTCGGCCGAAATCCCCTACAGCCCTTGTACATGACCGTGTTGAGATCGCGCCACACTTCCGGTCTGACAAAGTAGTCGCTCGCGTCTCCCATCGACGAGATTGGAAACCGTCCAGTATCGTTTCTGAATCCAATCAACGCCACAAGGAGTTCAACCGGATTCATTGGTGGCTTCCTGTTGCAGCGTTGGCCTGTGGCTATTAGCCCGTGGTTAATCAGCCGCTGCTGGACCGTGACGCCTCCTGTAAGACCGCGTAGGTTCTGAGAGGCGGCCTGAAACACGGCGTGCCACGTGATGGTGAATCCGAAGTATTTCGTGGCGTCTCCATCTGACGGCTGCGGCCACCTGTTCTCGTCGCGGTGAAACTGATAGCATGCAGATATGATCAGCTCGTCGCTGAGCTTAGGACGCTTGTGCTTGTGCACGAGCAATCCGCGTTCAGACAGAAAATCGGCAAGCGTTCTGTTTCCAGGAGGCAGGCCACGTGTTCCACGTACGAATGCCCGATCTACTGCATCCCATGTCTCGTGGTGTCCAAAGTATTTAGATGCATCTCCACTTCCTTCATGAGGCCATCGCCCTTTGTTGTATGGATCTGCATTGAACGCTACCGCCGCCGCCTCAACCTTCGATTCGGACAGAACTTCTGAAGCCTGACGATATCTGGATCTCAGCAGTCCGTTACGCCGCAGGAGTCGTGTCAGAGTGTCATTTCCAGGCATGCCTCTGTGACCGTTCGCTATTGCGGCCACGACATTGTGCCATTCCTCCTGAAATCCAAAGTCCAGTGAGGCTCCTTCGGTAAGATGGGTGGGAAGATCTCCCGTCCTATCACGGCAATGTATTGCCGCCTTGACAATCCCACTCTCTGTAAGATTTGGTTTCTTGTCAGATAGGCACTCCTTGACCCTGGCGATCTCCTCGCCCGTCATGCGCGACCGCATCCCGAAGACCGCGTCGGCGTACCCGACGGTCTTGTCGGCCAGCGCCGCGCTCATGGCCTCGAATAGCGCGTTCCGGTCCAGCCCTTCGTCCAGCTTCGCCACGATGATGTCCCGGGCGTCGGGCTCCACAGCGACCATCTCCAGCGCCGCCTGCTGCAACGCCTTCGACAGCTCCGGGCGGGTCTTCGCCATCTCGCGGGCGTACCGGGTCAGCTCCGCGAACGTCGGCAGCGCGCCGGTACGCGCTTCGTGGACGGCGCTCCAGTCCGTCAGGATGACCTTCGCCTCCATGAGCAGGTGGTCAGGAACCGGGCCGTGCGTCGTCTCCTGGGCATCGCCCCGAGCCCTGGCGCGCTTCTCCTGGCGCGACCAGGAAGCCGCCAACTTGGCGCCCACCGCCGACAGCCCGTACTTCCAGTCCACCTGGAGGCAGGCGATCTCCGTGACCATCCGGCGGTGCTTCGCCTCGAAGTCGTCCAGCACTTCGGAGGTCACGCCGGGCACCAGGAAGGTCATGGACGCCACGTCAGCGTGTGGGTGTCCCTCGATCTTCTTCCGCATCGCGCGGCCGAACCGCTGGAGGATCAAGCCCAGCGAGCCCGGGATCCCGAGGTTGTAGACGTGCGAGCAGAGGGGCCAATCCGTCCCCTCGTCGAAGCGCTTGGCGGCCAGGATCACGTCGAAGCGCGAGTCCTGGAACCGCTTCACCTTGCGCTCGGACAGCATGGCCTCGTCCAGCCTGGACTTGATGTCTTCGCCTTCCCCGACGACGTTCAGCACGCGCACGCCAGCGGGAAAGGCCCGCTCCAGTCGCGCGGCCCAGCGCTTCGAGTTCTTGGGCGGCACGATGAAGACCGCCTTGGGCCGTCCGTGGCGCTCCCAGAGGTCGATCATCTCCTGGTGCGACGAGCCGGCCGATCCCTCGGCGACGGGCAGCGCCGCGCCTTCGAGCTCCTCGGCCGTGGTCGCCCGCATGGCGAGGCGCACAGTCTCGAACTGGAAGGTGTTCGGAGCCCACCGGCCAGACGCCGCGTACACCGCCATGGGCAGGGTATGGATGCGCGCGCCCTGGGAGAACACGTCGAGCCGGCGCTTGCCCCTGCTGTTGGACCGGAACGGCGTGGCCGTCACCAGGAGCACGGTCCCGCCGCGCTTGTGCCACACCTCGCGGAAGTTACCGATCTCCGTGTTCAAGACGTCGTCGGCCTTGGTCGTTCCCGCGTGGTGCGCCTCGTCCAGTACCAGCAGCCGCCCGGACAGGTCATCTGGAAGGCAGGCGTTCTTCCACGTCGTCAACTGCGCGTGCGTTGTCACCCACGCCAACCGGTCCGGGGTGGTCAGGTACGCGCGGCAGTCCGAGGCGCTGGCGCCCGCCTCACGCGCACACGACCCCTCCTCGCCCAGTTGCTCCATGAACCCGCTCTCCGTGGTCATGGTCGGCGCCCCGATGAGCGCACCCCGGAACAGGCCACGGGCCCGACGGATCAGCGCCGCCACCGTCACCGTCTTCCCGGCTCCCGTGGGCATCACGAGCCCGATCAAGCGCTCGCCAGCGCGGATCCACTCGATGAAGTCGGAGACGGCGTCCTCCTGATAGTCGCGGAGAATGACGGCATCGGGCTTGTGCTGCTGGGCGGTCATGGTCGGGCTCCTCGGGTACGCGCTCTTTCCAGAGCGGTGATACCGGCGAGGTAGCCCCGGCGCGGCGGACTCTGACCCTGGTCCGGGAAGTCCGGCAACACCTCCCCCACGGCGGGTCGCTCGGGTTACAAGTCCCTTCGTCAAGCTGACCCCGACAAGCGGTCAGGTACAGTGGATCAGGTAAGCCAGCGTAATCCTCCGGAGGCGATCCCCTGCTCACCTGTGCAGTGGCGTGCGATCCCTGGTAAGGCCGCAAGAACCGATTGTAGCGGTCCTTGCGGTGTATACCGTGATGGACAATCCGCTTTGGGAGCAGACGGTCGCTGGTTCGAATCCAGTCACCCCGACCAAAAATTATCCAGCTTTCTTAGTCGACAGTTCGACATCCATAAGTCTGAGATTAGCACGCTTCCGGGCCCCAGATCCGGCCCTGGTAGCTGCGTTGGTAGGCCGATCCCCCTCCACCTCCTGAACGGGCGTCCCGGGGGTCGCGGGGCCCATCGGCTCCGCTGCGGACACGAGTTCGCGCAGGCGCGCGGTGTTCGAGTGCAGGTACACCTTCGCCATGGCCTCGGTGGACCAGCCGCAGTGATCCATCAGGTCGCGCAGGCTCGCGCCCTGCCACGCCAGCGCCGTCGCAGCCGTGTGCCGCAGCGCGTGCGGGTGGAGCGTGGCGGGCAGCCCCGCTTCCGTACACGCACCCTGGAGCGCCTTGCGGAAGCTGCCCAGCGGGTACCCCGGCTTCGTCGGGCTGGGGAACATCCACCCGGGCGCGCGCCCCTGCCGGATGTGCTCCTCAGCCAGCGCGGCCAGCAGGTTCGCCGGGACCTGGACGGTGCGCGACTTCGCGCACTTCGGTACCCAGGTGGTCCCGTCTGGCAGCTCCACCGGGCAGACCGAGATCGTGCCGGCGGACCGGTCCAGGTGCTCCCAGCGCCGGGTCCGGATCTCGCCGGGGCGCAGGCCCAGGGTCAGCCCGACCAGGATCGCGGCGTGGCTCGCGTGGCTCAACCGCCCGTCCGTCGCCCGGCGGCGCAACGCCTCGACCAGAGACACCGCCTGGTCCGGGGTGGCCCAGACGCGCTCCTTCGTGACGCGCAGCCGGGGCCGGGGGACGGTCGGGATCGTCGTCAGGTGTCCGTGCTCCAGCGCCGCCTTGAGCCCGCCCAGGACGTGCCCCACCCGGATCTGGACCGTGCGGTCCGAGTACCGGTCGGCGCGCAGACGCGCGATGAACGTGTCGATCTCGGCGCGGGTAAGCTGGTCCAGGCGCAGGTGCCCGACCTCCCGGACCAGCCGGCGGCGCGACTCGTCCCAATTCCGGAGCGCCTTGCCGGTCACGCCCCGCGCGTCGAGCCACGTCCGCATCCCGCACTCCGGCCACGTCGGCCAGGGCTGCGCGATGTCGCCCCACCACTCCCGGACCAGCGGCACGGGCGGGCGCTCGGGTTCACTTTCGGGGAGGGATAATCCCAGCGCGGAGAGCATCGAGACCAGCCGATCTCCGTCGCCCCGGCGCTCCCGGACCAGCGCCGCCTTGAACAGGATCAGGCCCTCCTCCGCCTCTTCCTCCGTCACGTACCCCAGCGTGAAGACCTTCCGGCCGGGGTGCTGGATCTGGTAGTAGGTCTCGGTCTTCCCGGTGTCCGGGTTTCGTCTCGGTTTCCGCAGCAGATGTGCCAAGAAGCACCTCCTTGAGTGCGACCCGGTGGTACCTGACGACCGCCCCGACCTGGAAGTAGGCGCTGTCCAGGCGTCCAGCCGCACGCATGTTGTCCATCGTCCGCCGAGACACGCCGATCCAGGCCGCTGCTTGTTCGACCGTGAGCCACTCCTGGTCCGCCGGAATTCCGCGTGGGGACGCGGCGGCGTCCGGCGCGGCGCGCGGCGCGTTGTCTACCTCGGTGAGCACGTCAGCTCCCGACGGGCACGGCGAACCGCGCCCAGGCGAGCGTGTCCAGCCCGCCCTCGCGGTTCCGGGCCTCGTGCGCGTGGAGCTCCACCACGTCCAGGTCGATGTACCGGGCGCCCGCGCGCAGCAGGTCTGCGACCTCGGCCGCGCTGACGTTCCGGTAGTGGTGGTCGGTGGCGTCCGGCTGGTACCCCGGGCTGGTGTCCAGCTCGTGTCGGACGTAGCCGGGGCCCGCGCACGTCACGACCACGACGCCACCTTCCCGGACCAGCCAGCACAACTGGATGAGCGTCGCGGGCCAGTAGGGGTCGTGCTCCAGCACCTGGCAGCAGAGCGCCACGTCGAAGGGTTGGGCCGGGTCGTAGTCGTGCGCCAGCGCCACCACGTTCACGCCGGGGCCGGGTCGGTGGTCCACGCCGACGTACTGGCGCGCGACCGGACCGAAGACCTCGCGGGCGGACCCGTTGATGTCGAAGGCGCCGATCTCGACGACGCGGTGCGCAGGACGGTCGCCCAGCCGAGCCTCGCGCCGAACATGCTCCAGGAAGGACAGGATCTCGCGGTGCATGGCTCAGACCTCCAGGTGCAGGTCCGGGGAGGTAGCCTCGACCTCCGCCTCTCCGACCGGGAAGTCCGGGCAGGCGGTCCGGATCGCCAACCGAGCGCGCGCGACGGATGCCGGGTCGTTCCAAGTCATGTTTCGCCCGCTTGGGTGCGGCAGCACCACCACGCGCGGCCCGCCGATGATCTGCCGCGAGCTGAACGCCGGCATGTCCGCCAGCCCGAACGCCTCCGCCACCTTCCGGCCCAGCAGCACCAGGACGCGCTCGGGCTGGCCCGCGTGGTCGTTCAGGATCTGGGCGGCGCGGACCTTGGCGCGCTCTCGATCCCAAGTGCCGACGCACAGGTTGTATCGTTCGCACAGCCGGTACGTGTGGGGCCGCACGCCCAGGATCTTGCGTCGGAGCCGCCCGCCCGCTGAGTGCGCAGGCTCGTCGAACAGCGCGAACGCGGGGCGGTCGCCGTAGGGGTTGTGCTCGCCGATGAAGACGGGGGCCACGGTCAGTGCCTCGACCGGGCGTGCCGGGGCGGCCAGTGCGACGCGCAGTAGTCGGCAGCGATCTCGTCGGAGTAGCGGATCGTGTAGGTGAACCACAGGTCCGGGTCGAGTCCACGGGCGGCGCAGTACGTCCGCGCCCAGGCTTCCACGCGCTTGTGCGCCCGCGTGGCTCGGCGCTTCACGGTCCGTCGCTGGTGAGCGTTCAAGAGGCACCTCCGGGGTGGAGGTAGCCGCTCAGCTCAGCCGTCCGACCTCCGGGTCGATCTCGACCGCCAGCCGCCAGCACGCGGGCCACCACCGGCGCAGCCAGCCGTAGTGACTGCCGTTCCTGGCCGGGCCGCCACCGCAGACCCACCAAGACTTGCGGATCCCGAGCGCGTCCATGCCAGGGTCCACGCACAGGTAGACCGGCAAGACCGGGACCTGCTCCCGCCAGAGGTACGCATGTACGTCCAGCGCGGACCAGTCGGCGAGGGGCTGGGCCACGTGCAGCCCGTCCGAGGCGCGCTGGTAGAGGTAGCCGCGCATGGCCCTGTTCATGGCCCGTCCGCGGCTCTCCTGGGCGCGCAGACCCAGGAGCACGCCCCCGTAGCCATGCTCGGTCCGGTGCTGTTCCAGGAGCCCGTAGAACCAGCGCGCGGACAGGTCGGCCGTGCGCCCGTGCAGGTCCTCGACCAGACTGGGCCGGGTGGTCTGGAGGTACGCCAGCAGGGACACCGGCGGGGTCAGGATGGTCAGCGCGTGGCCGGTGCGCTGGACGAGCTGGTGTAGGGCCTCGCGCTCGCCGGGGTAGTCCAGGTCGTCCTTGACCGACATGGCTTGGAGGGGCTGGCCCGCGCACAGGGCCGCCAGCGCGGACGAGTCCTTGCCACCGGACAGGCTCAGGCGCCAGCCCCCGGGCACGTCCAGGGACAGGGCCAGGTCGAGCGCTCGCCGGGCCTGCTCCACCCGCCGGCCCAGCTCTACCGACCGCGCGTGCAGGGCCACGTCTCGCCAGGGGTAGCGGGCTCCGAAGTCGGGCCGGTCCGGGATGGCGTCCGGGGGCAGGTGGGCGGAGAGGGTGCGCCAGCGGGTCAGCACCGCGCGTCCATCTCCGCCAGGAGCAGGTCGATGGCGTCCCGGACCAGCTCCCACTCCCGGCTCTCCGGGTCCAGCACGGCCCCGTCCCGCCCCGTGATCTCAGCGCCCGCGTCCAGCGTGCCCCGCGTCCAGCTCACGATCAGTCCGGCGGCGAGGGACCGCGCCTCGCGCTTGCCCAGGGGACGCTCGACCGGGAGCCCGGCGCGCGCCCGGCGGTTCTTGCAGCCGTTCGGAGACGGGCAGGGTCCGTCCCCGTGGATGTCGCACGGAACAGACAGGAGGGTGCGGGGGCGGCCGGGGGGCATATCAGGCCCCGTACAGCGCGGCGCGCACTTCCTGAGTCGTCATGCTCGACCGCTCATGCCGCCGTGTGAGGCGCCCAAGAACCGCAAACTCGAAGTCAACGTCGCCCTCAAAGCCAGCCGCGATGACGCGCTCACGCTCGATCCGCTCCTTCTCGCACACGATCTTCGCGGCGGCGTGTGCGGTGCGCCAGTCCTCGAACGTACCATTCTGGCTCGCGCGCTCCATGACGCGGAGGGCAGCATTGCTGTCGGCGCGGAGGGTGTTCAAATGGGCGAGGGTGGCGGCATGGGTGGCGGTCATCGGGCTCTCCTTGGGGCCGCTCCATCGCCGCCCCATGACTAACTATTACTATGCTACATTCAGACGCGCAATAGCGAATAGAAAATAATCCGTCCGCTACCCCTCGTCCTCCACCATCTCCCACGCGCCGGACCAGTTCGCGCCCCGGAACAGCTCGGCGATCCCCGTCACCTGCTTGTACCGGTGAACCGTGTCCAGGTCGGTCCCGAGCGCAGCGGCGATCTCCTCGTCGCTCACGCCCTGCTCGATCATCCGGCGGATCAGGTCGGCGTCCAGGTCTACCTGATGGACCCCGCGCGCCTTGTTGAACTGCCAGGTCGCGGCCAGGCGGTGCCGCATGTCGTGAGGCAGCACCACCACGGGCACGTAGTCGCAGTCGAGCCAGTCCGAGCCGAGGATCTGGCGCCGGTGCGCGCCGTCGATCACGATGAACCGCTCGGCCTCTGGATCCCACACCGTCACCACCGGGAAGCAGAACCCGTTGGCGAGGATCGAGGTCTGGAGCAGGTCCATCTTGTCCGGGCTCACCTCGTTGGGGTTGTACAGGTTCTCGACCACCATCGAGGTCAGGACCAGCGCCACGCGCAGGCAGGGGACAGGGATCCGGCCGTGGGTCTTGGACACGATCCAGGCGTCGCCCGGGTCGGCCTCACGCCACGCCAGGAAGTCCGCCACCGTGTCGATTCGGTCCATCACAGCACCTCGTCGTAGTAGGCGATCAGCGCGTCGCGCGGGTCCGGTTTGGAGTCCACGGGCAGGTTGTTCTCGTAGTCGTTCAAGACGAGCTGGCGCACCTGCTGGCGGGCCACGAACTCGTTGTCCAAGTGGCGCGCGAACCGGGCCCGGAAGATGTCCGCCTTGGACTGGTCCGGGTGGGTAGCCAGCAGGAAGTCCCGGTACGTGCGCCAGGACCGGTAGCCTTTGGGCAACTTCCGGCACGCGAAGAGCTTGGCCGACTTCGCCGTCTCCTGGGCCAGCGCGATCCCCTTGATCCGCTTGAGCAGCCGCGCGTAGGTCTTGGGCTCGAAGGCGGGCAGGTCGGCCAGCGCCTTGAAGGACCGCTCGTGGGTCAGGCTGGACACCCGGCGCTCGGACAGCGGGTACCCGAGCCGGTGCTGGAAGTCGTAGATGCGGGAGTACCGGATCCCCTCGGTCGCGATGTACTTCCACACGTCATGCGCGTTCCAGTCGTAGATCGGGTACAGCGTGAACGTCTCGCCCTTGGCTGTGCCCCAGTAGACGCGCTGGCCCCCGATCTCGACCGGGTTCTTGGTGACCGCTCGCCAGCGGTTGGGGCTCTCCCCCGCGGCGCGTAGGCCGACCAGGAAGGCGTGGCCGGGGTAGCAGCGGGCGAACGTGTCGATCACGTCGTAGAACCCGAAGCCCTTGTGCTTGTCCCGGACGCTCACCTGGGCTGGCGTCCAGGGCGGGTGCTGGATCGCGTCCGGCCGCTTGGGCCGCATCCAGACCTTGTGGGACCCGGGCTCCCAGGCGTCCAGTTGCCCTTCCGTCAGGCTGGTCGCGTTCGTGAGCCTGAACGGGACCTGGAGCCACAGCCGGCGGGTGTGCTCGGGGAACAGGCTCATCAGGTAGTCCACCTGATCCACGCTGGACTGGTACATGACCTCCTCGTCCAACAAGTGAACCCCGATCCGGAGCCCCCGACGGGCGGCCTCGACCAGCGCGAGGTGGGCCAGTACGGTGCTGTCCTTGCCCCCGGACACGCTGACGATCAGCTTCTCGCCGAACGTGTCCAGGATGAAGCTTACCCGGCGGCGTGCGGCCTCCAGTACCGTCTCACCGGTGAAGTGCTGACGCGGCATCCCGCACCCTCCCGGCCCAGCCCTGGACGCGCTCGAAGTACCAGCGGTCGGCCTTGGTGTCGGCGACCAGCACGGGGACGTGGGTGGCGCGGGTCATGGCCAGCGCGTCGGCCACGTCGATCAGGTTGTGGGGGAGCTCGAAGGCGGTCCGCTCGCCCTCCGTAGCCACGTCGCGCCACGTCTCCAGGCCCTCGACCTTGAAGCGGTTGTTGCGGCCCAGGTAGGACACGCCGGGCCGGACGTGGGTCAGCTTTGCCTTCCCGGAGACGAGGTGCAGGGCCCGGGGCAAGACGTGCGGGTCCTTGTCGCCGTCTGCCCGTAGCTCCGCCAGCACCTTCGCCTTCTCGACCGCGTAGGCGTCCCGGGTGCGCTGGTCTACCTCGACGTGGACCGCCTCGAAGGTGGGAACCGGCACGCGCCCGCGCACCTCGACCTCGGCCAGCATGGACGGGTTGAAGGGGTCGCGCTTCCACTTGGAGCGGGTCACCCAGTCGATCAGCGTCATCACGTCGTCGGGTTGGTCGATGATCGGGAAGGTGGACAGGACCAGGACATGGGGCGTCCGGTTCGCGTAGGCCCGGATGCAGTTGTAGGCCAGGTCGTGCCGGTTCTGCGTCCTCAGCCCCTCGTTGACCACCAGGAGCGTGTCCGGGCCGATCTCCTGGAGCAGCCGGTAGTAGTACCGGTACAGGATCACGCTGGACCAGTCGATGAACAGGCCGGGCCGCCCGTCGCACTCCGTCTCCGGGTTGGTCATCTCGACGTGCCCGGGGAGGTGGAACCGGGCCGGGCTGATCACGTAGACCTTGCTGGCCTGGACCTCCGCGGCTCGGGTCCGGATGGCCTCAGCGCGCTCGGCCGGGGACAGGCCCAGGAGGATCACGACTCGACTTCGGCCACGGCGTACCCCTGGCGCTCCAGCCACTTGAGCGTCACGCCCAGTCGCTCGGGGTTCAGCTCACTCCCGACGAAGTGCAGGCCCAGGGCGTGCGCCGTGCGGCTCGTCATGCCCTTGCCGGTGCAGGGGTCTACCAGCACGTGACCGGGTGTCGGGGTGGTCCCGAAGACCGCCCGCAGCGTCATGGGCTCGCCGTACATCCCGGTCGGGTCCGTGGTCAGGTCGGGCCCTCCGAAGTGCAGCAGCGCGTTGGGGAGCATCTTGGCGCCGCTCCCGTACTGGACCGCGTAGACGGCCCGCTCGCGCAGGCGCCAGCCTGGACACCGGCGGATCGCGGCCCGCAGCAAGTCCTGGTGCGCCACGTTCGCGCTCTGCTCGACCAGCACGTCCACGGCACCGCGCTCCTGGCACAGCGTCGCCACCGCGCACCAGCCGTCCAGGAACCTGTTGTAGGACGCGGCGCGGCCGTCCTTCGCATGGGTCCGCCAGTAGGTGGCGTTGCCCGGGTTCCAGGGCGGGTCCGAGTAGACCGCGTGGACGCGCTCGGGCAGGTGGCGCTGGTACAGGTCCAGCGTGGCCGGGTCCTCCAGGTCGCCCCGGATGAGGACCTGGGTCAGGTCGTGTCGGGTCGCGCGGTAGACGGTCATGGCTGGACCTCGAAGTGGGCCGGCACGAAGACGCACTCGACCGTGTTGACCCGCCCCCAGTACGGCGGGCGCAGGCGCTTGGGGGCCACGCTGGTAGCCTCCAGGTCGGGCATCCTGGGTGCGCAGGACACGGGCAGGTGGCGCAGCCGCACGTCGGTCGCGTAGGCTCCTGGCCCTGGTCCGCCCTCGGTCACCTCCCAGCGGGCCACCTGTCCCCAGCCGTGGTTGACCCGGTGCCCTACCCCAGGCACGAAGGTGAGCAGGCGGGCGATCTCCACCGGGTTGCCCACACACGTCCAGCGGATCGCCAGCATAGACGGCCGGGAGAACAGCCGGATCCGCAAGCCCTTGTCCGGCCCGGTCGCGAACAGGGTGGAGCGCTCCCGTGTCCAGCGCTGGTAGTGCTCGGCGGGCATCCGGCGGTGGGTGTAGTGGGTCTGCTCGGGCCCGTGGGGCGTGGCCTGGGACGCGGCGTACCACCAGAGGCCAGCCCTGCCCACGTGCTCCAGAGGCAGGCGCTTGGCGTAGACGAGATCCGGGTCTACCCAGCCCGAGGGATCGGCCGCACCCATGCTGGCCCCGAGCCCGCCCATCAGCACGCCGTCGAACAGGACCGGCTCCCGGATCACGGGCGGCGTGTGCAGGTGGGCGGTGATCGTGAGGGGGATCACTTCAAGACCTCGGACAGGATCTTGCACTCTGCGCTGGACAGGCGGATTCCCTTCCCGGCACCGGCCGCGCGCTTGATGGCGCTGACCAGCTCGTCGGCGCTGTCCGTCGGCGGGCGAGCGCTGGACCCTGGGCCGGACTGGGCCGGGTCCATGTTGGCAGCCTCACGGCGGGCCCAGTGGCCGTTAGCCAGGACCTTGCCGGTGCTGGACCGGCAGTAGACCCCCACGCCGGCTCCGCACGTCGGGCAGGCCACGCGCAGCAGCCTGGGCGCCCGTCCGCGGCGTGGGCCGGTGTCTGGCGCGGCCTCGCGCTGGGCGTCGATCTGAGCCTGGAAGTCAGGGTCACCGGCGGCCTGAGCCTCCAGCACCACGGCCTCGTCAGGGTCCATGGCGCCGGTCAGGTAGCCGGTGATCGTGTCGGGCAGGGACATGACTTGCTCCTGGTGGCTGGGTAGCCACCGGTGGGCCCATCTACGGGCTTGCGTTCATGGCAGCACCCGACCGGCACGGCGGGCCGCGAGAAGAACCTGCGCACGCGACCAGCCGGGCTGGTAGGCCCCGTGCGGGCAGGCGCGGCGCATGATCGGGGTGCGGGCGGAGTAGCCGTTCTTCAATACGACCTCGTAGCTCACGCCATCCTCGTCCCGGCGGTAGATGGTCGACTCCAGGCCGACCGTGGACGGGTGCGCCAGATCGTCCTCTCTGGCGGCGTAGATGGCGATGGAGATCGCGCGGTTGGCGCTGAGGTTGCACCCGGCCCGCTCGGCCCGGTTCATCTCGTAGACCGCCCGCAGAACGGTAGCGATCTCCGTGCTGTCAACGTCCAGCGCGGACAGGGCGTCAGACACCTGACCCTTGGCCGCAGCGTGCGCCGCGTAGTGGTGGACGCCTCGGTCAAGCTCCATGTCCATGCGCCGCGTGTAGGCGATGCGGACGAGGATGGCGACGGGCGTAAGGAAGTGCTGGGCCATGGTGTGACTCCTGGGAGCGCGTCGGCTCCACTGTGCCAGCGCGACGGCTGGCGGGGGTCTGAGCGGAGGCATCATCGCCGCCGCCCATGGACAACTAATACTCTATCGTATTTAATTGCGCAAGAAAATAATCCGATGAGAGATCAGGCCGCGGACCCAAGCACCTTCAAAGCATCTTCTCGCACGCTGGCCACGTGCGCGGCGTACTCGGCCGCCACGGCCTCACCCGCGGACACGTCCACCGTCACGGCGGGCAGCGTGGCCTCGACGTTGACCGGGACCGGGCCGACGCCGGCCGCGAGCCGGATCGCGCTCACCATCTGCACGTCGCAGGTCCCGTGCCCCTTGCCGCGCCCGCCGCCCAGGTGGGCCCCTCTGGCGCGCCAGGACGCGATGGCGAGGGTCAGGCAGGCGAGTTCCACGTCATTGGCGGCGCTCAGTCGGAGCGTGCCCAGGAGCGGCGTGCCGGCCGGGATCACCTCGAAGGTGTGCGGCATGGACTCGTTGGCCTCGCGGCGCTCTTCCTTCGTCGCCACCTTCCCGGACCGGGCCGAGCGCTTGTCCTCGATGGCGGCGCGGGTCTCGCCGGGAAGGTAGCGCGCAAGGTACGAGACCGCCTGATCGTGCCGGTAGTACGTGACCTCGGCGCTCGTGAGCGCTTCCGGGATCGGGGGCAGGTTCAGGCGCGAGAAGTTCTGGAAGAACCCGGCCTCCTTCAACTCGACCGTGTACGGCACCAGCTCGCAGCTCTGGAGCAGGCCCGGGGACGTGATCGCGCCGTCCATGAACCCGAACACGGCCAGCGGGGGGAACAGGCGCCGCAGCCGGCGCGTCTCCTCGTGGGGTGTGGACTGACCGGCGGGGCCGACCTTCCCGCCCTTGAGCAGCAGGCGCAGTCCGTCCCGGCTCAGGCTCCCCTCGGGCACGCCCAGCGCGGTCAGGTAGTAGTCCACCGCCGCCTCGCGCAGCACGGCCTTGAAGGCGCTCCCGGAAATGGCTGGCACCTCCAGGCTCATCCACTCGCCCCCGATGCAGACGTTGCGCTGGGTCCTGCGCAGCACCTGCACGTTACCCTCCGTGCCCTGCCCGTGGGAGAGGGGCTGGGTCGGCGTGACGAGGATCTGGAACTCGTAGGCGTGACGAGTCATGGGGTCGGCTCCATGTTGGCGACGTGCGCCCAGGATGGGATCCTGAATCGCTGGGCGATGAGGATCGCGGTCTTCCGCCAGAGGTCAGCCTCGGCGCATCGCTGACACAGGAGCACGACGGGTCCGTCCGGCACCGGGACGCGGCTCTTGAAGGGTGCGTCGTCAGTGCGCCGCTTGCAGGCGTCGCATCCGCCATTTGCGCTATAGGTCATGGCGTCGGCTCCTTCTCGGCGTCGCGGATCTGCCCGATGAAGTCGGCCGCGATCCCGACGCTGGTGATGAGGTCGGCGAGGCGAGACGGCTGGCGCAGCCTCGACCAGTCCGTAAGGAGGGACACCCCGTCGGGGCTCGCGGTCAGGCGCCGCGACTCCCCGCGCCACCACAGCCGGTCGTCTTCGGCGAGCGCGTCCCAGCGGAGACCGAGCGCCCGCGCCAGCTTCTCGGCGAAGGCGAAGGGGTCCATGCTGGATCTGACGGTGGACCGGACGCGCGTGGCGAACAGCGCCTCGGCCTCGTAGCCGGGCTTGCCGTGAAGGTGGCCCTGCGCCCGCGCGTGGCGGTAGATCCGGGCCAGCATGTAGGCGGCGGGGGCGTCCTCGGGGCGCGCGGCGCAGTCGCCGAGGGGGCCGGCGGGGTCGGTCAGGAGCGCGATCACGACCACGCGGAGGGGATGGGTGGTCGCGAGCGCGAGGTGCATGGGATCGAGCGGGATGGACATCAGGTCGTCTCCTTCGTCGCCAGCCACATCGCCAGCAGGAACACCGGTCCACCCCGGAACGGGCGCACCCGGGCTTCCATCGCGCGCACGGTCGGGGACGTGCTGAGCATCGGGTAGCGCCCGATCTCGACGTGCTCGCGCCGGCAGCCCGCCGCCAGCAGCGCGTCCACCGCCTCGACCACGCGCCGCAGCGCCTCCGGGTCGTAGTGGACCATCGCATCCTCGAAGCGCACGACCTGCCCCCGGACCCGCCCGTCGCTGACGCGCGCGTGGATGGCGGCGTGCTTCTGTCCGTCGCCGATGGCGAGCGTCCAGGGCTCCGTAGGCGGGGACACGAGCACGGACCGGATCTCGGCTCGGTTCGCCTTCGTCCACATCTCCCAGCGCCCAGACGCGGTCGCGAACGGGATGAAGTTCCGGAACTTCCCGCCCACCCGTCCAGCCAGGTGCGCCTCGCCGTAGACCCCGACGAAGCACGCGCTCCCCACCGTGGCGGGCTCGGTCCGGAGCCGGTGGTGCGCGTCCACCCACGCGGACTCGTCGGCGGGCTTGCCGGGGCGCTCCCAGACGCCCACCCCGGACCGGCAGGGCATCACCAGCCGGCGTGCGGGCAACTCGTCCCCCACGGCCACGCTGAGCCGGCCCGGGTGGTTCCCGTCGCCGCTCAGGGCGCGCGCGAGCAGCGGGGCGCCCACCTTGCGCGGCAGCATGACGGCGTCCGACAGCGTCCACGCGCACGCCGGGCACAGGTGGGTGCTGGACGGGCTGCCCGCCTCGCGCCCGCAGGCATCCAGGAAGGTGTCAGGCATGGCGGACACGGGCACGCCCTGGCTGAGCCCGGCGATCAGCCCGTCCAGCCGCGCGGCGCACCAGTAGCAGGCGCCGGGCGCGGTCTCGGCGTGGGGGTGACTCGGGTAGCCCGCAGCACGCCAGATCAGGTGAGTGGCGATCATGGCGTCTTCCAGCCCAGGAAGGGGCGCTCGGCGGCGCGCTCCCACCACCGGTAGCGGTAGCCCTGGAAGCCCTTGATCGGCTGATCGAGGGTGACGGCGACCGCCTCGCCCCGCCGGATCAGCAGGCAGCCGCGAGGGTTGTACGGGTCCGGGTCGATGCGGACGAGCGGCGCGTACCCGCGCAGCTTCCCCAGGGCGACCACGTAGACCCTGGACCCGGGCGCGACGTCGGGCCGGGTCGGTACGTTGAACCAGTACTCGACGCCCGCGCGGCGCGACTCCCCGGCGCAGTCCCCCTCGGAGAGCCACTCCGACCAGAGACGGGCTGGCACGGTGACGACGACGTCGCGGCTCATGGTGTTGCCGCTCTCGGCACGATGTTGACGTGCAGGTCCATCCCGAGCGCCCACGCGACCCGGTGGAGCACGTCGAGCGTGAGCGTGGGCGACCCGTCGCGCGCCGCCTCGTACAAGTCCGGGGCGTGCAGGATCGCGACCGCAGACAGCAAATCGTCGGGCGTCGTGTCCAGCACCTCGGCGTCGAGACGCAGGGACAGCCACAACCACCACGGAGCCCAGAGCATGATGGGTGCCCTCCGTCCGGGAGGTAGCCCCGCTCAGAAGGACTCCGCGCGCCTCGACCGACGGGGCGCAGGTCCAGGGGTGGGCGCGGGTTCGCTCGTGTCCAGCAGCAGGATCGGCTGACCCGGGCTGGGGAGCGGGCCCGTCGTCGGCGCCTGCTCCTTGGCCAGCACCTTCAAGCACGCCGGGCAGATCCCGCGCGCGCTCAGGCCCTTCCCGCACATGGCGCACATGACCGCGTGGCCCTCGCACACACCCTGGACCTTGGGCTTGTGGGGGCAGGGACCTCCCAAAGCGTGGTCGTACACGGCGCACGGTCGGCGGCGCGCGTCTTCCGTGACCTGGAGGATCGCGCTCTGGTCATCGACCATGCGCTGGACGGCCCCGATCACCTCGGTCCAGCCGTAGTCCTCCGGGGGCAGGCCCTCGACGCCCAGCAGCTTCGCCAGACGCACGAGCGGAGTTCCGTGCAGGTCACCCACGGCGCACCTCCATCAGATCGTCCACCGCCTGGAAGATCGCGTCCCAGGTCGGCGTGCGATCCACGACGTCGAAGCCGAGTAGGTCGCCCAGGGGCGCGCGTGGGATCGCGTCGGTGGTCCGCTCGACCTCGTCGTGCAGCTCGTCGGCGATGCCGCGCGCCAGCTTCTCGATGGCGTCCAGATCACGCTGGTCCAGTCGGACCTCGAACACGTTGCGGGCCATGTCGCACCTCACCGGTGCAGGTAGCCCTCAGCGTGCGCGTCCTGACCGCCTGAACGCCGCCCGCCGCTGCGCACGGTTCGGGGGGCCGCCCTCCCTGGACCCGTCCAAGAACAGGCGCTCCAGCTCGCGGCACATGACGGCAGGGTCCACCGGCCCACAGTCGGGCGGCTTGTAGGTCCTGAGCTGGTTCGTCGAGAACCTGATCGACACGTCGTACCCGGCAGCTTGCTCGGGAGCGGGTGGTAGCTGGTCCGGCGGGACGGCGGCCAGGAGCAACGCGGTCGCGGCGATCACGGCGTGCTCCGGTCCCGGCGCTTCCGGCGCGGGGTGGGCGCGGGTTCCGGGTCGGCGACGGGCGCAGGCTCCTCGGCTGCCGTGGCGGTTCCGGTCGCCCCACCCTTGCCGGACATGACCGCGATCACCACGTCGTACTGGGCGTCGGCCCGCAGGGCGCGCAGGATCTCGCCCGGACTGGTCAGGTGGAGCAGCGTGGCTCGCTGCTCGGAGAAGGTCTGGAAGTCCACGTGGACGGGCGACCGGACCGGGGCGGGAGCAGGCGTCACGACGCCGACCCCGTGATCGATGTCCGCCGTGCGGGTGCTCCGACCGCACGTCTCGCCGAACTCCACCCACGCCCGCCACGCCTGCCCGAGCTGTACGCCCTGCGACGGCGGGACCTCCTGCATCCACGCCTCGGTCGGGTTCACGTTGGCGACCAGGATCACCCCGGTCGGGCTGACGCGCTCCTGCGCCACCTGGAGCGCGAACAGCGCGCGGCTCCCGTCCATCGGCGGGGCCACGAACACCACGTCGAATGGGCCCGCCGGGGCCTCGGACGCGTCGTGGACGCTCCGCTTGTGCGCGCACACGATGTCGTCCAGGTTCCGGGCGGACCCGATCTGGAGGTAGGACTTCGCGCCCAGGGCCGCGATCACGGCGTTGGCAAACTCGAAGCGGAGCATGGACATGGGGAACCTCCTGGACGGGCGCGTATCGCGCGATCAGGGCAGGCGCGACACGGGGCCGGTGAGCAGGGACAGGAGCACGGCGGGATCCTTGCGCAGGACCCGGGCGGACAGGTCGCGCGCGACGGCAGACTCCAGCACGGCGCGCAGGCCGGCGTCCTGGGCGAGCAGGTGCGAGAGGTAGGCGGGCTCGGCCAGCATGTCGCTCGGGACGGTCGAGACCTGACGCGCCGTCTTGATCTGCTCCACCGCGCCCGCCCGCGCCTTGTCGCGCTGGGTCACGATCTCCTGGAGGAACGCGACGAAGTCCATGGAGTTGTCAGGGCTCCAACCCACCGTGTCCCAGGCTTCACGAAGCGCGGTCTGGGTCTGGGCGCAGAACTTGGACGCCTGATCGGCGCGGATCACGGCGTCGCGGTGCGCCTGGGCCAGCCGGCGCACCCCATCCACCACCGACTCGCCGGTCCCCAGCCCACCAGCCTCGCGAACGGCAGCCAGGTCGGCGCGGAGTTGCTGTGCGTTCTCCCGTGCCTCGTCGCGTTCCGTCTCGGCCTTCTCGGCGCGGTCCCGGGAAGCCGCCACCTGCTCCTCCAACTCCTTCACGCGCGCCGAGAGACGCACGATCTCGCCCTGGACCGGCGGCACGGTCGGCTTGACGTCCCGCTCCTCGGGGACGGGGTCGGACATCAGTCTGGACCAGGGCCCGGACTTGACCTCGTGGAGCGCTGCCGCACGCTCAGCCCGCTTCGCCTCGCGTTCGGCAGCCGCCTGCTCCCACCGCGCGTGAAAGTCCGTCGCCTGCTCAGGCGTGACCACGGCGATCCCGTCGAGCCAGCGCCGGGGGTACCACCGCCCGTAGTGGACGGTACAGCACCCCTTGGCGCCGTTCGCGACGTTGTCGCAGGTCGGCAGCGCACACTTGCTCTTGGCCATCATGTCCTCCAGGACCCGTTCGTGGACGAGGCAGACGTCGAGCGACCGGTCAACCGGACCAGGGATGCGCACCCTGCGCGCCGCGTTCGCGTGGCAGTCCTTGTACGCGCACTTCATCGCTCCACCTCCACCGGGGAGGTAGCCCCGGTCATCACGGCAGCGTCGGCGGGGTGAACCCTCCCCACCGAACGGACCAGACGACCCGATGCACCCGCTCCACGGCCTCGGGGAGTGCGGTCGCCTGTCGCCACTCGAAGTCCAGATGCTCCAGATAGAGTGAGTCCGCGGCGCGCTTCGGGTTCAGACGCAGCGCCTGGATGTACTCGACGGCTTCCAGCGCCTGCGCGTGCAGCGCGTCCGGGGTGGCGACGAACGCGGCCAGGACGTCCTGTTGGAGCTGGTCGAATGGACGGCCCGCCTCGGAGAACGCCTTGTGGAAGGCGTCGGGCGATAGGTGGGTGCGCTGGCGCTTCATGCTCAGCCTCCTGCGCCGGAGGTAGCCCTGGGCGGTCGCCTCTCAAACGGTGGCGACTCAGGCAGCACCTCGGACCGATAGCGGTGTGCCGCCGTGCGGACGAGCTTGAGCGACATCCCCAACTTTCGGCTGGTCGCCCGGAACCCCACCGCCCGCACGGAGAGGTAGATCGCTCGGTCCTGCGCGGTCGTCGTGGACTTGCGGCAGTGCCGGCGATCTCCGACTTGGAGCACGCGCGAGATCAGCCGGATGGCGGTCCCCTCGGAAACAGACTCGCTCGCCATCACCTCGGATGCGCCACCACCGGCTGCCAGAATGGCCCGGATCCGCGCCTCTCGCCCAGCGCGGTAGAGCTCCGACAGCACGTACCCAGCCCGCGCCAGCGCGAGGCAGATCGCGTTCTTGGACCGGTTTGGGTGCTGGGCGAACACGACCGCCCGGGGCGTGCCGGCGCGGAGCTGGTCCGCGATCCGGCGCAGGTCTGAGATGCGCCAGTCAGGACCGAGCGGCATGGCCAGTGATCCCCCGTGCGTCCAGCGCGTCCCTCAGCTTCCAGATCGCACCCCGCTCGATCTGCCGCACCCGCTCCCGGCTCAGCCTCATCTGCTTCCCGAGGTCGAGTAGCGTCAGGTCGCCCTCCATGTGCCGCTGGTCCAGGATGAAGCGTTCCCGAGACGACAGGACGGGCAGGCAGTCCCGGACGAGGTCGAGGATCTGGCGGTCGGAGACCTCGTCCAGCGGGGACGGCGCGTCGTCTACCAGCACGCGGTCGAGCAGGTCGATCTCGTCTCCGTCCGGGTCCGGGTCGGGCGCCACGTCCTCCAGGTAGACCAGGACGTAGGACCGGAGCAGTCCCAGATTGACCCGGACCAGCGGACGCAGCATCCCCGCTTCGGGGTACTTCGCCCAGGCGCCGTGGTGCGCGAACTGGCAGTACGCGCGGTCCCGTTCGGGATCGTACCGCAGCGCCGCCTCGAACCAGGACAGGAGCAGGCGGGATCGGACCTCTTCTCCATCCCACCACTGTCCGTCCACCCACCATCGCTGGGAGAGCTTGAACGCCTCGGTTGTGATCCGGCGCTCCCACCCCAGCACCATGCGCCAGTACAGCGCGTCCGCCTGCGCGTGCAGGGCGCGGGCTTCCTTGGCCGCTGGACGGGTCGCGGCGTGCTCCCGGGCGAGCCGCCGTAGCGCGTGCTGAGCCAGCCCCCGGAGCTTCGTGTGCGGGCTCAACGCGGCGATGGCGTCAGTCGCCCGCTGGTCCAGGACGGGGTCGGACCGGAGCGTCGCTTCCGCCTGAGCGTCGAGCGCGTTGGCCGCACGGGCGGCCTCGCGGTCCTCCTGGTCTCGGCGAGTGCGTAGCCGGGGTGGGGTGGTCAGCGTGTCGGCGGTAGCGTGGTGCGTCGTCATGCTGGGAGGTAGCCGCGCGCTACCGGGTGCGTCTCAGTTCCTCTACTTGCCGCTCCAGTTCGCGGATCCTGCTGTTCAAGTCCAGTTCCCGACGTTCGGCGCGTTCCTTCGTGGCGCGTAGGTCGTGCTCCAGGTCTGGCACGCGCGCGGCCTGGGCCTCGACCTTGCGCTGGGCCGCGTGGAGCGACTTGCTGGCCTCGGCGTGGCCGTAGCTGGCGATCTCGTCGGACTCTACGGACCAGCACCACGGGCAGTTCCCCTCGGACCGGTCGCACTCGCTGGGCCGGTAGTAGATCGGGTCGCCGTGCTCCTCGCAGACCTCCAGACCGTGCTCGGACGCGAAGGCGGCCCGCGCGTCCCGGGCAGCGGTCAGCGTCGCCTTCCAGGCGTCCAGGGCTGCCTGGGTAGGCTCGGCGCCGGCCAGGTACGCGCGGAAGGCTTCCGCGTCGGACCGGTCCGCGAGGGCGGGGCCGATGGGCTCGCCCGATGGGGGCGCCAACCGGTACCCCTGGGCGGTGAAGACGATGCGGTAGGTCAAGGGGACTCCCCCGTCGGCGCCGTCGAGACGTACCAGTCTGGCGGACCGTCGTGGATCTGCTCGTTGCCATCCAGGTCGTACCAGTCCGTATGGAAAGGGCCTACAATGACCATGCATCGGCGACAGACGGCGACCTCCCAATGCACATCGGTGGCGAACTCGTAGACGCACGCCTTCTCAGACGCCTGCCCACACGTGCAGTCCTTGTGCTCCTGCTTCCTCCACATCGCGTCCCGTTCGTCTGCCGTTGCGAACAGGCGCGACTCCAGGATGTCCACGGTGTTGTTCATCTCGCCGTGAAGGATCAGGCCGTCCGAGAAGCGGACGATAATGGATGCGTGGCTCATGTCGGTCCCCCTCCATGTCTGAACGCCCCAGACGGTAGCCGCCAGTCTCCAGGGTCGCACAGGATCGGCCCGGCGTAGGTCCGGCTCAGCAGGGCCCGCCGGTGCTGGTCCATCTCGGTCACGTCGCACAGGGGCGTGCCGTCGTCGGCCAGGGCGTCTACGGACGAGGTACGGTGGATGGTGTAGCCGCTCGTCCGCTCGCGCTCCTGGACCAGCCCGTAGGCGTCAGGCATGAGCGCCCGGGCGGTCGCCCACTCGTCCGGGCCTCCGAAGATGCACATGGAACACGACGCGCGGCCGTAGCCAGCGAAGTAGACCGGGTGCGGCACGATCCCGTGCGCGCGCAGGGTCGCCCAGATCCGGCCCTCTGGCCAGCCCAGGATCGGCCGGTGGTGGTCCACACGCCGGGTCTTCGTGCTGGTCCGGTGGGCCTCGGTGGTCGCGTACTTGGACCGGGCCCCACCCTTGCCGCCCTCTTCTCGGCGCTCGCCCGTCAGGACCAGGATCGGGCCGGTCCGGAACTCGGGCCGTGGGTCGTTCGCGATGGCGCGTGCGGCCACGTCGATCTTGAGGACCGCGCTACACCACCGCACGGACAGGTCCCCGCTCGGCATCGGGAAGCGCCCCCGCGTGCCGGTCGGGCCGTGTCCACCTCGCGTCACCCTGGATCCGTCCTGGTCCTCCGCCGTGACGGGCGCAGTCGGGCTGTCCTGCCGGTCCATCTCGCGTCGGAACCCACCCTCGCGCCACTGGAAGCGGATCGGCAGGTCCAGGGCGTGCGCGAATGCCTCGCAGTACGCGTGCGTCACCGGCCAGTCCATGAACGTCGGGTCCTCGGGCGCCCCATCGACGAGCTGGTGCCACAGCTCCAGCCGGTCTCGGGGCACGCCCTCCGACGCCATCCAGTCCAGCGTGTGCAGCACCATGGCGGCGCTGTCCTTGCCCCAGCTGAACATGAGCACGATCCGCGCGTAGCTGGACAGCGAGAGCAGGCTGGACGTGTCCGGGCGGGCGCTGGGGTGCGGCGGGACGTCCAGCCACGGGGGCGCCAGCGGGTCGCGCTGGGTCGGCTGGACGAAGGGCAGCGCGTGCTGGTGCGCGGTCACTGCATCCTCGCCCGCTGGACCGCCACCATCACGCCCGCGGCCGTCCTGGCGTCCGAGAGCGCCCGGTGCTCTGGCTGGACCCGCTCCACGCCCCAGCGACGCGCAGCGGCCCACAGGGGCTGTCCGCCCAGCGTGTCCAGGATGCAGCGCGTCCAGCAGGCGTCGGGCCACGCCAGCCCGGACCGCTCCAGCATGGTGCTGTCGAAGCGCGTCCCGTAGGACGTGATCCGGGCGCCCTGGGCGAGCGCGGCGCCCATCCAGGCCAGGACCTCACGCCGGTACCGCCCGAACGTCGGCAGGGCGTGCAGCTCCATGGCCGTGAACCCGCCCATCTGGACGACGTGGGCCATGCGGTCGTGCCAGACCTCGGGGCAGCCCCGGACCTCCAGGTGCCGCACCTCACGTCCGGACGGGTCCAGGAGCACGGCGCCGAACTCCCAGACCCGGGCGTCACGGTCGTTCGGTAGGCCGGTGGTCTCTGTGTCCAGGACCACTATGGACGTGCGGAACAGGCTCACGGCTGGCCCCGGTCGTAGTGCGCCACGGTCCGGGCGAGGCGGGGTCGGAGCCAGTCCACCATCCCGGGCTTGTCCAGGACCAGCAGGATTTCGCACAGGTCGTGTCGCGTCGGCTGGCCCTCGGCGTTGATCAGGGGCAGCCCGGCGTCCAGCAGGCGCTCCAGGTCCGCCCGGATGGCGGGCTGGTCCAGGACTTCCTGGGCGTTCAGGAGCGCGATGTCGAGGGAGGGGGCGATCACGCGTCCCCCAACGCGCGGATCCCACGGAAGTAGGACGCGCATATCGGGTCCGTGGATGCCGCCAAGATGCGCTCGCAACGGGCGAGGATGGCGCACCAGAGCGCTGGGGTCATGCCACCTCCTCGGCGCACCGTCCGGCGCGCTCACACGTATATGTCTACCACGGTAGACACTACACGCGCAAGCACGGTCTGACCGATCAGCATTCCGCCGCCTGCGACCTCGTGATCGCCGTGCTCACGGCGGGCGTGAAGGTGTACCCGGCCGGGAGCATGGGGGCGGTCGGGTCGCCACGGAAGCGGTGGTAGAGCGCCATCAGCAGGCCAGCCCACGGCTGCTGGGCCATGCCGTGCAACTCCTGGTGGGTGCGCAGGCGACCGTCCGCGCCGACCTCGACCAGCCGCGCGTGGACCGTCATCGGGAAGGGTACGCCCGGGAGGATGGACGCCGCCTCGACGCCCTGCGCGAGCACGCGCTGGACCCAGCGGTCCAGGTCCGCCGTGGCCGGGATCGTGCCGACGTCCGCCAGCCAGGGGAACGCGGGCAGGAAGATCGACAAAAACCCGTCGCGGTAGAGCGTGACGTGGGCGGACCCGTCGGGGGCGCGGAGCAGACCCGAGAACGCGTGGGACTTGGACATGGAACCCTCCTGGCTGGAGGTAGCCGCGCTCAGCCCCGTCCCGGACCGGCCAGCATCTCGACCAGGAACGCGCTACACCGCGCCCGCAGCGTGAGGCAGGGCTGGACCGGGACGCGCCGGCCCAGGAGCAGGTCGAACAGGAATGCACTGTGCTGGCGTTCGTGGGCCAGCGCCTGCTCGGTCAGGATCAGCCGCTCGCGCAGGGCGGTCGCGTCGGTCGGGTAGGCGGACTCCGACATGAGACACCTCCTCGTCAGGAGGTAGCCTCGACCTCGTCGGACTCGTCTTCGTCCTCCAGGTCGGATCCCGGCTGCCGGAACAGCCCCATCAGAGTCTCCGTCCCCACCGGCTCCGTTCCGTCCCACTTGTTCGGCCAGGTGTTGGCCGCGATGAGGTCCCGGATCCGGGCCTCTTCCTCGGCGTTCAGCAGGTCGATGCGCGGCCGGCGCAACCGCCGGGCAGCGTCGTTCACGCGCGCCTGGACGTCCAGCACCCGGTCGAGCGCCATCCGTCGCGCGTCCATCGTCAGCGGGCCCAGGCGCTCCTGCTTGGAGACCAGCGCGCCGCTGGCCGTGCGCTCCCCAGGCGGCTTCCGCAGGCGCAGTCCCGGTTCGCGCAGCCTCCCGTAGAGCGGCTTGAGCTCCGCCAGCGGGCTCAGGTACGACCACGCGGGCTGGCGCAGCACGCGGCTCAGGGCGCGGTCCTCCGTCACCAGCGGGCAGCCGACGCAACCCGTCCGGGCGCTCGCGGACTCCTTCGTCTGGTTGCGCTCCAGCCCGTAGGCTTGCGCGAGCTGGGCGGTCTCCCAGCCCCCGAACTCGGGCTTGGGCGCCCACAGATCCAGCCATTCCCATACGTGACACTGGCGCCAGTGCAGGATCGGGCCCAGCTTGTCGGCGACCGCGTCGGGCAGGGTCTGCTCGTACCACCCCTGACCACACTCGGCGTCGTCTCGGGAGCACGCCACCGTGATCCGCTGGTCGCGCGCCTCGGACTCGCCGCGCCGGACCCCGTGCAACAGCAGGGGCTTCTCGCCCGTCTCGTCCCGGATCTGCGCCATCATGCGGGCCATCGGCTGGAGCTTGAGCTTGTCCGTACACCAGCGGAACCGGTTGTGGGGCGGGGGCACGCCGTACCCAAGCATGTAGACCAGGAACCGCTCGTCCAGGGGCGCCATCACGCGCCGGACGTCGATGTCGCGGTCCTCCAGATCCTGGATCACGTCGGAGGCGACCTCGTACAGCGGCAGCAGTTCCTGACGCGTGTCGGCGTAGCAGACGATCAGCCGCTCTGGTGCCCGGAGTCGCCCGGACACGATGAGCCAGACCAGCATCGTGACAAGGCACGTACTGTCCTTCCCGCCCGACCACGCGACGACCCAGGTTCGGTGGGTGGCCCCGTAGGTCTCCAGGGACGCCAGGGTCAGGTCGATGGAGTCCGTCATCTGACTCCGGGCCGACTCTGGCGCGAACAGGTTGAGCTGCTGTCGGGGCTTCATCGGGGGTCCTTCCAGGCGGCGATGCCCACCGCGGCCAGCAGGGCTCGGATGCGCTCGTCGGCGGTCTCCGCTGCCAGGGACTCGGCGTAGGTCAGCGGAACGCGCAGGAACGTGCTCGGCTGGGTCTGCAACGTCCGGACCAGCCGGCGCGCGTCGGCCAGTCCGAGGCCGATCCACTCGCGGACGGCAACCACGGCGCGCCGCTCGTCGGCGTCTGGTCTGATCTGAACGCGCCACCAGTTCGGCTCCTCGCGCCAGCCGCCCTTCCCGTACTTGAGCACGCGGCGGTCGGCGGACTGGAGCCGACGCGCGTCCTGGAGGGTGCGCCGTCGGGACGAGTACCCTCGCGTCAGGCGCAGGGTCGGTGAGTCCCAGGACGTGGGGCAGTTCACGGTCACGTAGTGGTGCCCGCCCCCGCCGTTCTCCTCGCGCCGGACCGTGACGTCGCGGTCGGTCGGGGTCACGCGCGGGAGCTCGCGACAGACGCGGTAGCCCTGGATCGGGTGGGTCTTCTTCATGCGGCCCTCGCGTGCAGGAACGCGCCGTCTGGTCGGAAGTCGATCCGGTCCGCGCACGTCACGACCTGCCCAGCGCAGGTGAAGTGCGGGCCCTCGAAGGGGTTGTAGTGCAGCCGGTCGCCCCCTTCCCGGATGGGCAGGTCCGCCACGGTCCCGCAGGCGTAGGCGTGGACCGTCCGGCGCTGGGTCCGGATCACGCGCTGGCGCACCACCTCGGACACGCGGAAGGTCACGTCCAGCAGCACCAGCGCGGACCGGTGCTCGACCACGCGGTTCGTGCGCGGGTCCAGGATGGACCAGTCGGCGCGGCGCAGGTTGCGGTAGACGCGGAGCTGCATCCCTGGAGGTAGCCGCTCGGGACCGGACTCCGACCGCTACGTCCTGCTCCCTCCGGACCTGGCCAGTCCCTCGGCGAAGGCGCGCGCCTCTTCCTCCGTCAGCGTCAGGTAGGGGTGGTCCTCCGCGATGTCCCGACACGCCGGACAGGGCTGGTCGTCACCGGACGGGTCCAGGGGAGGAGCGCCGCACAGGGGAGAGCCACGACGGTCGAGACGGTGCTTCACGAGGGGACCTCGTCCCAGGTGCGCCCGTCGAGGAGACGGCCGGCGGCGCGCTTGCCGACGCGGGTCATGTGGAGGCCGTTGACCACGGCGTCTCCTTCGGAGATGTCGGGAGTCGGCAGGAACTCACCCCACTGCTTGAAGAAGAAGGGGACACCCGCCGAGACACATTGATCCCGGAGCGACCGGAACCAGTCCGGGTGCGACGGGCGGGCCTTGGGGCCGGACTCGCCGCCTGCGATGACCCAGCCTATGCCTGAGTAGGTTGCCCCGCTCCACTCCCCCGTCTCGTGATCCCGCGCGCCCTCGCTGACGACCCCTGGCCCCGAGAGTCCTCCCGGATCCGTCGTGTCGGGCTCGAAGAGCGTCACCGGCCCCGTCATCGGCTCCACGCTGACCACTCTCGGCCCAGCCGCGCGGACCTGGAGCAGCACCGGCACGCGCAGGTCCGCCGCCTCCTGGCAGCCCGCCGTCACGCCTGGCCACACCCACGCCGGCAGCCCCTCGGGGAAGTGCTCGCGCTGCCACGCCAGCAGCCGATCCGCGCGCTTCGTCAGCGTGATCACGATGGGGCGCTTCTTGGGCGGGCGCTGGCCCAGCCGGCGGATCTCCTCGGCAAACGCTACGGGAAGCGCCGGGTCATGGTCGGGGTGCCACAGGTCCGTCATGGACCCGGGGAAGACCCGGTGTCCACCCTTCATCCGGTCGAACTTCCGGCGCAGCATGTCCCGATCCCAGCGGAACACACCGGACCAGCGCGCGGTGTTGCCCGTTCGCTCGGCCACGCCATCGTACAGCGCCATCCCCATGGCGCCGCACCGGGCGCTCTGAAGGCGCGCGTAGCAGTTCACGCACGCGGGGTCCATTTTGCCGCTGGGCAGCACCGCCTCGGAACAGCCGCTCGCGGCGTTCTCCGTGTCGTCGGCCCACTCGATATCGGTGGCTGGCATCTCGTACCTCCGCCATGGTGTCTACTGAGGTAGCCCATGTGGACGGATCCTGACCCCTGGATACGCCGCGCTCGGAGACCTCACCTTCCGTTCGCCACCCCTCCAGGAGAAGCGCGATGATCTCGCAGTCCGTCCCCAAGCTCAGCGTCGTCCAGAAGATCCAGGGCCTGTTCAAGCCCGCCAGCGTCTGGGCGTGGTTCAAGTCCGTCAGTTCGCTCGTGTACGCCCAGGTCGCGGCCAGCACCGCGATCACCGGCGCGCAGGAGAACGCCACCGCCTTCGACAAGTACTACACGGTCAAGGCCAACGCTCCCGAGGCTGGGTCCGTGATCCGGGGCCGCGCGTGGGGCAAGTACACCGCCACCACGGGCACCGAGAACCACACCCTGGCGCTCAAGCTCGGGTCGCAGGCCATCTTCACCAGCGGCAACATCGACCCGGCCGACAACGACTACTGGATGATCGAGTTCGAGATCGTCTTCCGGACCGTCGGTGCCAGCGGGACCATCGTGGGCTGGGCCGCCATGCGCAACGGTGCCAGCGGGGCGGCGGGCACCTGGCTCCACTACTACCTGGACTCGACCAGCTTCGACACGACCGCCGACGCGATCCTGGCCGTCTACATGGACCGTCAGGCCAGCGCGACGGACTCCGACAGCGCGCGCCAGGACAGCATGATCGTGGTGTCGATGAGCTGACCTTCGGCCCAGGTCGAGACACGCCGCCCGCCCCACCACAGGCGGGCGGTTTCGTTTCAGGATCACTCCCCCGCCGCCTCGACCAGCATCCGGTAGAGCTGCTGCCCCACGTTCAGCCCGGCGCTGAACTCGCTGGCCACGCCCGCTGCCTCCAGGACCGCGTCGGGGTCGAGCCCGTCCACCGCGAGCGACACGCCGACCTTGTGCAGCAACAGCTTGTGGCCCGCCTCGGGCAGCTTGTGCCCGTACAACGGAAACACGCTCCGGACCGGCAGGACTTGTCCGGGACGGTGGATGCGCCCGTTCGCCTGCCGGTACACGATGGGCTTGCACTCCGGGTTCTCGTACCAGACCGACGTTGCCAGCGACACGAGGTTGTTGAGCCCCGTCTGGACGCACGTCGGGTTCACGATCAGGACGCGCCGCGCCTTCCGGTTCAAGTGCCGGTCGATCCAGGCTTCGCGCTTCGCCGGTGGCACCTTCTCCGACCGGAGCACGACGGGCTCGATCCCCGCCTGATCGCAGATCCAGGCCAGCCGGTCCAGGAGCTCGACGTGCGCCGGCAGGACCATCACGCCGCGCCGGTCCGCGCCCTCGTCGCGCAGCAGGTCCAGCAACCACGCTTCCTTGGGCAGCAGGACCGTCGGGTCCAGGCGAGGGACGCGTGCGACCAGCCCGCCGGGCTCCACGGTGAAGGACCGCGTGACCGTGCTCGGGACGGCCTCGGGCCAGCGGACCTCGTAGTCCCCGCACGCCGCGACGTCCGGGTAGGACAGCAGCTTCGTCACCGCGCCGAACAGCTTGCCGGCGCAGCCCTTGACGAACCGGGTCTCCCGGATCGCCTTCTTCACGGTCTCCAGCAGCCCGTCCAGGTTCGCCGCCAGCGCCGGGGTCAGGTCGATCCGCGCGGTCTCCTCGGACTGGCCGGGTAGTCCGATGTCCAGGTCCGCCTTGTGGATGATCGCGCTCGACCCGAGCAGGTGGTCCAGCAACAAAACCGGGATCACGCCGGGGGCCATCCCCGCCTTCTTCACGCCGGACAGGACGCGTTCGGAGTGCGCGCCACGGGCGACCGACCCGCCCTTGTCGGTCTCGTACACCAGCACCCGCTTGCGCAGCCCGTACTGATCCACGAACCGCTCGCGGTCCCCGTGGCCGAACTCGGCCCGGAATTTGGGCGACACCGCCCGGAGCGCGTGGAAGGCGCTGTCCGCGTACCCGTTGACCAGGGAGCCGGTCATGTAGAGCACGGGGATCCCGCGCTTCTGTGCCATCTGGGCGAGGCGCGTGGCCACGATGCCCTGAGCTGAATGCTCGCTAGAAAATTCGTGCGCTTCGTCGATCACCAGCATCCCGAAGATGTCCGCCGCATATCGAGCGATGTAGGTCCCGACCGGGAACCGACGAGGCGTCGGGGTCGCCTGGAACAGAGGCTCGCCGCACCCGGCGGTCCGGACCTTCGCCGCCATCACGATCCGGGTCAGCGCGTAGGACAGCGCCTCAGCAGACCCGCGCGCATGACCGCGCAGCGCGTTCCGCTCGAAGCCCGGCCCGTCGTCCTGGTACCCCTTGCCGTGGACCTGGAAGCCCGCCGGCTCCGACGGGGTGTAGTGACGGTGGACCGGATCGGGGCGCGCTTCCCAGGTCCCGTGGGTGTAGGCCCACCCGTCCCGGAACGGTCGCCAGCAGTCCTCAGCGGTCTTCTGCCCGTACCAGCCCGGGATCCCGTGTCCGTAGGCGTAGCCGGGGTGCTCGTCCGGGTGGGCGCCCAGGTCGGGCAGGGCGTCGCACGCGAAGCCGATCCGCTCGCGCAGGGGGATGAGCTGGCGCGTGGTCTCGTCGCCCTTCCGGTAGGCCGGGATCACCGCCAGCCCAGCGGGCGCCGTGCTCGGGCGGGCCCACGCGACGGCGGGTAGGACACGCTCCCGGGCCTCGGGCTGGTCCAGGAGCAGCGCGTAGAGCTCGGCCAGCGCGTCTGTGAGGCGCTGGTGTAGGGCGTCGCTGGCGGGGTGCTTCTGAGCCCACGCGAGGAACCGCTGGCCCATGGCCGTCGCGGGTACCAGCCCGTGCAGGGACACGTTCTTGGGGTCGCACCGGACCAGCAGCGCCGCGTGACGGAGCACCCACCGGCCCAGCGGGGACCGGGCGCGCAGCGTGCCGCCGTCGCACCGGACCCGCCGCTCGGCGTGCCGGTCGCCGATGACCATCGCGCCGCACCGCGGGCAGGTGGGTACTGGACGGCTCAGGACCGAGTCCAGCCCCGCCCAGCCGTGGCCCAGCTTCGCCGCCTCGCGGGACAGCAGCGCGACGACAGGCCCCGGGTGGGCGCGCAGCGCATCCACGGCGGACAGGCTGTCCAGCACGACCACGTCGGCGTGCGGCAGCACCGTGCGGACCTGCGCGGCCCAGGACGCGAGCAGGTGCGGCGGGCAGATGACCAGCGACCGCGCCACGCCCCGGACGTGTTGGAGCGCGAGCGCGATGCTCGTCTTCCCGGTCCCGACCTCGCCCACGATCAGCGCGCCCCGTCCAGGCTGGTCGAGCAGCTTCACGACCGCGTGGACCACGCTGGCTTGGGGCGCCCACAGGGGACGGCCCAGCCCCGTCACGGGCGGCTCCTGGTCCGTGGTCGGGTCGTGCAGCACCGGGCAGGCGGCGCGCAGCGCGGCCAGGAGCGCGGCGCTGTACCGATCCAGCAGGTCCGCGAAGGTCAGCTCCGCCACCGTGGTTGCGCTCGTCACCTCCGCGCTGGACGCGAGCGCGTGGTACGTCGCGGTAGCCAGGTCGAGGGCGTACACTTGGAGCTCGGGACGCTCCACCTGGACCTCGCCGGTCAGGTCCCCGTCCTTGTCGTGCTTCTGCTCGACCGTGTCCCAGCGGCGCCGGAACGTGCCCTTGACCAGCAGAGCGGGCAGCGCGTGGCCGTCGTTGGGCCGGACGTGCAGCCCGTTGAAGACCCCGGCCGACAGCGCAGCCGCGAGGTGGACCGGCTTGGGCGGGCTCACCACGGGGTAGACCGCGCCGATCCGCTCGACCACGTCGGCGGGGTGGTCCAGGTCCGGCGCGGGCCCGCGCTCCGTGTGCCAGGGAGGCAGGGCCGCCACGCCCGCCACGTCGAACCCGGCCATGGACCAGACGTCCCGGTCCACGCGCGCGAAGCCGGGGTTGCTGCCCTTGCGGGTCACGGCTCGGTAGGGCTCGACCTGATCGACGCTGGGCAGGTCCGGGATCCCGCTCGCGTCGTCGGACCACGCTCGGACCTGCGCGGCGATGGTAGGGTCCGGCGCGGCGCGCTCGACCCTGCGCGCGAACAGGAACACCTGCTTGAACGTCTCGAAGTCCTTCCAGGGGAAGCGCAGGCAGCGCAGGTCCGCGAAGTGCAGGGCCAGGGTGTCCGCGCACGCCGCGAGCGCGTAGTGGGGGACCACGAACACCAGCACGCCGCCCGTGGTCAGTATGGGCGCGCACGCCGCGAGCCAGCGCGCCTCCAGGCGTCGGTACTGCCGATCCTGGTCATAGGGTGGGTTGAGGAGCAGGAGATCCGCGAACCCCGGGCTGAATCGGACGTGGAAGAAGTCGCCGTGCAGGTGGTGTCCCTGGTACCCGTGCCACTGGCGCTTCGGGTCGAACTCCCGCAGTTTCTGCCAGCGGGTCTGCTCCATCTCGCAGGCGTAGGTCAGGACCGAACCCGAGCGGTCCGCCGGGCTGACGGCGTCCCGGAGTAGCCGCAGCGCCTCGCCCTCGCCCGCGCACGGATCGACCAGGATCAGGTCCTCGCTCGACCCGGACCAGTCTGGGCGCACCATGGCGCCGATGGTCGGGATCAGGTGTGGCGGGCAGGGGAAAAATCCAGCGAGCGCCTTGCTTTCTCTCCGTGCCATCACAGACCTCCCACGTCAGACCACCGCTTGACCTCACGCGCGAGCCAGCCCGCGATGGCCTGCAACTCGCCCTCCCCGGACAGGCGCTGGCCCATGAGCCAGTGCCCGCTGAACACGAACCCGGGCGCGCAGCCCGCCGCGTCCGGCGTCTCGACGACGCACCCGATCCGCTCATCGTACCGGCTCACGATGCGCGACTGGAGCCGGACCGGACCGCGCCCGTAGTGACCGACCAGGAGCAACCACGCCCCGAAGACCGGATCGCGCGGGATCGGCAGGGGCAGCCGGTGGTCCAGGTAGTGCAGCAGCAGCGCGCCGTAGCCGAGCAGGTCCGCCAGGGGTTCGCCCTCGACCCGGATCCGCGTCTTGATCCGGTAGATGGCCCGGTACGGGTAGGTCTCGTAGTCCGTGCTCACGTACTCGGAGTCGGTGGCGACCTTGTCGGCGATGCTGGACGCCAGCAGCCGGTCCAGGACGAGGCTCGCGCGGCCGAGGTCGAATCGCTGGGCCGCGAGCCAGGACCGCGCTGGGATCACCAGGAACCGGTAGCGGTAGGCGTCTTCCGCCGGGACGCGCCAGCTCAGGAACGATGGGTGGGCGACCGTGGTACACGACCCGCCCGCCGGGAGCGGACGCGTCCACCACCGGTAGGGGGCGGACTTCAAGAACTCGAACCGGTTGGCGCCGCGATCCCGACCGTCCGTCGCGACGTGGCCCAGGCGCAGGTTCTCCGTGAACGCCCGGAGCTGTTCAGTCGGACCGGCGAACACCGCCCACAGCGGACGCGTGCAGTTCGTGTCCGTGTCGTTCCACAGCAGGTCCGCCGTGGCGTGTGCGACGAGGTCCGCGGAAAACGCGCGGCCCTTCTCGCCCTTGGGCTGAATCGTCAGGAGCATGGTTCCCTCGTCGGCGCTGTCCAGCGCGCACGACTACTGTATCGCTGTTCAGTTTGGCCTACCACGGTAGACACCGGAAGCGGGCCAGAACCTGTCCGCTACTGCGACTATCGAAAGCCCAGGGCGATCTCGGCTTCGGACAGGTCCGGGTCGTTCCCATCCCGCAGCAGGGACCAGACCTCGTGCAGCCCCGGGCGGACCATGCGGTCCTCCAGGTCCCGCCAGCGCAGGACGTCTGGCGCCTGCTGGTGTGTCCCGCCCTCCAGTCCGAGCCAGGACCGCCACGCCTGGATCTCCACGGCGCACCCCGCGGACAGGCTCCCATCGTCTCGGGTCAGCACCCACAACCGCCCGCCCGCGACCTTGACGGCGCGCAGCAGGGACCGACAGCACGTCAGCGCGTCCGGGTGGTCAGGCCCGCGCTCGGCCCCCTGGAAGCCCTCCAGTGCGGTCCCCACGGTCAGGGCGGGCACCAGCGGCGCCAGGTGCTCCGACGCGGCCAGACGCGCCAGCGTGACCGCGCGCAGGTAGTTCAGGCGCCGCTGTCCAGGGGCAGCGTCCCGGACGGGCGTGGCGAGGTATACGGCGGGCCAGACAGCGTTCAGGTCGGACATGACGGGTCCTCCAGCCCAGGGGTAGCCCTGGGGATCGGCGTCGCGATCCCGTGCCGGCAGCGTAGCCCCGCTTCGAGCGCCACCACGCGCAGGCGGTTGGCGGTCAGCCGGACCTGACGTGCGAGGACCTGGACCGGAACCCCACCCGCGAGCGCGGCCACGAGGGCACGGCGCATGGCCGGTGGGTAGGGGGTGCGGGTGTGCTCCCGAGTCTGGAAGTAGCGATCCGTCTCCTGGATCGCGGTCGCGACCAGAATGCGCTGGCTGGGCGAGAGGCGGTTGTTTTGCCGCGCCACGGGATCAGCCTGTAGCCGTGGGCGCGTGGTTGGGATCTCGGGCTGGCCCGAAGTTCGCCTCTGCGATGGCCCGCGCGACCGGCGGGCACACGCTGTTGCCGATGCGCTCGATCTGCTGCGCCTTCGTCCCGGTCAGGATGTACGTGTCCGGGAAGCCCTGGGCGCGGGCGAGCTCCCTGGGTGTGAGCATCCTCATCCGGATGTCCATGATCACGTAGGGCACGCCGTCCAGCACGACCTCGACCAGTCCGAGGCGGGCCTTGGCCACTACGGTCTTCATGGGCTCGTCCAGCTTCTGCCACTGCCCGCCGGACCCGTAGTACAGGACCAGGAACGCGGCGACCATCTCCCGGCGGTCGGGCTGGACCGGGGTGGTAGACAGGTCGGCCTCCACAAGGCTGTGATGGTCGATGCTGGTGACCGTGCCCAGCGGGCGATCCAGGCCGTGGCCGACCACGCCCCCGTAGTGCTTCGCCATGAACGCGCTCACCAGCGCGTGCTTGCCACCGGCGCCCACCACCGTCCCGAGCGACTTGGTGATGTCCAGCGCGCGCGGGGCCTGCCCCTTGCGCTCGCCGTACCCGGACTGGACCAGGATCGGCGTGACCACGGACCACTCCTCCGTGGCCGTGATGGTCGGAAAGGGCTGGTCCGGCTTCGTGACCCCGCTGGCCTTGCCGGGCTTGTCCCAGCCCTTGCCGTGCGCGCGCATCACCAGCGGCGTGGACATCTCGGCGGGAGCCAGCACCGCCTCAGCCATGCCCAGGTGTCCGCCGCCAGCCTGCGCGGTCACGGTGGGCATGGGCTCCTCGACCGTGGCGCCCGCCTTGGACGTACCGTAGAACTTCGTGACCACCGGCGTCACCAGACAGTGCTCCGCCTTCGTCACGATGGTCGAGAGCGGCCCGTGGATGGGCTTGACCTTCCCGCCGTCGCTGGACTGGTGGCCCGTCACCACGATGTAGGGGTCGGCGCTCGTGAGCACGAACCTGCGGATCCCCTCCGCGATCCTACGCATGGTCGGCTCGGCCAAGGGGCGCTTCGGCAGCCCGGACCCGTGCGCCTTCGCCCACGCCTTCGCCTCGGACGGGTCTGCGAAGATGCTCAGGCTGGGCTCATCGAAGTCCAGGCACTCGGCGGCGGTCCGGTGGGGCTGCGCACGTCCAGGGCCGTGGGTGGGCTCGGGCCAGCGGATCGGCTCGCCGTCCCGCCGGGCGACGAAGTACAGCCGCTCTCGGGACGTCGGCGCGCCGTAGTCCGCCGCGCAGAGCTTCGCGTGCTCGAAGGTGTAGCCGCACCCCCGGCGGGCGAAGGGTCGTACCCGCTCCGGGATCTCCTCCCAGGAGGGGTGCGTTTCGGGACAGCCAGGGCCGAGCGCCAGCTTGAAGGCGTCCCAGATCTCGCCAGCCCGGCCCTTGATGGGCTTGTTGCGCAGCTTCGGATCGGGGTGGTTTGCTGGGTATAGTGGGCCGTACGTCAGGATCTCAGCCACATTTTCGCCAGCAATGACCGTGGGCCTAACCTCGTGCGCCCACTCGATAATGATCCAGATGAGACCCCGGATCTCCTTCTCCACAGGCTTGCCACCGCGAGCCCTGCTGAAATGGGTACAATCAGGAGATGCCCATAGAAGGTCGATTTTCGCGCCATTGACCGCGGCGCTGGGCGGCACGTCCCACACGTCCCGGTGGAAGTGGATGGACAGCGGGTGGTTGGCCATGTGCATCTGGATCGCGTGCCAGTCGTGGTTCACCGCCACGATGGGGCTGCGTCCGGTGGCCAGCTCCAGGCCCAGGCTCGCACCGCCACCACCGGCGAACAGGTCCACGGCGACCACGTCGGACACCGAGCGCATCCGGGTAGCCGGGCGCTGTCGCAGCAGGCTCAGGAGTGAGAGTTGTTCGCCGTAGTGCGCCGCTGCCAGGTACGGCGTCACGTCGTAGGGCGGGGGCACCACGTCGTCCACGATCTCGGGCAGGTGCAGCGTCTGTCCGACTCGGTTCCCGTACAGGTCCAGGATGGTGAATTCCGACATCGATCAGCTCCAGGTGGAGGGGTGCCTACCGTGGTAGCCCCGCGCCTACCGCCTCGACCCGAACAGCGGCACCTGTCCCGTCACGCGCTGCGCCTTGTACCAGCGCCTCAGCCGCTCGGTCCGGTGCTCCAGGTCGCAGGAGAAGTCCTCCCCGGTCCGCCGACGGATGGCCTGGGCGTCGTGGCGGGCGCCGTCATCCCAGGCCGACGAGTCCACGCTGGCGACTCGACGGCGGTACGGCGCGAACCCAGGATGCTCCAGGAGTTCCCCCTTGACTCCGAAAAGATGCAGTTTGATGCTCGGTTCAAGCTCTTGATCGAGCGCGTGCAGCACGCCCAGGACGCCCTCGGGTCCACCGGCCTCGCGCGTGCAGACCGACCCGACGCCGACCAGCGCGGGTAGTCCGGTGCGGTCCCGGTGCCAGGTCGCCTCGCAGTCCTCGGGGTCGCCCGTCGCGCAGCAACAAGGGTCGGTCGCGTCGATGGCCTCCGCGAGCTGCTGGGCGCACCGCACGTAGTCGGCAGGCGTGCGTCCCTGGAGGATCGGCAGCGGGTCCGGGGTGGTGTTCTCGCCCTCGTCCCGCCAGCCCTGGAGGGCGTCCAGCGTCTCGACGTAGCTGTCCACCGTCATCTGGATCCGGCGCTCGACCTCGGCGCGGTTCGGCGCGATCTCGGACTCGCAGCAGTAGTCCATCGGCGACCACCACGCCCAGGGGTGGGGCATCAGGGCGCGGTCGTACCCGTCGTCGCGCATCCCCTCCCCAGCGAAGTTCATCACGATGCGCTCGACGTAGTCCTCGACCGTCCAGCGGTACCCGCCGAACTTGACCATGGCCGTGAAGCCCGCCGAGTCCAGCGCGGGGCCCGTCGTCCAGGCCGTGATCGGCGCGCGCAGCCAGCCGCGTCCGGGGCGGTACAGGCTTCCCACGGAGATCAGGATCTGGGCCCCGAGGTCGCGCGCGGCCACCAGGAACGGGTGGTCCTGATCGCCCGTCAGGTAGGGCAGTCCCAGGCGGATCGTGAGTCCATCGGCGGCCATCCACGGAGGTAGCCGCGACGGTCAGCGCCCGAACGGCTGGAGCTCCGCGCCCGCCGGCACCCGGCCAAGCGGCGACGGGTGGAGCGGGTCGCCCGCCGGGGTCGTGCCCCAGCACCAGATCCTGTCCCGCGCCCACTCCCGGACCAGCTCGAGGCTCCAGGCCATCCGTTCCGTGCGCGCACCCGCGCCCCAGGCGGCCACGACCACGGGCGTATCGCACGCCCAGCGGATCGCGTGGCGCTGGTCCGGCCGGTGCTCTGTCATCGGCAGGTCCGCGCAGAGCTTCCGGGCTCGGTCCGGCTTCGTGGTCCGGACCGGCGACAGGTTCGCCACCCGGATCTCGCTGTAGGCCGCGAGCAGCGCTCGGACCCGTCGGTGGGTGGCGCCGTCGAGCGTGGACCCGTCCGGGAGGGGACTCCCCTCCAGCGCGGGGTTGTACATGACCACGCCGATCACGGCGGGAAGCTCCCCCGCCTGGACCGGGCGTGTCCAGGTCAGCCGGAACCGCAGCGCGTCGGCGGGCTGGACGTCGGCGATGCAGGTCCAGGGCGGGGGCACGATCAGGGGCACGGCGGCACCTCCGGTCAGGAGGTAGCCTCGCCCGTCAGTCGTCCTGGACCAGCCGCAACTTGGGGACGGGCTTGGCGGGCCTGGGCTCCCGCTTCTTCGCCGAGGCGACAGACCGGGCGGCGGACATGGCGGCCTCGGCCGCGGCGTAGTTCGGCGACCCGGGGTCGGTCAGCAGCCAGGCCCGCACGGCCCAGCCCGCCTCGGCCGACACCAGCAGGTCGAACATCCGGAGCACGTACACCACGCTCCGGTCGTTTCGGTCCAGCAGGCCGGTCAGCGCGCCGAACCGCGCCAGCGTGACCTCGTCTACCCCGCCGCCGTCGCGGATCTTGTAGATCGCGGCCCGGAGGATGTCGAGATGCACCGCCAGCGCGCTGACGCTCACGTCCTCGTGCCGGATGGAACGGCGCAAGTAGGCTTCCAGCGTCTCCCCCGCCTCGTGCGGCGGAAAGGCTCGTAGGTCCATGGGCGGTAGCTCCTCGATTTCGCTGCCGCGACGCACGCCCGTCCGGGTCGGTGCTGACGACGCGCCGGAGCGTAGCACACCGTTCGCAGCCCGTCCCGAGGGAACCTCATTTTTTGGACTACGGGGCACGAAGACTCCCAGATGTTCAGGTAGGCCCTGGAGCGTCAGGGCCGCTGACCATGGGTAGCCCCGGCTCAGTCCTCGCCGTCCAGCAGGAGCGTCAGCACGGGCTCCAGGTCGTCGCCAGGGCCGCAGTGAAGGACCACCGCCTGGGGGCGTCCGCGCCGCTGGACCTGGAAGGGCAGCCGGTCCCCCTCCTGGCCAGTAGCCCGCACGCGCCGTAGCCGGGCCACCACGACGCACAGGACGGACTGGAGCGCCCACGTCGGGTCCGCACCCGGGTACTCGACCAGCGCCGCCCACGCGCGCGCGGAAAATGCTGTCGGGTACAGGATCCCGAACCGACGGGCCGGCACGGTCACGTCTACCAGCATCCCGTCCGCGATGGCCTCCGCTCGGCTGTAGGTGTGGATGATGTCAGCGTCGGTGAACAGGTCGCACATGGAGAACTCCGAGAGAAGGGGCGGGGCCGAAACCCCGCCCAGAGGGTCAGAACTCGACGTCGGTGTAGAAGGACTCCAGACCACTGATCTGGTCCTCCATCGCGGCGTCCAGGAACCCGTCCTCGACCAGATCACCCCAGGCGAGGTCGTCGCCTTCGTGGTCGCGGCTCAGGCAGTCCTGCTCGAACCGCTCCGCGTCGTCGAGGTTCTGGTAGTCCTCGTACCAGCCCTCACCCTCGAACCCCTCGTGACCTTCGTACTCGTACATCCCGTCCTCCCGGCCACCGTCCGGCGACCTCATGCCAATAAGATATCGTAATCGTGCGCGCGTGTCTACCACGGTAGACACTACAGCGGACAGAATGTGTCCGCTGGACGATCAGGGCTGGGCGGGTAGGCCGAACTCGCCCAGGGTCGGGAAGGGCAGGGCGGGTCGGAGCGCGTCTCGGCCGGCGTTCGTCATCGGCCAGACATAGGCGAGGTTGCCCGGGTGCTTCACGGGACGCAGCGCGCCGGACTGCTTGACGCGCGCCACGTACTCCGCGCCGGTCTCCTCGGCGCGCCGCGCTGGACACCCCGCGCGGAGGAGTTGCCGGTAGGTGTACGCCGCGCCCTTGCCCCGCGTCGGGTCGTGCTCCGCGCGGATCTTCGAGAACGCCCGGTCCGAGATGCACTCCCCGTCTCGGGTCAGCCACTCGATCCGGGCGGTCGCTCGGCCCACGTAGCGTCCGCTGAACGCCTGGTAGATTTCTCCAATGTGGCCCGGCATGATCAGCGACCCGTCGGCGTGTCGGCGCGGGACCGGGTCGCTGTAGGCCAGGACCATCCGGAGCGGGCGGCGGTCCGGGTCTTCCCGGCGGCGCTGGCGCTCAGCCACGCGCAGTAGGCCGAACACCCGGCCCAACATCCACGTCTCCGCGTTGCCGGCGATGGGCAGCCCGTCGGCCGTCTCGTCGCGCAGCACTAGCCGGGACAGCTCCAGGCCGTCCCTGGGATGCAGTCCGGGCGCGTAGCAGGGGATCGTGCGCTCGTTGGAGCCCACTCCGAACACGGCCACGCCGACGAGTTCCGGCGCGAAGAACGCCGACCGCCGGTAGTACAGCCCGTACCGGTGGACCGCGCTCGGGAACGTCCCCGAGTAGTGGTGCCGGACGATGAAGTCCTTCGCGACGTTGTCGCTGTCGATGGGCTCCACGCCGAACCGGTCCGGGCGGAAGAGTTCGCCTGCCGGTCGGTAGGTGTCCCGACGCTCGCGCCAACGCTGGCAGCGGTCCGTGTGCATCGGTCAGATCAGCCGGCGCGCGGTGTGCAGGTGCTCGACCAGGACCAGCCGGTCGGCCTTCTTCATCCGGTGGAAGGTCTGCCGGGGCTCACCGTAGACCATGGGCTCCTGGAACGCCCAGAGCTGCGCGAACGGCGTCCACCAGCGCGTCAACTGGTGGTCCCGGTACGGCGCGTCCTCGCCGGCGCTGGGCAGCTCGCCGAACACCGCGACCCCGAGGATCCGGTGGGTGACCGTCTGGGCCGTGCGGTAGTCCAGGTCCAGCGCGAAGCCGCACGCGCGCAGGTCTTCGAGGAACCGCGCGATGGACGGGATCCCGCCCTTCATCGTGCGATGTCCTCCGATCCGGATCGACCCGTGCAGCGCCACGGGCCAGCCGATGTTCTCCGCGTGGACTGGCACGCCCCGCCACGTCCCAGGAAGCGGCGGCGTCGCGTGGAAGTAGGCGTAGGTCCGGTCGGCCCAGCCCGTGACGACGGGCGTCACGTCTCGCGCCATCCGGCACAGCTTCGCGTGCGGGATCCTGGCCTCTTCGCTACTCATCCGGCGTCCTCCGTCGGGGAGGTAGCCGCGCGCGCTCGAATGCCGTCTGGGCCGATCTCGATGACCGTGCGGGTCTGCTCGCACAGCCAGAGCAGCAGCCACATCGGCGGCTGGCGCGTCGCGTTGCCGCTGACGGGCACGCCGCGGTCCAGCAGGCGGTCCAGGGTCTTGCGCGTGTAGCGGGCCCCCTGGACGCGCAGGGCGTCGGCCAGGTCGGTCAGCGACGCCCCCTGCCCCTGCTCCACCCACGTCCGGTACAAGCGCGTGAACACGGGCCGGAGGTCGATGACGTCGCCGGGGGTGGTCAGGCGCCCCACGGGCCGACCTGACGCAGCGCGTCCAGCGCGGCGGGCCGCAGGCGCTCCAGACGCTTGAGGATTGCCGCCCGGCTGGTGCCGTGCGCCCGGAACGCCACTTCGCCCGCCTCCTGGGCGGCCAGGAAGATCGCCATGTCGTCACAGAGGTCCGGACTGGCGGACTCCATCAGCAACGCCACGACGTCCTGCGCGTGTTCGCGCTCCATCGCGTTCTCGGGCGCGCTCTCGTCGTCCTCGGCCGCCAGCCGCTCGAACGCCGTCCCGCGCGCCTCGTGTCGGTCGGTGGCCTTGCCGTCGGGGACGACGTGGACCTCCAGGAGTTCGCCCTGGATCTTCCTGGACCGGCACCAGTCGCGGAAGACCCAGCGCACCATGGGTCGCACCCACATCCGGAAGGCGCCGCGTGGCTCGGAGACCGCCGCCTCGTACAGCGCGATCAGCCGCATCGCGGGCAGGTTGCGATCCCGGTCCGGCAAGTACCGGTCCAGGAAGTTCGGGCCGCGCCGCAGCATGTACTCCTGGAGCATCGCCCGCGCGTCGTCCTGCCGGTCCTGGGCGTCCCGGTGGAAGCGGTACCGGAACTCGTGGTCGACCACGTCGCTCCATCGCTCCATCAACGCGTGGATCGCCTGCACTTCCGACGTCGTCGGAATCTTCGTCTCGGCCATGTCGTACCTCCTCGGCCCTGTCCGGGCCGTCTGCTCGTTGCTCATCCCTCACCACTCACAGCTCGACGGTCGGGACCAGCGTGAACGGCGCCTTGAAGCCGTGCCGGTCCTTCCACATGCGGTCCAGCTCACCCCGGAGCGGACCGGGCGCCGTGCCCTCGCCGTTGAGGATCCGGCGCAGCCCCCAATCGCCGGCGCGACTGGCCTGGACCTCTGGGTCCTCGTAGAACGCGCGCAGGTCCGGGCGGACCCGCGGCCAGCGGGCGGCCCAGGCGCGCAGGCGCGGGAGCGTGCTGGCGCTGTGCCCGGCTCGCACGTCGGCCGTCAGGGCGCCCACGGCCTCAGCGACGCACAGGGCGCCCGCCAGCCCGCGCAACGGCGCCAGTTCCAACGCAATGACGCCCAGGACGTCCGCGCTCAGGTCCGCCGGGGGTGGACGCGAGGTCGGCCCGTGACCCCGCGTGGCGAGGTAGTCGGTCGGGTTGACGCGAGCCATGTCAGCCTCCCAGCCGTTCAATGCACACCGGACCGACGCCCAGCGCCACGGATTCCGGCGTCGTGAGCGGGCGCCCGCACAGCCCGCACGACCCGTCGTGCCAGACCTCGGCTTGCGGGGCGGGCCCGATCCCGTGCGACAGGCGGTTGAACAGCCAGTGCAGCGTCTTCGCGCTGGGCGCGTCGTTGCCGATGGCCGACCCGTGCGTCCCGTCTGGGCGCTGCGTCCGCGCACCCGTCAGGACGTGGAAGGGACCGCGCTGCGAGAAGTAGATCCCGCCGAGGAACGTGTAGTCCGTGACGTTGTTCGAGCCGGTCAGCACGTCCACCATCGCGAAGTGACCGACCGCACGGTCTCGCGGGTCGCGCTTCGTGGGGCGCAACCGGTAGGTCAGGTGCGCTCCGGTCTGGAGCGACTTGACCGTGAGCACCAGGACCCGTCCGGCCCGGACCGCGCCCAGGATCCACGGCCGCACCGCCGCGGGTTCGATGGCCCCGCTCATCGCACCGACACCGCCAGCATCATGGCGACCTCCTGAACGCCGTCCGGCGCTCGTGAAAGAATGTCTACCATGGTAGGCGATTCGTGGTCAAGCGTTCAGCGCGTCATGGCGTCGAAAAAATCAGTCTCGCTCTGAACAGGCGTCCTTCCTTGTCGATCCGCCATCCCGGACGCCGCATGTCGTGTCCAGCGCGGAACATGGAGCGGTCAACGTGTCCGCCCTGGCAGCCCTGCGCGCGCAGGATGCTGAGCATCTGGACCGCGACCTCGTCAATGAGCCTTACGAAGTGAATGTCTCGCCACAGGTCCGCTGATTTAGTGCTGGAATCCTGTTCTATGTCCCTGATGCGGCTACCTCATACCAGAGGAGATATCCATGCCAGCCGCCGTCACCCTCGCCGAGTTCCAGATTTTAGCCGCCGAGTTCGGGATCTTCACCAGGGCTATCGCCCATCTGGACCTGGAAACGCCACCTGGGACGCGGTTACCGCTGGCCGACCTGTTCCGTTCGGTAGATAACGATGGTGAAGAACGGCCCCGCGCCCTGAATCTACTTGCCAAGATCGACCTCGGGATCGTCCAGTCCTGGGCGCTTGACTGTGCTGAGCAAGCCTGGAAAGACGCCGACCGCGTTCTCCCGCTGTGGGATGGCGGGTCGGGCCAGCGGTCACGAACCGGTCCATGGAACGTCGTTCGCTATGCTGATCAGGTCCTTCGCTCTCTGGGTCGGGGAGAACCTGTTGGTGGGCGGGACGATTGGTACTCCTGGTCGCGCCATCATGTCTGGTACTTGGAACTCTACCACCGCTCACGTGCAATCTCGTCACCCTACCACGCGCTCGCTCGGGCAGTAGCCCAGACCTACCTCGCCCACGGTGGCGTGATCCGAGCGGCAGACGACCGGATCATTCTTCCCGAAACGGCACAGGCAGTAGAGCACTACACCGTGGCTTGGACGCCCAGCGCGATCCTTGCCGCATCGGAAGATGCGGCAGGTGAGGCGAGGTACGCTGAGCTGATCGGCCGCGAGAAGCTACAAACGGGCCAGCTCAAGGTGGCCGAAGTCGAGCGTGAACGTGCGAAGAAAGATCGGGCGGACTGGTGCTGGTCACGGATGATAGCGCACCTCGCCGGTAGGGCCCGCGCCCCGAAGTCCAGAGGTCGGCACTGATCAACCCTCCCACGGTCGTCTGGACGAGGCGTAGATCAGCCGACTCCGGAACAGCGTCCCGTCCTTCGCCAGCCGCCACCCAGCCCTGCGTCCGAGTCGCCCCCTCGCGAAGCTGGACGGGTCGATCCGGCCATCCTGGCAGCCCTCAGCGTGCAGCGCGGCCAGGACGAGGTCCGCCAGTCGCTGGACCTGCGCGCGGAAGTCCTGGCAGGCCCAGAGCGCGCGGGTGTCCCAGCGGGTCTGACGCAGCTCCGCGGCGACCTGCACGCCCGACGGGCCGGTGCGCAACACGTAGATCCGGCCGGTGTAGTCGGGGTGCCGAGACACGACGTCCTGGACCTGCTGGGCCGCGCGGGCGATGGCCTGGTCGCCGACCTCCAGGTGCGCGTAGTACCTGCGCGCGCGCAGCTTGCGGGGGCCCCGGGCGAGGTACCCGTCGGAGACCTCCGCGTAGACGGCCGCTTGCTCCGGGTCGGCGGGCACACGCGGGATCGTCAGCCCGTCAATGTCGATCAGCACGTACCGGGTGCAGACCTCGTGGTCGAAGGTCGAGGCGACGACGAGATCCTGATGACCCGCGCGCATCACGCGAAGATTCGAGCGTCGCCACAACCCCACGCTGACGTACCGCTGCTGGAGGTGCTTCCACGTCGCTACGTGCTTGTCTGGGAAGGACCGGATCGTCTTCTCGTCCGTCAAGATCGAGGCTCGCGGGATCCGACCGCCCAGGCCCGCCCGCAGCAGGTCGTAGGCTTTCTGGGCATCTGCGAGGACCGACGCGACCAGAGACCGGCTGTCTGCCTGCCGCTGTACATCGATCAGGTCGAGCTGCGCGTCGAACTCCCGCCCCATGCCCGCCTTGCCGGACTTCGGGTTGGCGAACTCCTGGGCACGGATGTACCCGAAGGGTCGGATCCGAGTCGAGGCGTCCATGTCATCGGACGGCTGCGAGATCGGCAGCGTGCGGCGCAACATGCGCCATCGAGTCGGATCCGAGTCGGTACCGGGCTTCCCGATGAGTTTCTCCATGGGGTGAAGACCCGGATCGCCGGACGTGGCCGCCTCGGATCCGGCTCTGCCAAGGTCAGATGTGGAAGTGTGCTTATGAGGCGGATCGTATGAATCATAAGGGCTATGTTTTTTGGCCCCCGGGGGTGCGTCGGTTCGCACCGGGCGTCCAGCTCCAGCGCGACGTCCGCCACGTCCCTTCCCACCTTCCAGGACCTGCAAGGTCGGCCGGGGCTGTCGGGTCAGGTCCGGTTCGTCCTCTTCCTGCACGTCCGATCCTGCGACAGCTCGCGTCGGGGATCGGTAGAGCCGGATCGCCATCTCGGTCGGCCAGTAGCCCCCCTGAGCTTCGACCTCCTGGGCGCGCAGGGACTTGTCGTACACCACCCTGCGGTTCCAGTCCTGGATCTCGGCGTCGCGCCACTCTCCCACGAAGGTCCCGCATCCGAAGCAGTACACACCCCCGCACGGGTAAGGCACGGCGCTGGGGTGCTGGTCGTCGTGGTCGGGGTGTGGGCACGGGATCTTCCCGCCCCGATACTCGATCCGAATAGCGGGTCCTGGATCCAGGAGACGGGATGGCGAGCGCGTCAACCGGGGCGGGGTCACGTCGGACGGCAGGCGGATCCCGCAGGCGTAGAGCGCGCGCACGACGATCAGCAGGTCGGCGCGCTGGTCGTCATCGAAGCGATACCACCCCGTCGTCGCTCCAGGCGGTACGGACACGCCCGCCGCGCACAGGTCGCGCGCCCGGATCGGCTTGAGGCGCAGGTGGGTGTTCAGGACGTGGAACATCTCGCGTCGGTCGAGGTCCACGCCACCGGCTCCGCGCTTGTAGTAGGACTCGGTCCGCCGGACCAGCAACCACGGGCGAAGGGTCGGTCGCCCACGTCGCTCGGGCAGTAGGACCCGCTGGCCGTGCAGGAGGAGGTCCAGCGCGAGCCAGAGCCAGGTCTGGACGTCCAGCATGGAGGAGCGGCGTAGCGACTTCCAGGTCCGAGCGACCGCACTGGGAGGCGCTGGCGACTGAGGGGGCGCCTCCGGTAGTGGCCAGACCAGCGCGGATGGTGGCGGCACAGCGCGAAGCTCCAGGCCCAGGCGAGCATCCTCTGCGCGCGCGTGCTCCAGGCGCTTGCCGTCCTGGTCTGGATCGACCGTTCTACGCTCCCATCGGGACAGATCGTACCGATGCTGGATGTAGGCGGCAGGATCTACAAGGGCCACGTTAGCCCCCGCGCGGAGGAGAACTGGCCTCGGAGGGTGAGGCGCGCTACATTGGCGACAGCGGGGGCCGACACGTCGGGATTGAGCTCCTGCACTACCGGCCCTGGGGTGTGCTTACCCTGGGGCCGCGTCGTCTCTGGAGGTAGCGTACTCCGGGACGTCCGTGCAGGCCACCCGGAACAGCCTACTGCGGTAGGCACGGTGGCGACCCGTCCCAGACGGGCTACCTACAGGCGGACCCCGGGCGCATGGACGCGCTCGCGGCCGACGGGCCGACGCCGGTGTACCGGTCGCTGCTTCCTCCAGCGCAGCCCGTCCGCGCGAACAGCGCGCCGCTCTCCTCGCCCCGGACAGGTCACACGGGGAGAGCGGCCCCGCGCGGGGCTACCTCCCGCCATGGACGTGTTCATCGACCACGAGCTGCGGTTCGTGCCACCCCCGGCCCTGCTCGAACCCCTGCGCAAGCGCGTGACCTGGCCGAACCCGGAACGGGCCGCCATGGCGCGCCGAGGGCGCTACGCGGGCGCGGTCCCGGCGGACTGGTGCGCCCTGGACGTCAGGACCGGAGACGCCCAGGCGCGACTGCCGCGCGGGCTGCTGCCCCAGCTCCAGGAGGCGGCGCGCGAGGCGCAGGTGGACGTCCAGTGGGTGCCGCGCGTGACGTGGGATCCGGCGGCGAGGCGCGTGCCCCTGACGGACCTGCACGTCGAACTGCGCGACTACCAGATCGAAGCGGTAGACCAGTGCGTCTCGAAAAGGCAGGGTGTAGTTGTACTACCGTGCGGGGCAGGCAAATCAACCGTTGGATCGGCTCTGATCCTCTCCCTCAACCAACGCGCCGTGATCGTCACCCCGTCGGTGGACATCGCCGAGCAGTGGGTGGCGACCCTCCGCCGGCTACGCCCCGAAGCCCTGATCCGGGTGGTCCACGGGGGCGTGGACTGGTCCGGCGCGCCGCTGGCACCCGGCGAGATCGCGGTGGGCGTGGACGACTCGCTCGCGACCGACCGCGCCCGCCCCCTGCTCCGAAGCGCGGGCGTGCTGGTGACGGACGAGACGCACCGGATCGCGTCGAAGACGTGGCGCGGGATCGTGGCCTGCTGCCCGGCCCGCTGGCGCATCGGGCTGACCGCCACGCCCGAGCGGGCGGACGGCTGGGACATGCTGCTGCCCTGCCTGCTCGGCCCCGTCATACTCGAACGGTCGCAGCAGTGGCTGGTCAGCAGGGGGTACCTCGCGCAGCCGACGGTCTACCCGGTGGCGACCGGCGCGGCGTCCGCGTCTACGGACTACCGGTGGTCGGTGGTCTGCCCGCGCTGCCGGAAGGAGGTCGAGGTCGAGGAGGCGAAGGTCAGGGCCGGGATGGTCCGATGTCCGAAGATCGTGCAGATGAGCAAGCGACGGCGCGACGTGTGCGGAGAGGCGTTCCCGCCGGACATCGAGGTCACGCGGACGTTCAGCGTGGGCCGCGCGGGCAGTCGCGTGGCGAGCGACCCGGAGCGGCTGGAGCTCGTGCGCCGGATCTGCGCGTGGGCGATGCCGCGCGACCGGGACGTGCTGGTGCTGGTGCCGCGCGTGGCGGCCGTAGCGCGGCTGGTGAAGCTGCTGGTCGCGGACGGCGTGCGCGCGGTCGGGCTGACCGGGAGCGAGTCCAGGAAGGTGCGCGAGGCGGCCCTGGCGGCGCTGGGCCGGCGCGAGTACCGGGTGCTGGTCGCGACGCAGCTCGCCGACGAGGGCCTGGACCTGCCCCGCATGGACACGCTGGTCAACACGTCGGCGGGCGTGGCGGCTGGCAACGCGGCCCAGCGCGTCGGCCGGGTGTGTCGTCCGTGCGGCAACGCGCCGCTGGTGTTCGACTTCGTGGACGGGGGCGACAACTACGGTCGCCAGTGGCGCGCGCGGAGCCTCGCGTACCGGAAGGCTTACGGCGAGGTCGCGGTCCCGGAGCGCAAGCCGATCCCGCTGCGGGACGCGCTGGCCAGGTGCGAGGTGAAGGGCGAGCCCGGCCGGATGTTCTGAGGGGCTACCCTCGGAGGAAGGGAGGTGTCATGTCCTGGAGGTACGAGCCGGTGAAGCACACCGGAACGCGCAAAGAGGTGATCCTGGGCCTCATGCGGGAGTGGTGGGACATCCAGCAGGATGGCGCGATGAGGATGCACGCTCAGGAGCGCGAGACGCGCCGCATCGAGGACAGGATCCTCGGCATGGGCCTGGAGCTTCGCGCGGGAGCGGGAGTAGATGAAGGCTGGCTGTTCGCTGTCAGGCCACCACACGGCCAGACGTGCGACGATTCGGACTGCTTCTGCGAGCCGGAGTTCAAGGTCTGGCACGAGGAGGGCTTCGAGGACGGCGTGGGCCGCTGGGAGCAGCAGGACGTGTATGAGACGGTCGAGGTCGGAGATCCTCGCTACGTCGCCAGGAGTGCTACTGTCGGCACGACCTGTTTCGGGATGAGCGTGGGTGGCCCCTGGTACACCACCGCCGTCACCGGCAAGGAGTGGGTCTGGGTTGGTCCGCCCTCGCCCGTGCCCGTCCCGAAGCCACAGCAGCAGGCGTCGCAGGTGGCCGGCAAGACCTTCGCCACGGATCAGCTGATGGCCGTCACCATGAAGGGGCTGGGTTCGCCATCCCCCGTCATGCTGCCCGACGAGAAGGACTGCGACTGACCGCCGAGGGGCTACCTACCCCCATGCGTCCACCCATCCGCCCCCCCGCCCGGGGTCGGGGCCTGTCCACGGTGATCCGCCGGTACGAGTCCGGCGCGCGTGGGCTGCCCGACCACGGCTGCTACTTCACGATCAGCCAGTCGCAGTTCGAGCGGTGGGCCTGTCCCCGCAAGGGCTGGTTCAGCGAGATCGAGGGGCTGCGCACCGGCGCCACGGTCGAGATGCACCTGGGCACCGCCTGGGACGCCTGGAAGCGGGACGTCTGGACGTGGTGGATGGAGCGGGACGCACCCTACCCCGAGTCCGGGCTGGACCGGTGCGTCTGGTGCGACGGGTCCAGGTGCGCGCGGTGCCAGCAGACCGGCGAGAGCGCGCTGGCGCTTGCGGAGCGTGGGTTGTGGGCAGCGGTCGAGGCCATCGACCCCGACGGCGCCGAGCGGCTACTGGACACGCTGCGGCGTATGGCTGAGGGATGGATCGCCCACTACGAGGGCGGTCGGCTCCAGACCTACGAGGTGGTCGGCGTCCAGGTACCGCTCGCGCGCGTCGTCCCCCACCCCCGGACCGGCGCTCCGTACCAGCCCGAGGTGTACCTGACCGAAGCGGACCCCGTGGAGGAGATCGCACCGCTGGGGTTCCGGGTCCACGCGCGCGGCTGGCGGCTGTCCCGGACGGGCGAACAAGGCGTGCCCGTGCGGTGGCCCTGGTACCAGGTCGGCGCGCTGGACGTGCTGATGCGGCACCGGCAGACCCGACGCGGTTACGCCGTGGACGACAAGGCCAGCGGGTCGATCTCCAAGTACGCCGACGCCGTGCGGATCGACCCCCAGCTTCCCGGCTACTGCTGGCTCATGGAGCCGCACGCCGAGGCCCTGGGCTTGGACGGCGTGGCGGGCTTCTTCTACGAGGTCGCGTCCACGCGCTACCAGCGCGACCCGGACCTGCTGGAGCCCCGGTGGCCGAGCATGGACGACCTGCGCGCGCAGGCGAAGGCGCTGGGCGTCAAGGTCGCCGGGCGGTCCAAGGAGGACTTCATCGCGGCGCTCGGCATCCCAGAACCACCGCGCGAGCTGTCCCGGAACACCAGCGCGTTCACGCCGACGTGGCGGTACCGACGCGTACTCGCGGCCCAGGGTCTCGACCCGGACGCCTACGAGGACCACCTGGACCACCTGCGGCACACCGTGGACGCCGAGTGCTACGCGCGGGCGGGGCTGCTGCTGCTCCCGTACTCTGCGTCGGTCGGCGAGCGGTACGCCCAGGAGCTGTTCGCGCGGGTACAGCTCCTCGTAGACAAGCGGCGGGCGGCTGCGCTGTCCACCACGGTGGCCGACCTGAACCTCGCCTTCCCGCGCGTGCCGATCTGCAAACTCGGTGCGCGCTGCGCGTTCAGCTCCGTGTGTGCGGTGAATCAACCGGACGTTTCGCAGATCCGGTCAGGTTTTGGCCTCGAGTCCCAGCAGGCGGATCAGGTCTGGGTTTCCGGGGCTACCCCCACGGCGGGAGGTGTGAATGAGTGCGAACAGCACGACCCCGGCCGAGACCGGGGAGAAGAAGCGGACGACTATTCTGTCCCGTGTGCAGCGGGCTTCTGACTGCACGGTGATCCCGAAGTTCCTGCTGGCGGGCGAGCACGGCGCCGGCAAGACGCACTGCATGGCGACGGCGGACGAGCCCGGTGGCGACGGGTCCGGTCTGTTCGCCGCCGTGTTCGAGGGCAACCAGTCCAAGAGCACGATCCGGTCGGTCAACCCGAAGGCCACGGTCTTCGAGGTCAAGACCGTCGCGGACTGGCGCGAGTTGTACTCGGCCATCGTCGGCGGCGAGTTGGACGACTTCAAGTTCTTCGGCGTGGACTCGCTCAACGAGATGCAGGCGTACTACGACCGGGACTACGAGGACCGCCAGAAGCTCATCCAGAAGGAGGAGGAGCGGAAGGGAGGCAAGAAGCCGGTCGCGCAGCCGCCCAAGGAGAACAAGTGGGCGAAGCTCCGCGAGATGAAGTCTCGCATGAGCAACGTCTTCGTGTTCCTGCGGGACATCCCGCTGCCGGTCGCCGCCACGATCCGGACCCGTACCATCGTCGAGGACGACACCGGCAACAGTCGGGTCCAGTTCAACCTGGAGGGCGCCGCCCGCGACAACGTGGGCGCGTACTTCACGGGTACGACGTACATCTACAAGTCCGACGGCGGGTCGGCGGGAGAGAACGTCCGTCACGCGCTGTTCAGCGGTCCGGACAACTTCCCCTGCCGGGAGATGGAGTGCCTGCGCGGCATCTGCGAGCCCAACATCCGGCTCTGGATGGAGGCGCTGGAGGCCCACGGGGCGGGGCGCGAGCTGCCCTCGGGCCTGTACCACCCGGACGCCCGGATGCCCGGCGAGCGGGCGACCCGCGGCCGGTCCAGCAGCAACAGCATCTGACCTGACTCCTTTCCTTTCCAACCTACGCAATTTCGAGGTGCCGAATGGCCCGCGTGAGCAAGCAGGACGTCCAGAACTACGCCAAGGAGCGCGAGGAGCGCATGGGGGGCAGCAAGGACGCCCCCAAGTTCATCAAGTCCGCCGAGCCCTGCACGGCGACGTGCCTGGGACTGGCCTTCATCCGGTCGAAGAAGGGTCGCTGGGGCGTGTCCGCCCTGATGCTGGCCGTGGACGGTCCGGACGTCGGCGGCGTGATCAAGCACGACATGTGGAACCCGCGCTCGGTCCACCAGTTCATCGTGGACGGCTTCGGCTACATGTCGGAGTACGACAACGGGCTGCCCGAGAGCGATCCCTTCGACGACGATTTCTCTGCCGACCCGGACATGCTCGACGACATGATGCGGATCGCCGAGGTGGGCGATCAGAAGAACAAGGGCGGCAAGTGGCTCCCCGGGATCCCCGAGCGGGAGCGTCGGTCCCCCTACGTCCGGCTGGTGCTGGAGGAGGAGGAGTACGAGAAGCGCGGTGGCGGCACGGGCCACTCGGTCAAGGTGAAGTGGGTCAACGGCACCACCGAGCGGGGCACCGACGGCCCCTACTACGTGAGCAACTTCCGTGACGTCCGGGTCCGGTTCGACGCCGAACAGGCGCTCAAGTGGTTCGACGCCAAGTGCGAGAAGCAGGTCCGGGACGCCAACGAGGCGCGGTCTGGCAGCGGGGGCGGTCGGTCCGACGAGTCCGGCGGCGGCGGCGCTCCGTACCAGGACGATGAAGTTCCGTTCTGATGGCCTGGAACCTCGGCATCGACCCGGGCCGGTCGGGCGCCGCCGTGGCGCTCGCTCCGGACGGGTACGCCGAGGTGCTGTGGTCCTGGCGCACGGGTGACCAGGGGTTGCTCGTGCGCATCGCCCAACTCACCCAGGCGGGGATCGAGGTGCGCGTCATACGCGTCCGGTCCCCGCACGCGTTGGGGCTCCTGCTGGTCTCCGGGATGGTCGCGGTAGCGGGCGTAGAACCCGTGCGGCTGGCCTGCGAGCACGTCCACGTCGGGAAGAACGCGGCGACGGGCATCCAGCAGGCGCTCTGGCTGGGACGGGTCCTGGGCCCGCTGGAGGACACGCTGGACCAGGCGGCGACGCTGCTGCGGCCCAGCGTCTGGCGCAAGGCGGTCGGGGTGGACGTCCGGCTGCGCGGCAAGGCCGTGAAGGCCGACGCCGTCCGGGTGGTGGGGGCTACCGTCCACGGCATGACGGAACTGGTGGAGGCGCTGGGCCGGCGGTCGGTCCTGGCCCACGACTACGAGGCGGGAGGGATCGCATGGGCAGCGAGGGATGGATCTCCGACTTGAGGCGCGAGGCGTCGTTCGCGGACGTGGCGAAGGCGCTCGGGATGCAGGAAGGCAGCCGCAAGCGGTGGAAGCCCTGCCCAGCTTGCAAGGCGGACCACACGAGCCACGACGCCCGCCCGTGCGTGACGGTCGGCGCAGCAGGCGGGTGGAAGTGCTGGGCGTGCAACGCGAAGGGCGACGCGGTCACGCTGATCTGCTACGCCCTGGCCGGCGGGGACTCGCCGAGCTCCGAGGGCTGGGACGAGGTGCGCCAGTTCGCGGTGAGTCAGGGCTGGATCCGCGACCAGGGGACACCGGCGCGCGGTCGCGTGCGGACGCTGGGGAAGGCGCTGGTGCAGTCCGGCGCGGTCCGGTCGGACGCGGCACGGCGCGACGCTGCCCCCGCCGATCCGACCATGAGCCCAGAGGAGACGCCCGAAGAACGTGCCGTCAACACGCGCGGGCTGTTCCGCTGGACCGACGACCTGCCGGACCGGTGCGCGCGCGCCTACGCGGATCCGGCGTCGATGGGCTGGACGGAGGCCGAACAGGCCATCGCCAAGCAGGTCGCGCGGTATCTCATCGAGTACCGGCAGATCACCGACGAGGCCCTGCTGGACGCGAAGATCGGGCTGTACGTGGACGAGCAGGGACACCTCGTGCTCCAGGAGGGTCGCCCGATCATCACGATCCCCCTGCCGGACCGGGCAGGTCGGTTCGTGAACATCCACTTCCGCCGGGTCCCCGTGTCCGGGACGTGCGAAGCGTGCGACGCGCTCGGTCCGTGGAAGGAGTGCGACACCTGCCGGAAGGGGAAGCGGTACCGGCTCTGCCCAGGGAGACCGACGCCGCTGTACGGCGCCGACCGGCTCACCCCCGGCAAGGGCCAGTCCGCGCGGATTATCGAGGGCGAGTTCGACGTGCTCGCGCTCCGTTCCTACGGGATGGGCGAGAACACCGTGTCCGGGACCACGGGGGCGTCCAGCTTCGCCGACGACTGGCTGGACGCGCTGGAGCCCTTCGAGTCCATCTACCTCTGCTACGACGACGACAAGGCCGGGCGCGACGGCGCGGCAGCCCTGGCGGGCAAGCTGGGGCACTATCGATGCGCGCGTGTGACGTTCCCGAAGAAGGACGCGGGCGACTGCCGGATCGCGGGAGTACCCGTCGAGGCCATCGAGCGCGCGTTCAAGGTCGCCGACAGCTACATCGACGTGAAGCTGCGGCGCGCCAACGAGTTCGCACAGGCGCTGAACACGCTGCTGGAGCACCCGGAACAGCTCAAGGGCGTGTCCACCGGCTCCGCGAAGCTGGACGACGCCATCGGCGGCTGGGCGAACGGCCTGGTGGTCGTGACGGGTGAGTCCGGCATGGGCAAGACCACGCTGACGACGTGGGCGCTCTGGAAGCTCGCGCAGCTCGGACACACGGTCGCCATCACCAGCTTCGAGCAGCAGCCGATCATGACGGTGCTGCAACTGCTGTCCATGGAGCTCCAGGGCGATCCGACGAAGCGGTCGAAGGAAGACCGCGAGGCGGCGCTGGAACGCCTGTCTGAACTGCCGCTCTACATCGTGGACCACTACGGCCAGATGCCGTGGACGAAGCTGGAAGAGGCGATCAAGTACGCCGTGCGCCGGTGCGGCGTCCGGTACGTGCTGATCGACCACCTGGGCTTCCTGGTGGACCCGGACGCCGACGACGAGCGCCGGGCCATCCAGGCGGTCATCCGGTCTATGGTCCTGCTCCGGAAGGACATGGACGTGACGATGTTCCTGATCGTCCACCCCCGCAACGACCCGGACGCGTCGAAGAAGTTCGGGCGCGTGACGATGCAGCACCTCAAGGGCGCGAGCGCCATCCGGCAGGACGCCGACCTCGTGCTGGTCGTGACGCGTGAGCTGCCGAACACGGAGAAGGGCCGGACGCTGTCGAAGGCGCGGCGTAGACCCTGGCCCCAGACCCGGATCTACATCGACAAGAAGCGCGGGCGGTTCGGGAGCGTGTCCGGAGCGGGCGAGGTCGTGTTGGCCTACGACCCGGACAGCCAGACCTTCGCGGACACCTGGGACCAGACCCCGATGGGGCGTTCAGGTCAGCTCATCGACACGGTTCCGGAAGGAACATCGGACGAAGGCGAGGAACCATCGTCCAGCCGATCCGGGAAGACTGGCGCCCGCAAGGGTGGCAGGGGTAGAGGTAGACAGAAGCAGGAAGCTGGTTTCTGAGCTTCGACGCTCCAATCCAACGTCACAGGGGTTTGCCATGCCCGTCCTCAACTTCAAGGCCCAGCGCGGGTCGTCCGACATCGCGCTCGTCAAGTTCCTGGTCGAGTCCGATCCCGGCAACGACGCGAACACCTACAAGCTCTACCTCCAGATGAACCTCGCCAGCCGCGCAGAGGCGGAGCTGGTGGGGGAGATGCTGCCGGGGCTGGGCGACGCCTACGACCTGGCCGGGGAGGACGACAACTGGAAGTCCGTCTCGTCCGTCAAGCCGGCGGACTCGATCCGGGTGGTGCTGTCTGCCAAGGAGGTCGGGGTCGGCCAGCGGCAGGGGGTGGTGAAGCCGGGCGAGCCGATCATCCAGGGGATGGCCGAGCTGCTGGAGCTCCGGGCGAGCCAGTCGAAGAAGGCGCGGACGGTGCTGGTGCGGCTGGTGTTCCGGGGCCAGGGTCCGGGCGTGGCGGAGCGGCTGGCGGACACACTGTCGCGGACGGTCCACATGGACTACGAGCGCGCCCAGGGCGTGCTGGACTTCCGGTCGGCGAGCAAGGCGCCCCCGCTGCGCCCCGGGATGGTGGTGGCGGCGAGCACGTCGAACGGGCAGCAGGTGGTGGGCCGACTGGTGGAGATCGACGGGGAGGAGTTGTGCCTCCAGGAGTCCGGGACCGAGGTGACGGTCGAGGCGGGCAGCGTGATCGGCGCGTTCGCGTTCTCGGAGGACTCGGACACCCAGGCCGCGCTGACCGACTACGCCGACCGGTGCGAGCGGCGCGGCGTGGCCGTGAGCTGGGCGGCGCTCGTCGCGGCGATGCACCGGCGCATGAACCTCGAGGACGGGACCGCGCTCGCCAACGGGTCGCCCGTCACGATGAACGACGTCGAGGCCGCAGTGGTCAGCCTGGGCGGCAGCGAGTCCGAGGCGGCTACCCCGGACCAGTCCGAGCCCATGGCCGAGGTGGTGGAGCTCCAGCCCGAGCAGCCCGTCAGGCGGCGTCCCCGGGCGGCGGCGCGCGCGTAGCGTCCTGCTGGTGCGCCCCGTCGGAGTCGCGGCCGGCGGGGCTACCATGGTAGACACTACAGCCGGACGGCTGACGGAGAGGACCGCCATGCACGACATCGCCCGACGCGCCATCCAGGGGACCGAGCCCATCGCCAAGCTGGTGGAGGACTTCTACGGTCCCGGTGGTCCGCTGGTGGCGGCAGGCTGGGAGGTCCGTCCAGCGCAGCGCGAGATGTCGCTGCGGTTCGCGGCCCAGATCGACGGGTTGAGCGAGACGCCGGAACCCGACATGGACGAGGCGTGCGACGAGGAGGAGGACAACCAGACGCCCGCCGAGGTCTATCAGGGCAGCGTTGGGTTGATTGAGGCACCTTGCGGGGTCGGGAAAGGCGCGGCATACCTTGTACCTGGGTTTTTGGCCGCCCTGCGCTCCGAGGCCCGCTACCGCGGTCAGGTGACGGTCAAGCACCACCCGGGCAAGCTGATGGTCAGCACGGCGAACATCGCGCTCCAGGCGCAGCTCATCCGGAAGGACATCCCGGCGCTTGGGACCATGCTGGGGGTCGCGCCGCGCGCGGTGCTGATGAAGTCGCGCCAGAACTACCTGTGCCGCGAGAAGATCGCGATGGAACACCAGTCGCTGTTCGCGAGCCAGAACCTGGCGCTGACGGACGTGCTGAACTGGTCGCGCCAGCCCGGGTGCGACGGGGACCGCGAGTCCTTCCCCGGCGACGCCAGCGAGGTCTGGTCGCGCGTGTCGGTCGGGTCCGACGAGTGCGGGCGGCAGGCGTGCGCCCACTACGACGAGTCCAGCGGGCTGCCGCTGTGCCATTGGCGCGCCGCCACGAAGGCGTGGCCGCACGCCCACATCATCGTGGGCAACCACCACTGGGTCGCGCTGTCGAGCGGGATCCGGGTGATCGCCTACGCGGTGGACGAGGCGCATGAGTTGGAAGCCGCGCTGCGCGGGATCCAGGGTCGCACGCTGACGACCGCGACCTTCGTGTCGGCGGCGCGCCGGGCCGCGAAGGTGCTGAACCGCGAGCCGGACGTGCTGGAGCGGCGGCTGTCCGAGATCGGGACCTACCTCCTCGGACTGGTCGAGCGTCACCTGGAGCGGCACATCGACGACGTGCCGACGACGGACCCGAGGTACCGGAGCCCCGTGCCCATGGAGTCCGGCTGGATGCCCAGCGACGCGCGACGCGGGGCGGTCGAGGGCTTCGGGGTGCTGCGCGACCTCCGAGACGAGGTGGCGCACGTCGCGCTGCGGTTCTCGGACAACGAGTTCAAGGACGGCGAGATCCGGACCAGCGCCCGCGACAAGGGCGAGCGTTCCAAGGCCGCCCGGCAAGCCGCCATGGCCGCCAACAAACTCGCGGAGCTGTGCCGCATCTACGGGGCCGTTGCGGTCTCCCGTCCCCACCCGGACTGGCCCAGCGCCAGTAGCCCGTGGGCGATCTGGGCGCACCGAGAACAAGACGGCCGTGACGTCTGGCGCGTGGTCGTGGAGCTGGTACCGGCGGACGTGGCGCCCTACTTCGCCACGCTGAGCAAGCAGTACCGCACGATGGTCCTGGCGAGCGCCACGCTGCCGGACTTCACGTCGATGCGGCTGTCGCTGGGCCTGGGCACCCGCTGGAAGGGCGTGGAGCAGCCCGGCTGGCCTGTGGTGTTCGCGACGGACACGGGGCCCTACGCGCGCGCCGTGGTGATCCGGACGGACCCGGAAGCCGAGCCCGACGCCGAACCCGAGCCGGAAGACTTCGAGGCTGCGGACCTGTCCGACGAGCCGGTGTCGCACCGCGTCGTGATGTCGGCCACGCCGGCCCCGGCGCCCCGCTACGAGCGGCGCCTGCCCTCGCCCTACGCCCTCGCGGAGATGGGCGTGCTCATCGTCCCGGACGGTCCGCCCCCGAAGGACGCCTCCTGGCCCGGGTGGGCGGCAGATCGCGTGGTCCAGGCGGTCGAGCAGTCCGGTGGCGGCGCGCTCGTCCTGGCGACCAGCAACGCGGCAATGACGCGGTACACCCGCGCGCTCCGTGACGCCGGGCGCTGGAACGTGATCCGGCAGGGCGAGCAGGGCCGGACGCGCACCATCGCGGCGTTCAAGGAGGACGAGGACAGCGTGCTGGTCGGCACCCGGTCCTTCTTCCAGGGACTCGACGTGCAGGGCCGGTCCTGCCGGCTGGTCGTGATCGACCGCATCCCGTTCGCCAGTCCCGACGACCCGCTGGAGACCGCGGTCGGGAAGCTGCTGGTCGAGCGCGCCCAGGACCTCGACCCGAACGCGCAGGGTGCGACGCCCTGGCTGCTCCGGTCGATCCCCGAGGCATCCATGGTGCTGGTCCAGGGGGTCGGGCGGCTGATCCGGTCGCAGTCCGACCGAGGTGCCGTGGTGCTGCTGGACAACCGGATCCTGTACTCCGGTGCGGGCTGGAAGATCCTGCTGAACAGCCTGCCCCCCCTCCCGTTGTCGCGGGACCTGCGGGACGTGGGTCGCGTGCTGGCCGGCGACCGCCCGAAGGCCACGATGTACCAGGCCCCCCGGCGGGAGCGGGCCGAGCTGGTCTGCTGAGGACCGAGGAGTCGAGCATGGTGAGCGTCCGTCGTCTGCGCGTTCGCGACCTCGAAGCGGAAGTCCGAGATCCCGCGTTCCAACGGCTGATCGACGACGGCTATCGCCCCCTGTTCACGCTGCCGTTCGTGGACGAGGAGCGCGGCCAGCGGGAGAACGACCCGTATTTGTACGTGATCATGGCCCAGCAGGTCGGAAGTCGGCGGCAGACCACGCTGATCGGGATCGTCGCGGTGCTGGCACTGCTCCAGGCCGTGACGCTGATGCTGCTCGCGTTCCGATGAGCGACGCGAAGGACCCGAAAGATCCGATCTGGAAGCCTCCCGCCGGGCCGCTGTCGGAAGACCAGCGCGTCCAAGGGATCCGACGGCTCCTGGACGGGGCATCCCCGACGGTCCGTCGGGCCGCGATCTCGCTGGCACTGGACGGGGCGCTGAGCGCCGCCCGCCGCGACTACGCGAAGGTCTACGACGACGGGGAGCAGTACAAGGCCCAGCTCATCCGGGCGAACGGCATGGCGCTGCGCGAGTCGGCCGAGCGGCTGGACGCCGGGCTGGACCTGCTCACGGACCTGCTTGAGTTGACCGCCCTGGCCGTGCAGGCGGCGGGCGAGGTCGAGGTGCGTCAGCGGGCGCTCGGACTCGCCATGGCGCAGCTCGCGGCCGTGTGCGGGCCCTGGCGCGACACTATGCCCGGTATCGAGCGGGGCGAGGGCCTGTCGCAGTACGACGACGCGGACGGTGTCGCGGCGATCAGGGAGCAGGGCAGGCGACTGCACGAGGCGTACCTGCGGCGACGCGAGCGGGCTTGACGGGCGTTCGGATCGATGCCAGCGCGATCCTTGGGGCTACCCCTACGCAAGGAGGGGACGTGACCCACTTCCCGAGTGCCGATGCCGACCGCCTGTGAGTACGTGCGGGGCTGCGAGAAGCCCGGCCTGTACGTGATCCCGACGGCGGAGGTCATTCCGCTGTCCATCCGGGTCTGCGCGGAGCATCGCGCCCTGTGGGTGATGTCGCTGCGTCGCCGGAACCGCTGGCCGTGCGCCATCGACGGCTGCCCCCGGCAAGCCGCGCAGGACGGGCTGTGCGAGCACTGCTGGACCGTGGTGCGCGCGCACGACCTACTGCTGGAGGGCGAGGTCGAGCCCCTGCTCCGGATGCTGGCCGTGCGGCACATCGGGCGCCCCATCGTGGCCGAGACCCCGGAACCGCAGGACGTGGAGGCGGCGGCGAAGATGGTGGACCCGATCAAGACGCTGGTACGGACCGCTGCCGCGCTGACTGGGCGCGCCCCGCCCGAACTCCGCGACGACCTGGAGGAAGTGACGCGCCTCCTCACGGACCTGTCCCGACACACGACGCTGCTGGCTCAGGTGGCGCTCGTCCAGCCTGAGATCAAGCAAGGGAGGCTGTTTTGAGCGACACCCAGACGAAGAAGAGGCGCCCCCGCGAGCGCGTCCGCACGGGCCAGCACAAGGAGGTCGTGAACGACCGCACGCGGCGGTACTCGACGAAGCACCTGTCGCCGACGCAGGCGCGGGTGCTGGACGCCCTGATGAGCCCCCAGGCGACCACGCTGAGCAGCGTGGCGGAGCTCACCGGCGTCCACAACCACGTGATCAGCGGCTGGCTGGTGAACCACGCGCTGTTCATCGAGGAGTACTACCGCCGGATCCGGGCGCGCGGCGACGAGATCGTCCGGCTGAACATCCGGGGCGTGCAGCTCGCGCTGGAGTTCCACATCGAGGTGTTGCGCAACGAGGGGAACGTCTTCAGCGTGGACGACCGGCGCAAGTCCGCCCAGGTCCTCCTGGACCTGAACCGCCCGCGCATCGACGCGTTGAGCATCCAGCAGGTCACGGTCTCTACGGGCATGACGCCCTCGCACGCGGGCGAGACCATCCCGAGCGTCCAGCGGTTCCAGGCGCAGGGCCAGACGCCCGCGCAGGCGCTCCAAGCGGACGCCACGGAGATGCGCCTGATGATCGAGCAGCTTGCTCGGGGCGCCGATCAGGTGGGTCTGCCCGAGGATGGCGTGATCGATGTCGTCCCGTAGCCGAGACGCCCAGATCCTCGCGCGCGCGTGGGCGGAAGACGCGCGGGCCGAGGCGCTGCTGGTCACCCAGGCTCCCGGACCCGTCGAGGAGATCCGCGCGGACCTGGAGCGTCGGCACGGGCGAGCGGCCGACCGGACTCTGGGGCCATGGCGCCTCCGACTGCGTGCGCTGGCGCGGCAGATCGACCTGGCCGACGCGGTCGCGGCGCACCGTCGTGCGGACGAGGCGTACTGGTCCCTCGTGCTCCAGTGGCGTCCGTTCATCACGCGGAAGACGCGGTATGACGAGGCCCGGTTCCACGTCGCGCCGGGCGAGTTGCAGGGGCTGTACTGCGAGATCGGGTACGTCGTGGCGATCCGGATGGACCCGGACGTGGCGGCGTTCGGGACCTACTTCAACCAGTGGCGGAGGTCCGTCGCACCGCGCGCCCCCGAGACCACGTCCCTTGTCCACGCGGCCCGCCGGCACGGGCTGAACGCCAGGATCTCGACGCTGTCTCTCGACTACGTATACGCCAGCGCGGACACGGGATCCGAGTCCACGCTACAGGACGCCATCCCGGCCGAGTCGAACGGGGACCTGGAGCGACTGGAGCGCGCGGACCTGTTCGCGGCGGTGCGACCCAGGCTGTCGGATCTCCACCGGCGGTACCTGGAGGCGTTCCTGGAGTGCGAGACGATGGACGAGGTCGGCGCCCGGTTCGGCGTGACGAAGCAGCGCGTGTCGCAGGTCCGGGTGGCGCTCGTGCAGCAGTTCCACGCGCTCGCGCCCGGGATCGGATGACCACCCTGGACCGGATGCTGGTCGAGACCGCGCGGTACCCCGTGCTGATGAGCCGGACGATGTACCGCTGGCTGGTCTACGACGCGCTGCGACCCGTGATGGACCGGCCGGCGACGTCCTGGCCGCACGGTGGGCGCGTGTCCTACGTGCGCCTGGAGACGCTGCACGCCCGGACGCGACAAGTAGAGTTCCAGGGCGAGGGCGGCCGGACGCTGCGGCTGACGTCGAAGGACGCCCGGACGGTCATGGGGCTGGTCGAGCTTCACCGGTCGCTCGGGCTGCCGGCCCCGCCCGCGTCAGCACGGTCCCTGATAGAGCGCCTGCGCTGGCAGGTCGGCGACGTCGATCACCTGCCGGGCGTCCTGCCGCCGATGGTGCGGGCGCTGAGGCTCATCCCCCTCGGGGACGGCAAGTACCTACTCAAAGGTCCAGGACCGATGCCGGTCCTCGAAGGAGTGTGAGATGACGACGAGACTGGACGTGCTCAACCGGATCGCGGGAGCCATCGGCGCCAGGACGTACCTGGAGATCGGCGTGCAGGCGGGGCAGGTCTTCCGCCTCGTGAACGTGGCGCATCGGGTCGGCGTGGACCCGGATCCGACCTCGGCCGCGACGGTGAAGCAGACCAGCGACGACTACTTCGCCAGCCTGGATCCCGACGCGAAGTTCGACCTGATCTTCGTGGACGGGCTGCACCTGCGCGAACAGGTGCTCCAGGACGCGGGGAACGCGCTGGCGCACGTCTCGGACCACGGCGTGATCGTCTTCCACGACTGCGACCCCCCGGACGAGCGGGCGGGTCGGCGCGAGCCCTGCGCGGGGTTCTGGTGCGGGGACACCTGGCGCGCGTGGCTGGACATCCGGGCCACGCTGCCCCGCCGGACGTTCACGGTAGACGCGGACCTTGGCCTCGGCGTGATTGCGCCCGTCGGGCTGCCCAGCGACGTGCTGACGGACCTGCCGTCCGCCTCGAACATGGCATGCGGGTCGATCTCCTGGGCGGAGTTCCAGGCGCAGCGTCCCGCGCTGCTGCGGCTGATGTCGCCCGACGTGTTCCGCACCTGGATCAGGACGGTGGCGGGCGCGCGTCCGAGAGGGTGAGCGTCCGACTCTCGAAGTGGACGTCGAGGCCCAACGCTGCTGCCATCGTCTCGAAGGGGCTGCCCTCCGCCCAGGCGGTCCGGTGCCAGTGGGCGAGCGCCCAGCGCGCGGCGGCACGGTGTTCGGGCTGCTGGGCGAGTCCCGCGAGGTCCCGCCGGTGGAGCCGCACGCAGCCTGCGTCTGCGTCCCAGCGGCGCAGCATCCAGAACAGCACCGGCAGCAGGTCCAGGCAGGCGGTCACGAACGGCGGCGGATCGCGGCGCGCAGGGACGGGCACCCACACGGCGGGGCGCGGGTCCACGAGCACGGGCGGCGCCTCGACCTGGACGGGCTCGGCATGGTCCAGCGTGCCCAGATCGACGTCCGGGGCAGCGTCCACCAGGACGAGCGCGCCTGGGTCGGGCGTCCCGGTGACGTCCAGCGGGTCCACGGGGGACGGTGCTGGCGGCACGGCGAGCGCCAGGGTGGTCTGGACGGCGGGGGCCCGACGCGGGCGCAGGCGGCCCCGGTGCCGCTCCATGGGCAGCGCGGCGCCGACTGCGACCTGATCGGTGTGGCGGATCATCTCGACCACCCGAAGCCGGAGCGTGAGCCAGGAGCGGAGCATCTCGTCGCCGTCCTGGTCCTCCAGGAGCTCCAGGGTGTCGCGCAGCAAGCCCGCGTCGTCGCAGGCGAAGATCAGGCGGCGGACGTCTATGCGACGTCCCTCGACGAGCGACACCGCGAACGCGGCGGCATCCGGCTGGACCCTGTTCATGCAGACCTCGTGCGTCACCGTCCGGCGACGTGAGGAGTCTACCACGGTGAGCACGTCAGGGGCTACCTCTTCGCAGGAGGTTCTGATGTCCTCGGACGACCTGCGAGCGATTCCCTTCGATTCTGGCCCGTATCGCGGGCTGGAGCACAACCCCCGCGTGACGGTGCTGCGGGACGTCGTGTTCGGCGGACCCAAGCGCGAGCCGAGCGTGGACCGGCGGCTGTTCCTGGAGGTCCAGGAGCTGCGACACCTGTTGGCGCTCGCGGAGCGGTCCCCGACGCAGCGCGTGGTGCTCCATCACGCCGGCATCCGGGTCCGGCGCATCCAGGACGGGACGCACGCCGTGGACGTGCTGTCCATCATCGGCGACACGCCCGAGCCCGAGCCGTTCTCGCTGGTGGGCACGCGATGATGCCCGGCACCCACCCGACCCTGGACCGGGCGATCCGGGACGCGCTGGCGGGCGCGGAGGTCATCGCGCGGCAGGCAGAGACCGCCGACGGGCGCGCGGCCGGACGAGCACTCCAGGCGGCGCTGACGCTGCTGTTGCACGAGGTCCGGCCGTGCGTCCTGCCCGGCGCACGTGCGCAGGCGCTCTCGGACCTGTCCGCCGCCGAGGCGGAACTGCGCGGCGACGACGCGGGCACGACCGCCATGCCGGCCCGGTACGACACGGGCGACCGCGAGACGCTGGACCGGGCCCGCGACCTGCTCGGAGACGGGTTGTACGTCGGCGGGTGCCTGTTCAACGTGATCAAGTACCTGGACCGGCGCGGAAAGAAGGGCGACCCAGCCCAGGACGAGGCCAAGGCTCTCTTCTACCTCCAGGCGGCTGCTCACGTCCTGCTCGGCTTCCCGGACCCGCGCTGTCGGCGCCCGATCTTCCAACCCTACCGGCGCAGTCAGTCCGCATGGCCGGCGGCGCTGTTCGACCTGCTGCCCCGGCTGGACGACGGGATCCCGTTCGGAGACCACGCGCTCCGGAACTGGACGGACCTGCTCGCGAAACTCTCGACCCTCCAGGAGCGCCTGTGATCTACCAGGACCATCACGATGACGTGAACCAGCACCCGATCCGGCGCCACGCGCTGCGGCTGACGCCCGATCCCCTCGCGGACATGCACACGCGGTCCGGCGTCCCGGTCTACCTGGACCGCCCCTTCTCGACCGCCATCCTCGCGCGCGACCTGCGCGACCACGCGGCGGGCGGCACCCGGTACAACGGCGCCCCGCCGGTCACGATCCTCCAGCACAGCGTTCTGGTCGCGGCGCTCGCACAAGCGACGGGCGAAGACGAAGAGCTGGTCCGGTACTGCGCGGTGCACGACCTGGCCGAAGCGGTCCCGCTGGGCGAGGTCGTGACCGGGCTCAAGCGGCACCTGCCCGAGTACAAGGCGATGGAAGACCGGTGGGAGCCCCGGATCCGGGTCGCCTGCGGACTCGCGTACCACCTGCCCGCCGGGATGAAGGCGCGGATCAAGGTGTACGACCTGCGCGCGCTGATGTGTGAGCTGTGGTGGTACTGTCACCCAGTCCTCTCCATCAAGTCCGCGCCCCTGCCCAGCCGGCGCGAGCAGTGGATTACCGCGCTGGTCATGCTGCCCGTGGTCGGGAGCGTGGCGGTGCTCTGGCGGCGCCTGACCCGCTGGCTCCCGCAACTCCGGGAGGCGGGCCCGCTGTGACCGCGCAGCAGCGCCAGCAGGAGGTGTACCGGCGGGCGGTCAGTCTGGTCCACGATCAGGCGCCCATGCTGCGGCTCGCGCGCGAGATCCACCGCACGGACCGCGGGCTGCCAATCCTGTTTGCGGACAAGCCGTACCTGATCGCGTTGTACGCGGCGATTCCGAAGCTGCGCCGCGCCGTCTTCCGCAAGGCGGTCCAGACCGGGATCTCCGAGGCGCTGATCCAGCTCATGCTGTACCGGGCGGGCTGGCTCGGCCACAAGACTGCCTACGCGCTGCCCACGGACAAGGTCGCGTCCCGCTTCGTCAAGGAGCGCATCGACCCGCTGATCGAGTCGGTGCCCACCTACCGGGCGCTGCTGCCATTCGGGCAGGTCGAGAGCCGCAAGGCGGACATGGGCAACATCACGTCCAAGCGGTTCGGGCGGGGCATGATGCGGTTCCTGGGCGCCGCGACGAAGGCGAACTGGGTCGAGTTCAGCACGGACCTGCTGATCGTGGACGAGCACGACCTGTGCGAGCCAGAGCACGTCGCGATGGCGCCCGACCGCGTGAAGGCGAGCCGAGAGCCGAGCCTGATCTACGTGGGGAACCCGACGGACTCCGGCGTCGGGATCGACCAGCGGTACCAGGAAGGGAGTCGCGGGAAGTGGTTCCAGCGGTGCTCCAGGTGCGGGCACCGGCAAGTGTTGGACTGGTTCGTCCACTTCGTCGAGCAGACCGACGCGGGGCTGTGGGTGCCGCGCGACCAGTCGCGTCACGAACACCCCGCAGACGGCGATCTGCGCCCGGTGTGCGCACGCTGCGCTCGACCCTGGGACCGGACGTCGGGCGGGGGGTGCTGGGTCCACGAGCGCCCGATCCAGGACGACGTGGCGGCGAGCTTCACGATGTCGCACCTGGACATGCTGGCGCGCAGCCGCGACGAGCGCCCGATGCGCGCGATGCTCCACGAGTGGGTGGCGGCGCAGACCGACGACGCGGCGCTGGTCAAGTTCTTCCAGTCGAAGCTGGGTCAGGCCAAGCGCGCGCAGGGGGCGTCTCTGACCGTGGAACTCCTGCGCCGCGCAGCGACAGGGCGCCCGATGGACCCGATGGGCGAGTCCACGCGCGGCAAACTACTGGTCCTGTCCTCCGACGTAGGCTCGACCTTCCACGTCACGGTCCGAGAGCTGCACGAGGACCTGGACGTCCCGGTCGGGTACCGGTCCGAGACGCGCTGGGTGGGCACGACGCGGTCATGGGCTGGGTTGACCGCCATCCACGAGCGGTTCAACCCTGGGATCAGCGTCGTGGATGCGGGCCCAGAAGGTACGGCGGCGCGCGAGTGGTGCGCGGCAGTCGAGCGCCGGCTGGAAGGGTGCCAGGCGTACCGCTGCGCCTTCCACCGAACCGCCCACGTCGCCGGGAAGGAACTCGCGTTCACGAAGTCCGTCCGGGATCGCCTCGTGACGGTGGATCGGACGCAGGCGATGGACCGGGCGTTCTACGATCTGCGCGACGGCTTCCACGCCCTCCCGGCGGACGTGTTCACCGTGCCGAACTGGTCCGAGCAGATGTGCGCGCCGGTCCGGCAGGTCCGGGACGACGGAACGGCGTTCTGGAGCAAGGGCGACGACCACTACCGGCTGAGCGACACCTACGCCCGGGTCGGAGTGCAGATCGCGGCCGGTTCTGGCTGCCTTCCCTCTCCGGAGCGGTCCTGACCTCGCGTGGCGGATCGGGGGCGGACGCGGTAGGCGTTCGATAGTCCACCGAGGTAGACATGCGGGTACTCTCCGGGACAGTGACGGTCGGGCGCGGGACCCAGGGCGCGCGTAGCCCCAACGCCGGGATCGCGACCGTCCAGCGGGACCGACGCGGCTTCGCACCGTTCTTCTCGGTCGGCGACATGAGCGTCTACCGGGTGATCGGACAGCGCATCTTCACCTCGGACGAGCTGTTCCGGATCTACCAGATCACGCCGGACATCCGAGCGGCGGTGGACCGGACCACGCTGCGACTCGCCAACACGCCCTGGATCATCCAGCCCGGCGTGAAGAAGTCCGACCCGGACTACGAGATCGCGCTGGAACTCTGTCGGGCGGCCACCGAGTGGCTGAACCGACCGAACGCCGAGTCCGACTGGCCCGAGTTCGCCCAGAAGTGGAGTCACGACTTGCTGCTGTACGACGCCTACGCGACCGAGCGGGTGTACGACGGCAAGGGGCGCCTCCAGGAGATCGTGGAGTGGCGGTCGGGCGACATCACGCCCCTCCAGGACGAGCACGGACGCGAGTACGCATACCGGCAGGACGCCGCGATCCACGGCCCGGTGATCTTCACCCCGGACGAACTCGACTACGGGAACCTGTTCGCCAACACGCAGTTCCCGAACGGCCAGCCGCTGATCGAGACGCTGGTGGAGGAGTTCATCACGATGCGCGCGCAGGCCCAGCACCTGCGCCGGCTGGTGGACGCCGACCAGATCCCGCCCGGGATCCTCGCGCTGATTGGTGTGGGCGATGTGGCGCTCAAGCGGTTCAAGGCCGAGATGGAAGGTCGGCAGGGCCGCGACGACATGTTCCGGATCGTGTCCACGGAGGACGCGAACGGGAAGCTGGAGTGGTTGCAGCTTCACCGGTCGCTCAAGGACCTGGACTGGCTGCCGAACATCCGAGAGGTCCGGAAGACGATCTGGCGCGTGTTCCACGTCACGCCGGTCACGATGGGCGAGACGGACGCGGTTCCCCGGGCGAGCGCCGAGGTCCAGGTCGAGATCGCCGACCAGGGCCTGATCGGGCCGATGTTCCAGCAGCTCACGCGGCTGGTCAACGAACGGTGGCTGCCGCTGTGGATCGGCAACCCCGACCTCGCCAAGCTGGTCTGCTTCTCCTTCGACACGACGCCCGCGCTGAGCCAGACGGATCAGAAGATCCGCGCGGACCGGCTGGCGGTGCTGGTGAACGCCAATATTCTGACGATCAACGAGAGCCGCGAAGAACTCGGGTACGACGCGCTGGAAGCCGGCGACGAGGTCCAGGTGACGTCAGACGAGAAGACTGCGGACGGGACCACCGAGGCCGACGCGGCCGATCCGGTCGCGGAAGGTGGCGCCCGTCCTGGCGCGCACGTCCAGCGCCAGCGTCACGGGTCGATCTACCGGCGGACCCGCACCGGACAGGTGGTGCGCGGGGAGCTCCCCTCGGACTGGCAGCCGTCGGGCCGGTTCAAGGACGTGCGGACGCTCGACCTGTCCCGGCTGGGCGGGCTGGTCCGGGAGTACGACGACGTCGTGACGCCGCTGTACGAGCGGTGCGCCCGGGCGGTCCTCCGCGCGGCGACGACCGCCGTGAGCGACGGCGCGCTGACGGCGACCGAGGCGACGGCCATCGTGTCCGCCGTGGCGCGGGAGACGGTCCGGCTGGTAGACGACTGGTCCTCTTCGACCACGGACCTGTACGCGCGGGCGGCTGGGCTCGGGTCAGACGCGGCGGTCGCGTGGGGCGCGTCCGAGATCGCGTGGCAGAACATCGCGACGACGTACCAGGCCAGCGCGATCTCGTACCTGACGACCAGCGGCGGCAAGAGCACCGGACTGGTCACAGCGATCCGGCAGGAGCTCACGGACCTGATCCTGGCGACGATGTCCCGCACGTCCGGGCTGGTACGGCGGTCGGAGCAGGCGCGGCAGCGGGAGCAGGGGGGCGAGAAGCGCGACCCGCACCGGCGCGCCGAGGACAAGCTGCCGGCGGACCTCGGAGCCTTCCTGGAGGCGGTGCGGCGCGTGTTCGAGCGGCACCAGCACCGGATCTCGAACTGGTCCGGGCGGCTGGTCGAACTCGCCCACACGGTCACGGGCCAGTCCCTCCGGACGCCCGCCGCGCAGGAGCCGGCTCCGGACGGCGACCCAAGCGCGCCCGCCGCTACCCCGGACCCGTGGATGGTCGAGTGGGTGGAGGTCTCAGACGGCGCGACGTGCCCGACGTGCCTGTCGCTGGGCGCGAAGGGCTTCATGCTGGTGGAGTCCCTGCCGACTACGCCCGGGGGCGCGACGGACTGCGGGGCGCGCTGTCGGTGCGTCCTGGTGTACTGGAAGCAGAGCGAGGTCCAGTCTGGGAAGGCGAAGCGGCTGGGCCCGATCCGGTCCGTGGCCCGGCACATCGCGATCCCGAGGCGCCTGCTCGCGCGCTGATCCATGGGTCGCGCCAGTGTCTACCATATTGGTAGACGCTTTGGCGAACGGACGATCTCGCCGTACCTCCGCGCCAGGAGGGAGAGCGATGCTCAGTCCCAAGGTCCTGGATCTGATCAAGCGCACGGTGGCCGAGTTGGGCCTGGGCGCTGGGGCGCACACGCTGGAGTTCGGCGCGCGGTCGGTTCCGTTCTCGGCGCCGCTGACCATGCGAGCCGCGCCGGGGGCACCCAAGCCGTCGGTCGCGCGCCGCGCGGTCGGCGACATGGCGCCCGAGGGCGACCCGGCGGAAGGCGAACCCGACGGGCCCGAGGCGCCCACGTCCGAGATGACGGTGTACCGCCTGTCGGGCACGGCCAGCTCGACCAGCGTCGACTGGTACGGGACCGAGATGTCCCGCCCGTGCCTGGATGACATGGCGGTCCAGTTCACGGAGGGTGTCGAGGTCTTCGTCGGCCACGGGTCCTGGATGGAGGGCCTGGAGTGGGACAAGGCCATCGGGATCACGGACGCCGCCGAGGTGCGAGACGCCGCGGTGGTCAACGCCGCCGACGCGGGCGAGCCCGGGGCGGTGTGCGCCGTCGAGATGGTGTTCGCCTTCGACGGTGACACGCCCGCCGCGATCCGCGACGCCATCCAGCTCCTGCGCCAGCGCGTCCAGATGGGTCGCAAGACCGGTCTGAGCATCGGCGGGTGGTTCCGGAACGTCCAGTACATCGTCAACGAAGAGGGCGAGCTGGAGCGGATCATCATCCACAAGGTCGATCTCGACCACCTCGCGACCACGCGTAGCCCCGCCAACCCCGACTGCCTCGACCTCGCTGAGGTCCGGTCCGTGCTCTCCAGCGCGGTCGCGGCGGCGCGTGCGGCGCTCCAGCCGGCGGCCCCGGTCGAGCCCGCCCCCGAGGCGGCCCTGCCGGACGTGCGCACCGTGCCGCCCGTCGAGCCCACCTCTTCCGTCCTTTCCACCCCTTCGGCCACCCCGGCCGAGCCCTCCCCGACCGAGACCCGGTCGGTCGCCCAGCCCAACCAGGAGATCGACATGACCCCCGAGCAGCTTCAGGCGGAGATCGACGCCGCTATCAAGCGCGCCCTCGCCGAGCGTGGGCTGGGCACCCCGCCCGCCCCCGTCCCGACCCCCAGCGCGGACCAGTCCCTCGACGACGCCCACCGGCGCGGCCAGCCCGCCAAGGCGCCCGAGCCCTCCACCCCGGTCCTCCAGGCCCCCGCCGGGGCCGACATGGTGCGCGTCAAGCGCGTCCGCAGCATCATCTTCGACAACGGGACCTTCAAGGACCCGGGCAGCTCCGACAAGCTGTTCAATGCCGAGATCATGCGCGCGGTCCACTTCGGCGACACCACGGTCAACCCGGAACTCGCGGTCGCCTACCGTGAGCCCAGCGGCCAGCGCCAGAAGGCCATGTGGCTGGGCCTGAGCCACGAGCTTCGGCAGGTCGGCGCCAACGCGCTGGCCGACCTCGCCGAGCGGTCCGCCCCGATCCTGGGGATCGAGCTCCGCGGCGCGCGCGGCCTGCGCAAGAACGACCCCCAGCTCGAGGCCGACAAGGCGCTGGTGGACAGCGAGGCCCGCGCTCTGCTGGTCGAGGCGATCCGCTCGGCCGCGGCCGACGGGCACCCGGTCTACAAGGAGCCCGGCACCCGCGAGGCCGCGACTCGCGCCCTGACCGTGTCCGCCACCTCGGACAAGGTCACGACCGCGCTGGTGTCGAGCCTGCTCCAGCAGCTCAGCAACCTCCAGCTCGGCGCCCGCACGCAGCTCCGCCGCATCCCCGGCGCGGGCACCGCGTACCAGACCCCGAACCGCACGGTGTCCAATACCCTGGCCGAGTTCGTTGCGGACGGTTCCGCGCCGACCGAGGACAGCGGGACCTGGAGCTACGACACCTGGTCGTACAAGACCCTCGCGACCCGCATCAAGGTCACGCGCAAGGCCCGCGCCCAGGGTGCGCAGTGGGGTGACCTCCTGGCGTCCGAGGCCATCAACAAGGCCGAGGACTTCAACAAGCAGGAGGAGGTCGCCATCTTCCAGGGCGACACTGTCCACAGCCTCCCGACCGCCAACGGCTTCAACGGGCTCCTGACCCTGGTGGGCGCGGTGAGCGGCCAGACCGTGGCGAACACCACGGCCAACGCGGGCGACGTGCTGAGCACCCAGCAGCTCGACACGACGATCCGCAAGGTCCGCGGTCGCGAGAACAAGGCGAACCTGCGCATCTTCGCCTCCGAGACCGGCCACATCCTGCTGAACACCGTCCTCCAGGTGACGCAGCAGTTCACCAACCAGGCGATGGTCCAGGCCGGCTTCGTGGTCGAGACCTACAACGGCATCCCCATCGTCGAGTCCAGCGGCATCCCGGACACGCTGGTCTGGAACGGCACGGACGCCCGCGTCACCAAGTGGACCACCGGCTCGACCACGGCCATCGTGGTCGTGAACCTCACCCACGTCTACATGGTGGTCCTGACCCCGGTGACGATGGAGCAGGTCGCGGTCACCACGGCGCAGTACACCGAGTACGAGATGTACACCGACGAGGTCCTCGTGTTCGACAACAGCTACGGCGCGGCCATCCTGGGCGGCATCATCGTCTCGTAGTCGCAAGCGTCGGCGTAGTACGCTGACAATCGGCCCGCATCGCCGCTCGGTGGTGCGGGCCGATTCGCGTCTAGAAGTTGCGCACCACGGTAGACACCGTACAGGAAGCGCGGAGGGACCACATGTCCATGGTCATCAACCCCGCTCCAGTGCTCCCCGCCGAGAGCGACTGCAAGTACGTGCTGTTCGCCGGGTATCGGCTCGGCCCAGAGTGGCCGTACAAGTTCATCTTCTACCACACGACGGTCTGGTCCGGACAGTACGACTGGCCCGAGTGGCTGCCGTACATCGACGTCAAGACGCACGCTCCGGCGGTGGCGCCGGTCCACACGCGCTGGCCGATCCGGGTGGGCAAGACGGAGCCCGAGTACCGGACCGCGCCGGGCGCGAGGGTGTCGGCGATCTTCACGAACGACCCGGTGGTCCGGCAGATGCTGTTCAAGCGTGGCTGGGTGGACGTCTCAGATCTGTACCGGGCCGCGCTGGCCAGGCACCGCGCCGGACCCGTGCCGGTCGCTCCCCCGGGCCCCGGGCTCGTCGAGACGGTGGCGGACAAGGCGGTCGAGATCGCCGCCCGCGTGCTGCCCCGCCGGACTCGCACCCCTGCGCCGCAGGCGAGCTGATGGCGGCGACCACGTCCACGCTGGTCAAGGCGGCGCTGCGCATCCCCACGGGCGTCACGTTCTTCGACGTGCGACTCGGGACATGCGCGAGCGCGGCGAACGCCTACGTGCTGGGCCAGCTCCGCCAGGACAGCCTCGCGGTGCTGACGGAGACGGAGTACCCCGACGTCTACGGTCCGGCCCAGCGTCGAATCGTGCTGCGCCGACGCCCCGTGGTCGGGATCGTGGCGGTTACGGTGGACAACGCCGCGGTGGCCTCGACGGCGTACCGCGTGGACACGAAGCACGGCTTCCTGATCCGGACAGACGGCCAGTACTGGTCCGACGAGCCGGACGGAACGCAGGTCCACTACGGCGCCGGGTACGACTCGACGACCGTGCCGAACGATCTCGTCGAAGCCGCGACGCTGATCGCGGCGGGGCTGTTCAACCGGGGCGGTCTGTCCGGGTTGGACCAGCAGGACGACGGGGCCACCCAGGTCCGGGTGAGCGCCGACAAGGTGCCACCCGAGGCGCGGGCGATCTTGTCCCGGTACCGCGACCTGTTCGCGTAGGGCGGCAGCGTCGAGACATGGACGTAGGGGCTGACGGTGGCGTCCGGCCCGTTCGATGAACTTCCAAGCAACCCCGAGAGGGTGGAGGATGTGATGCGTGTACTCGTGACCGGCGGCGCCGGCTTCATCGGTTCTCACCTCTGCGACTACCTGCTGGCGCTCGGTCACGAGGTCGCCGCGATGGACATCCTGGTCCCGCAGGTCCACGGGGGGCAGGGGCTCCAGTGGGGGCGGAAGGGCGAACCCGTCCCGTCGTGGCCCGACTACATGGACTCCCGGGTGCTCCAGTACGTGTGCGACGTCGGGAACAAGGCCGAGGTGTTCCGGGCGCTCCAGGAGATCCAGCCCGAGATCGTGGTCCACCTGGCCGCGTTCGTGGGTGTGGGCCAGTCCTGGTACGAGCCGAGCATGTACCTGTACGGCGGGCCCGTGATCACGGCGGCGCTCATGGAAGCGGTCGCCCACCACAACGCGAGCGCCGAGACGAAGGTGCGCCGGGTGTTCGTGGCGGGGTCGATGTCCAGCTACGGCGAGGGGCCGGTCTGGGAGCACAACATCTGGAAGGACGGCGTTCTTGGGGATCGCTCGCTCTGTGAGCCAAAGGCCACCACGGAAGACTGGCCTTTCGACCCCCAGAACCCCTACGCGATGGCGAAGGCTGGCGGGGAGCAGGTCGCGCTGATGCTCGGGCCCACCCTGGGCGTAGACGTGGTGGTCGGGCGGTTTTTCAACTGCTACGACGACCAGACCGAGGTGCTGACCCAGGATGGGTTCAAGTTCTTCCGAGACCTCGTGCCGGACGATCTGATCGCGACCCTGAACCCGGCGACCAAGCAGGTCGAGTACCACAAGGCGGTCGCGTGGCAGACCTACCCCTACAAGGGCGATCTCCTGCGCTTCTCCAGCCGGAGCTACGATCTCTGCGTCACGCCTGAGCACCGGATGTACGTCAAGACGACGAAGGTGCGGGACTTCGAGATCGTGACGGCCGAGGAGGTGGCGAACTCGAAGGTGTCCTACAAGTACCGCCTCATGCGGGGTGGCGCGGGCTGGGCTGGCGAGGATCGTCCGATGCACCTGTTGCCCGAGTACCGCGACGCGCTCGGCAGGGTTCGCGGCGCGGCGCGCGAGATCGACATGGGGGACTGGTGCGAGTTTCTCGGCTGGTTCATCTCCGAGGGGAGCGCCTTCATTTGCGGTGAGAACAACGAGCATCGCATCGTGATCTCACAGAGCAAGGCCGCTCATCCTGCGCACTACAATCGAATCGTGGAACTGGCGAAGCGGATGGGCTTCAACCCGTTCCTCGGCAAGTCCGAGGTGGACATCTCGATCACCTCGGCACAACTCTTCACCGAGCTCCGGCGTCTCATTCCCAAGTCCGGCAGCACCGAGAAGTTCATCCCCAAGGAGATCCTAGCCCTTTCACCGGTCTACCTGGAGCGGCTGTACGAGTCGCTGATGCTGGGCGACGGGCACAAACGCGGCAGGATCTTTACGACGACATCGCACAAGCTGGTGGATTCGTTCTCGGAGCTCTGCCTCAAGCTCGGAAGGTGCGCCACGGTGCAGCAGCGCGTTTCTGGTCCCGGCAGGCTCTTGCTGGACAGCGGCTGCGACCCCAAGCGCAAGTATCGGATCTTCAAACTCTCGATCTCGGACCACAACATGCCGCAGATGGGGGACAACGCGACCCGGCAGACGCATGTGGAGCGCGTCCCCTACGACGGCATGGTCTACGACGTCACGGTGCCTAACCACCTGCTCTACGTGCGGAGGAACGGTCGCTCTTGCTGGAGTGGGAACTGCCTCGGCGAGCGGCAGGCCCTGACCAACCCCTACACCGGCGTCGCGGCCATCTTCTCGGCGCGGCTGCTGAACGGCGAGCCTCCGTTGATCTTCGAGGACGGGCAGCAGTCCCGGGACTTCATCCACGTCTCGGACGTCGTGCGGGCCATCTGGACCATCGTGGAGCGGGCCCCGGCGGGCGAGGTCTACAACGTCGGCACCGGGAAGCGGACCACGATCCTGGAGCTCGCACAGCGCCTGTGCGCGCTGCACGGCGGGGGCATCGAGCCGGCGGTTACAGGCGCGCGGCGCAAGGGCGACATCCGGCACTGCTATGCGGACCCGAGCAAGCTCCGCGCGCTGGGCTGGGCGCCCGTCGTGGCGCTGGACGACGCGCTGGCGCAGCTCTGGTCGTGGGTGTCCGAGCAGGCGGTGGCGGACCCGGCGGGCTTCGCGCGCGCGTTCGGGGAGCTCCTGGGCCACCGGCTGGTGGACGGGCTGCCGGCGGACCTGACGGACGCGGACGGGTCGTCCACGGACGCGCTGGGCGAGGCGGACCTGGGCGACCTGGAAGGCGACGCGGATCCGGAGGCTACCTCAGCCGAGGAGTGAGCCTCGCGCATGTCCGACCCTACCGTCCCGGTCCAGTCCCCTCCCCTGCTCGCCGCTGCGCCCGCGCCTCGGGGCGTCGTGGTCTACGGCGGGGACACCCTCGTCCCGGACGCGTGGCAGGGCTGGCCCGACGCGCTGTCGGCGGTCCTGGCGGCGCGCAGGGCGCCCTACCGCGGCCCGGTGCTCAACCTCGGGCAGCGTGGCGTGCGCGGCCCCCTCGGGTTCGCCGACGTGGTCCGGGCGGCGTGTGCGGACCCGAGCGACCTGACGGACCGGATCGCCGTGATCGCGCTCGCCCACACGGACGGGCGCTCGGACCGGCTGTCACCGTCTGAGGCGACGGCGTTCACGCGGCTGGCGCTGGACGGGCTGTGGCGGCGCGGCGCAGCGCATGTCCTGGTCGTGGGCCCGACCGGCGGCGGGGTGAAGCCTGGGAAGCAGCCCGCGGCGCGCTACGGGTCCTACGCCCGCTGGTTGCGGCGCGTGGACAAGGCGGTCCGGGCCGAGGTCGGCATGGGTGACGCGGCGTCCCACGTGTCGCTCGCGGATCTGCCCCTGGACCTGACCCGCGACGGTATCCACCCGTCGGCGGCGGGGTGGCGGTGGGTCGCTGAGCGCGTGGCGGACGTGCTGGTGGGGATGGTGTGAAGTGAAGCCCTACCTCACTACCGACCGAGCCACGCTCTACCACGCCTGCGCCGAGGAGGTCTATCCGCACCTCGATCCGGGCTCGGTGTCGATGGTCTGGTCCGATGGCCCCTACGCCATGAACAAGGCGGAATGGGACCGGATGGGCGTCGATGGGCTCGCCGACTGGTACGCGCCGCACGTCGAGGCGTGGGGGCGGGTGTGTGCTCCGTCGGCGACCGTGTACCTGTGGAACACGGCGGCCGGATGGGCGCGGCTGGATCCGGTCATGCGGGCGGCTGGGTGGACATTCAGAACCCTGCTCGTGTGGGACAAGGGCCTCCAGTTCATGGCTGGCAAGGGGCTGGCGGATCTGCGCATGTTTCCGGACGTGACGGAGGTGTGCGGGTTCTACCAGCGCGAACCGAGCGAAGTTGATCTTTGGAACACCTACGGCGCCGATCATCCGGTGCGCGTGTACCTCGACACGGCGAGGCGCGCGGCTGGGCTATCGCTACAGCAGATTGACGAGGCCCTCGAAGTGTCTGGCATGGCTCGTCATTGGTTTACGTGGTCGCAGTGGACACCGCCCAGCCCTGATCGGTATGCCGCGCTCCAACGTCTCATCCCCGCCCTCACCGCGTCGCTTGAGAGTCTGCGACGCGCGCAGGATGACGTGTGGGCCGTGTTCCGGGCGCGATGGCAGAGCGTGAGGGTGCCGTTCAACCCACCTGAACGGGTGACCAACGTATGGCCGTGCTTCAAGTTGGCACTGTCCGAGCGCATGCCGCTACACGACGGCGAGACCCACCCCTGTCAGAAGCCGCTCGCCTTCGCCGACCGTGCGATCCGCGCCTCCACCCGCATCGGCGACACGATCCTCGACCCCTTCGCCGGGACGAACCGGATCGCGGTCGCCTGCCGCCGTCTGCCCGCAGAGGAGCGGCGCCACGCCATCGGGATCGAGATGGACCGTCGATGGCTCGACGCGGTGCGTCCGTCGTTGGTGGCGGACCATGGGCACGTCAAGCACCCACGTCAGCCGTCGCTGTTCGCGTCTCTGGCGTCACCGGATACGCCCTCCCCATGAACCCCTTCGCCCTCGCCACCACCCTGATCATGCTCCAGCGCGCCACGTCCTACGTGCTGGACAGCGTGGCGTTCGCCGCGTCCCTCACCCCGGACCGCCAGCCCGCCAGCGCCAGCCGGCTCCTACTGCACGCGTCGGGCTCCCCGTCCGGGAACGTGACCATCACCGGCACGGTCGGCGGTGTGTCCGACACGGAGGTCTTGAGCTGGTCCGGGACAGCAGGGACGCGCGTGTCCGTCAAGTCGTTCAGCGCGGTCACGGGGTTCACGAGTACGGTCACGGGCGGGACCGCCCTGTACGCGCAGGCGGTGGGTGCGGGCGGACAGCCCGAGGCGAACAAGCTCACCACCATCACGACGGGCTACCCGGCGTCGGTCATCCAGAAGAACCAGCCCGGGTGGCGAGGGCTGGCACCTGGCCACGAACCCGAGGGGGACGCGGTGGCGAAGGTCCCCTACGCCGAGACGTTCACGCCCGCGCGGGGCGACCTCCTCACCACGGACCAGTCGGAGACCTACGAGGTCGTGTCCGTGGAGATCCGAGGCGGCGGGTTGCGCCCGGCGGACTGGATCGTGATGCTCCAGCGCCGGCAGGGACGCGGGTAGGGACGCCGGATCGCGGGGCTACCTCCAGGCACGCGTCCACCCTGATCGCCTGATCCGGGTGTCCTGGCGCGGTCCTCACCTTCGGAGGTCCCCTTGACCAGTCCTCGCTTCCCGCGTGACGAGCGCCGGGCCGCGCTGATCGTGATCCCCACGGTCGCGCGCCCCAAGGTGCTCCTGCCCGCGTTCGCCCGCCTGCTCGAACACCTGGACGGACTGCCCGTCCACATCTGCGTCTCGATCAACGCCGTGAACCAGACCGACGGCGACACCAGCCAGCGCGAGGTGGTGAAGCTCTGGCAGTCCTACTGCGCCGAGGGCATCGTGCCGGGCGGGTCGCTGCTCACCGTGTACCGGCACCCGGGCCCGTGTGGGTTCGGTGGGGCGCTGAACCGGGGGGTGCTGGCGGCGGCGGATGGGTTCAATGTGCGGGTCGGTCTCATCAATCCTGGCGACAGTATCGTTTCGCCGATCATGGACTCTCGGTGGCCAGAAGACATGATCCAGACCGTGAGTGCTGGCGGACTTATCCGGTACGACGACGGCGGCGGTGTCTCCTTCGAGGGGGTTGACAAGGATCACGGGCCCGGTCTCCCCCCGCTCATCATCTTCTACAACGACGACCTGGAGGCGGCGGACGGCTGGCTGGCGGAGCTGGTCGCGGCCACCCGCCCGGACCAGACCACGATCTGCGACATCTGCGAGCCCGCGCCCGACGGGAAGCGCCAGCCGCGCCCGCTCGCGCTGTACGGGAAGATCGGCATCGTCGGTCCCGTCACGAACAACGCGGCGGGGATGCAGGGGCTGGTCCGGGAGGTCCGGGACTGGCAGCGCCTGGGCTCGGACGCCTTCGCCGCGCAGTGGCGCCGGTCCAACGCGGGCACCGTGCTGACCGCCGACTTCCTGTCCGGCTTCTGCCTGGGCATCACCGCGGACTGCCTGGAGGCGCTGTGGGGCGCCCACCCCGAGCGCGATGGCTACGGCCTGTTCGACGAGGCGACGTACCCCATCGCCGGGTACGAGGACAACGACCTGTGCGTCCGGTCCGCCGAGGCTGGGTACCGCGCCGCGATCTGCGCCGGGAGCTTCGTCGGCCACATCGGGCACCAGTCCTTCGACGCGCTGTTCCCCGAGATGCAGCGCGGACTCCGGAACCGGCTGAACTACTACCGGAAGTGGGCGCCCTGGGTGCGCGCCCGCGCCGGCAAGCTGGTCGCGGCGCTCCGGGTCAAGATCGAGGTGCCGAACGACCTGCGCCTGCTGCGGCCCACGCTCCAGCGCCTCGGCGAGCTGGTGGACAGCGTGGCGATCCTGTTCACGAACGACCCGTCGGACGCCCTGGCCCACTCCGAGGGCCAGATCGAGGTCAAGACCGGTGAGCTGCCCCAGGACGACCTGGCGCTGCTCCGGTCGCTGGCCCACCCGAACCTGCGCGGCAACCCCCAGCGCCGCGCCGACCGGATCCAGCAGTGGCTCAAGGCGCGCGTGACCGAGGGCGCGACCCAGCGGGGACGCAAGGCGCCCACGGTCGGCGTGAGCTTCTGGCCCACGGACCGGCCCATGAACGAACGCGACGAGCGCAACGCCGTGATCGGCATGGCCGAGCGGCTGGGCGCGTCCTGGGTCTGGTCCATTGACCACGACGAGGTGGTGGAGCCCCGCATCACGCGCGCCCACCTGGACCGGTGGATGACCCACCCGGACCCGCTGGTGTCCTGCCTGGACCAGGGCTTCTACACCACCTGGGACACGGTGCGCATGTACCGGCTGGACTTGCCGTGGGGCGACGGCGGCCAGATGACCGGCGGGATGCGCGGCTGGCGGCTCTGGCGCGTCAACCGGGCGGCGCCGGGGCGGATCCTCGCGGGTACCGAGAACGGGCTGCACTGCGGGAACTCGCCCACCGGCGACCCGATGACGAAGCGCCACGCCGCGATCCGCATCCTCCACCACGGGTACCTGCGCGAAGCCGACCGGGTGCGCAAGCAGGCGCGCTATCAGGTCCAGGACCCGAACCCCGACCCGCTGCTGGTCGGCGGCAGCAACTACAACCACCTGACCTACGAGGAGCGCGTCACGCTCGCGCGCTTCGTGCCCCGGTGCGGGATCGGGCTGCACATGCTCGTCCACGCGGGCGAGGACTCGGGCGGCGTGATGGGGGTGCTGGACCAGCTCCACGGACTCACGGACGCGGCGGTCCTGGTCTGGACGGACGCCCCTGACGCCCCGGAGCGGCAGACCATGGCGGAGGTCGCCGACCTGTTCGGCGCTGTGCTGGTGGACCACCCCATCGACCAGGAGCGCGGCGGGCTGGCGGACGCCCGCAACGCCGGGATCGACGCCCTGGCCGAGATCGAGGCGACCCGTCACCCCGGCATGGGCTGGTCGCTGTTCATGGACCCCGACGAGCAGTTCGCCGAGGGCGCGATGGTCTCGATCCGCCGGCTGGCCGACGCGACGGACTGCTGGGGCTGGCTGTTCGAGTTCCTGAACCCGCACCAGGAGGGCGCCCCGACGCGCTCCGAGTCCGTCCGCATGGCGCGCCTCCACCCCCGGATGCGCATGGACGGTCGGGTCCACGAGGGCTTCGGCGACGCGATCCGCGCGCTCAAGGCGGCGGGCTACGGCGACATCCTGCGCACCGCGCCGTTCCAGGTGCTGAACCTGGGCCTGCGCGTGGACGCGACGAAGCTCCAGGCGAAGTACGACCGGTACTTCCGCTGGGCGTGTGCCGCGATCAGCGAGGGCGAGGCGCGCCCGATGGACTGGACCACGCTGGGTCTGTACTTCGCCAACGAGGGGCTGTGGCAGGCGCCGGAGCGGTGCCACGCCATCGCGACCGGCATGGACCCCGACGGGTTCCTGGCGGCGCGGGAGCTCGCGGTCCACTACTTGCGCATGGCGCGCGGACCGGCGGCGCTGGCGGCGAGTCGGCTCCCGGACTGGCACGAGCAGCACGAGCGCCTGGACGCCATCGTGAAGTTCTGCGACCGCGAGGCGCCCCCGATCTCGGGGTCCGGGCTGGCGGGTGCGCCGAACCGGAAGGGCTGGACGGAGGAAGCCGCCCTGGGCGTGATCAACCTGCTGGTGGACGTGTCGGCGGCGCGCGCGGCCGGCGCGTCGGTGATCGTGGCGGAACCGGACGGGGAGGTCGAGGACCCGCCGGATCCGGAGCGCGGCGACGGCGAGTCCGAGCGCGACTACCTGATCCGCACGATGGAGGACCGCGGCGTGTCCGACGTCGAGATCCACGACGTGCTGGACCGCTACGACTACGCCAACCCCGTCTCGGTCGAGGAGGACGACGGCGACCCCGAGTAGTCCAGCCTACCCTCGCGCGGCCCAGCGTGTAGCATCGTGGCACGCTGGGCCGCCGTGTTTCGGCTACTGCGGTGGACACCGCGACCGCCCCGGATACGCCCCACACATGCCGAGCGCCGCTCCGATCATGTCCTTCGACGTGGGGTCCTTCCGGACGACCCTGCTGGCGTTGGAGCACACCGAGACGGCGCTGATCGAGGAGGCGGGTCGAGTCGCCATGGCCGAGGCGGCACAAGTCCTGCTGACCTACGCGCGCAAGGTGCTGTCGCTGACCGACCACTCGCTCCGGGACCTGCGACGGGCGGACCACCCCTACGCGCGCCGGCACGGGCGGATCAAGGTCCATGCGGCGACGCCCTGGAAGGTCCACACCCACACCGGGCGGCTGCTCCAGGCGCTCCGGGACGCCCCCTACGACGTCGGGGACATGCCGGCGCACATGGTCTACCTGGACACGTCCGAGGCGCCGCACGCCCGCTACGTGGTCGAGGGGACGCGGACCATGTTGCCGCGCGACCCGCTGTGGACGGGCGTGGCGCTCCAGCCCGGCGTCCAGAAGAAGCTGATGACCACGATTGTCCGCGTCATGGGCCGGGACTTCCGGACGAAGATCGGCGTGCGCTTCGAGGATCGCGGTACCACCGACCGGACGGTGATCTGATGGCGGCGAACCTCGACAACGCCCTGGCGCTGATCCACAAGTACCTCGTCGAGCACGCGACGGTGGGCGCGCTGATCTCGGGCGGGACGGCGGTGTACCTGGCCAGCCCGCGCGACCCGACGCCCACGGCGATCCAGATGCCGGCGGTGGTGATCGCGCTGGAGGGTGCCGAGGGCGTGGGCGCCAGCGTGCAGCTCATCCAGGCGGTCGTGACGATCTGGTGTTTTTCCCGCAACTCGCAGTCCGAGGCGGGCGCGCTGCACCACGCGGTCCTGGAGGCGTTGCAGCGGCAGCACCTTCGGTCCAGCACGACCCTGACGGGCGGCGCGCTGGCGAACAGCGCCCGGGTCGGGTGCGACTACCAGGGCGGGACGCAGGACGCCTGGAGCGAGCCCCTGGGCGCGTGGGCGCGCGGGTCGCGGTGGATGCTCACGGTGTCGTAGAGACACGAGGAGGACGAGATGCGGATCCCAAGGACGGAACAGCGGACGGCGGAGGATCGTGACTGCACGGTGACGTGCGCGTGCGGGGCGAAGCTGATGACGCTCGGCAAGGGGCAGCGGCTCGCGCTGCGACGCCCCGGCGTGTCGATGGACGCGACGTGCTCCAGTTGCGGCAAGACGACCCGCGTGCAGGTCGAGGACGCCCATGGCCAGTAGGCCCGCCACGCTCGACCAGATCGCCGCCGACCTGGCCGCGCTGGCGCGGCGCGTGGACGGGATGGAAGAGGACCGGAAAGACGACGGCGCGCTGGTCCAGCAGATCGCCGGCAAGCTCGGCGTGACCACGATGGCCGTGTCCGACGAGGACGGGCAGAACCGAGACGCCCCGGTCCAGTGTCCGAAGTGCGGGGCCAAGGTCGGGTACTACGACCGGGACACGGACCTCGTGCGCACACGGCACCGCGAACACCTCGTGTGGATGCGCATGGGGCCCGGTGGGTCCATCGTGATCATCTGCCGGAAGTGCTCGCACCCTGTCGAGGTCACGTACTCGCCCCCCGACGACACCGCGCGCGCCGAGATCCGGGACGGGCTGCTGGTGTTCAGCGTGGACGAACTCAGCGACCTGCTCGGTCGGGCGATGGACAGCGGGTCCGGACAGGTGACGCTGCGGGTCAGGTGAGGTTGCGGACCCGTCGATCCGCGATAGCACGCGAACAGACGCCCCAGAGGCGCGCTCCATCCCGAACACGAGGCCCCCACCCGGGCCAGGAGTGCGCCCATGGCCGCGAACCTTCCGACCTACGACGAAAAGCGAATCCCCGTTGGCGGGGCCCGAGTCTTCATCGGTGCCATCGGCACGACCCCCAGCGCCGACATCGGGTCCATCGACGTGGACGGTGGCGTGACCGTCCGCATGATCCGCCAGGGCGCCGACGTCCGCGTGGGCTTCCCCAGCCTGCCCATCCTCCGGTACGTGAGCCAGGAGGACTGCGAGGTCGAGCTGAACGGCCTGGAGATCAACCCGGAGATGCTGCGGTACGCCATGGGCGCCGGCATCACCACGTCCAGCGCGTCCAAGGAGACCTACGCGTTCGGCGGCGACCCGGCGGTCACGACCTGCGCGCTGCTGGTCCGGAGCGAGATGCTGCCCGGCCACACGATCAGCGTCAACGTCTGGAAGGCGCGCGGCATGTCCGACACGGTCGAGATGGTCTTCGGGATGAAGCCGACGACTTTCCCGTACAAGTGGCAGGCGCTCCACTCGGCGACGGACTGGGCGGGCACGAGCCTGAACAGCAAGGCCCAGCTCATCCAGGTGGTGTACGACAAGGCGTAGTCCAGGACGGACGCGCGACCCGTCCAGCCCCGCGGTCTTCGGTTCTGGGGGATCTCAGGGCTGGGCTGCGTCTGGGTGAGCGGCTACCTCCAGGTGGAGGTACGCGATGCCCATCGAACACCTGCTCGTGGTCGCCCCGGTCAAGTCTCCGGTCCAGCCGGTCCGCGAGGGCTGGACGCCCTACGGCGCGGTCGAGGTCTCCTCGCTCCCGGACGTGTCCTGCGTCTGGATCTACGGCCGACGCGGCACACGGCAGCCCCGCCCGGTCACGCGAGACGAGGCGGATCGCCAGCGCGCGCTGTTTCAGGCGACGTGGGCGCCCGCGTCCGAGGAAGCCCTGATGGCCGACCTGTTCGCGGTGTTCGACCCCTGCACGCTGGACGGGGCCGAGGCGTGAGAGGCTACCTCCACGCCGGAGGTGCCCATGTTCGACGTTGAGAAGGCCGCGCGCGCCTACGTCGGTCCCGACACACCGCATGTACTCTGGGAGGTGACGGTCCCGGGCTCCGCGGATCCGCTCCGGTTGCGCGGGCCGCTGCACAGCTACTCAGTGCAGGTCGGGCCGAGTCACGAACCGAACGCGTTCCAGGCGTACACCTTCGACGAGTTGGCGCCCCGCCTCGTGTTGAGCGACTACGCGACGATGGGCTGGTTCCTCGACCTCTTCGACACGGTCCCGGCGACGGTGAACCTGGCCATCGCCGCCCACGGGCTCGTACATCCGGAGACCGTCCGGACCGTCATGTCTGAGCTGGACGCGGTCGGGACGCCCATCTACGACGCGCTGCGGTGGATGGAGCAGTACCGGGAGATCATCGTCCAGGTCTGTGATCCGCCGGCAGAGGGCCACGTCCGCGTGAATGATCAGCCCCCGAGGGACGGGTGGTGGTCGCTCGGCATGGGGTCCTGGGAGCAGGGTGACCGGTCCCGCCTGCTCTGGATCTACGGTCTGCCCTACCCGAAGACCGTCCAGCGACCCGGGGCCTACCTGGGGGCATTGACCGGCGACCTCGCCGACGTCCAGCGCCAGATTCGACGCGGACTCGGCCTACATGCCAGACTTTCCGACGTGTCGGCCTGAGCGGGTCGAGACGCCCGGGATCGACGGTTCCGGACCGCTCCCATAGGCGCTGGTCAGGAGACGTCCATGAACCCAGATTGGACCGATCGGCTGTTGCGCGCCTTCGCCGATGCCGGACTGACCGTCCGCGACGTGCGCGCCGACCTCCCCCGCCACGCGACCCGGACCTACGCGAACCGGGATCCGGAGCACATCCGGGGGATGGTCTGGCATCAGGCGCTCTGCTACGGCTACGGGTACCGCACGGTCGAGAACATCGCCCGGTACCACATCTCGGCGGTGAGTCACCTCAAGGCGGGCGGCGCGCCCGGCTTCGCGTACACCATGGCGGTGGACGCCGACGGGACCGTGTACCTCGCGAACGGCGTGGACGTCGCGACGTGGAGCCACGGCCAGCACCTCGTCCCGGACGCCAACACGACCCTGATCGGCGTGTGCGCGCTCGGCTGGTACAGCTACACCGACGCCCAGGGCGTCCTGCACGCGGGCGACGAGCCTCCCCCGCCCCAGGAGGCCGCGCTGATCCAGGTGTGGCGGGCGGCGCGCACCGTCTGGGGCTGGGCCGACGACACGCCTGCGGGCGGGCTGCTGGGCCACGAGGACCTGGGCAAGCCGTCCTGTCCCGGCAACCGCCTGAACGCCGTCCAGGACGCCCTGCGCGCGGGCCACGCGCCCCCGCCGCTGGTCGGGTCGCTCGCGCTGACCGGACGCGCTCGGCTGTCCTACCAGCAGGGGTGTCTGGCGGCGCTCGGCTACGACCTCGGTCCGTCGGGCGTGGACGGACAGGACGGACCCGCGACGCGCGCGGCCGTGACGGCGTACCAGCAGGCCCACGGACTCGTCCCAGACGGGAAGTGGGGCGTGCTCACCGAGGCGTCCGTCCTGGCCGAGATGCGCGCTCGCTACCCCCACGTCTGACCGGACCCGGGGCTACCTCCCCTCGTCCCACGCGTCTTCGAACCCACCGCTTCCATAGGAGCGTCCATGTCCCGGCAGCCCACCGACAAGACCGACAAACCCGCCCTCGCGTCCAGCGAGCTCACGAACTTCCTGGCCATCCTCGGCAACACTGGCCGGTCCGTCAAGGTCGAGGACGTGTCCGGCGCGTCCTACGTCGTCCCCACGGTCCTGCCGGCGGGCAAGCAGCTCGAGCTGGTCGCGGCCCTGGACGACGCCCTGGACGACGTGACGCTCCGGGGCGCGTTCGACGCGGTCCAGTCGGTCGCGCGAGACACCGGCGGCGATCAAGTCGCGGCGCTGCTCCGGTTCGTCCGGCTGCTGCTCAAGTCGAAGAACCGCGCGGTGGTGCTGTCGCTCCTGGACCGGCTGGTCGCGCTCGCCCACCCGGACCTGCCCGCGCCCGCCCAGGACCACTTCGAGATCCAGGAGGTGCTCCGGATGCTCCTCCCTTTCGCTTCCCGCCTCCTCACCGTGCTGTCTACCGTCGCCGTCAAGACCGACGAGACGTAGGACCGCCGCCCTTCCCGGGCGACGATCTGGTCGAGGCGGCGCTACACCTCCAGGACGGCCTCGGGCTGCTCCTGGCGCACGGACACGGGTTCAGCGAAGTCCTGTCCTGGACCTGGGAGCAGGTCGCCTTCGCGGTCCTGGCGCTGTCTGAGTACGAGCAGGACCGGCTGGACACGATGGTCCGGACGCTCGCCCCGCTGATCAGCGGCAAGCCGATCCGGGACAAGACGACCACGCTGGCTCGGCGTCACCGGGAGGTGGTGGAGGACATGCGGCAGCGGCGCGCGACCCGGCCGACCGACCAGAAGGCGCTGGTCGAGGCGGCGCTGGCAGACCTCGCGGCCATGATGGACGTGCAGGTCCGGGGGAAGGGGTGAGCTGGAGCACGGACGGTAGGAGACGCGACCGACGCGGGGCTACCTCTTCTCGTCTCATCCACCCCAGCCCCGGATGCTGCCCGGGATCCACCACGAGAGGTGTCGCATGTCCGCCACCGACCACACCGTCCCGCCTGAGCTGACCGTCATGGTCCAGGCGACGGCGACCCTCCGAGCCATCGGTGCCCTACTCAACGAGGCAGGCATCCCTGACGGCGACCTGCTGGCGCGTGTCCAGGCGTTGCGGAACCCGCTGGCAGGCATCGGCTTGCGCCTCCTGTTTTCGCAGCGAGCCGCCCTGGACCGCGCTGGAGCGCCAACGGCAGGGGAGGACGGGTGCCCCGTCAGCGATGGATGGCGGGCGAAGTGGGCCGCGGAGGAGGTCGTGCGGCTGCGCGCTCCAGGTTCCGGGTCCTGTCCGTCCGGGTGGTCCGGCTGGGGGACGTGACCGAGGCGCAGGCGGCGACGATGGGGCTGTCCACGGCGCGGGTGGAGGGGATGCCTGACCGGGTCCAGCCCGACGCCTACCTGACCGCGCCCACGATGCAGGGCACGGAGCCCGACGCGCGTACGGCGTTGCAGGTCTGGTACCCGGTCTGGACCGGACGGGCCTGGAACGTCAGATCCTGGGCGTATCTGGTCGAGGTCGAGGCGCTGTAGTAGGTGCCGTCGCACGACGCGCAACAACCATGACGAACCGCGCAGAAACTGTCCCGTAGCGCGTAACGATCATCGGCCGCGGATTCGACCGGTCCGCGCGGGCTTTCCTGAGCCGTGATTGGCTGACAGTCGCTTAGGGGCGTTTGTCCCAGGTGCCTACTGTGGTGGACGACTCAGCGAACCGGCATACGCGGCCAGTAGGAGAGCCGCGCCGATGGCCGAGACCGCAACCCTCGGGAAGCTCGTCGTCCAGATGCTCCTGGACCCGTCCAAGTGGGAGGCGGGCGTACAGGCGGTCCAGGCGAGCGCCAAGACCCTGGTAGACGGGATCCAGCGGACGGCGCAGGTCGTCAGCAACGTACTGGGACAGGCGATGTCCTCGGCGTCCGACGACGTGGAGGACTTGTCGAAGTCCCTGGACGTCGTGGCGGACGCGGCCCAGGGCACCACCCCGGCGATGGCACAGGCGGCCCACGGGGTCGATGGGGTGACGGACGCCGTGCAGGGCATGGCGGGAGTCTTCAAGGACGCCAGCGGGCGGCTGCGGGACGCCAAGGGACGGTTCCTGGAAGAAAAGGACGTCCTCCGGCTCCTACAGAACCAGGCGGGGCTGACCGAGCAGCAGATCCAGGACCTGACGGACGCCCAGGAGAAACTGTCCAAGCAGCGGCTGTCGGAGTCCGCCCAGGACCTGACGGGCCGGCTCCAGTCCCTCGGGTCCGTGATCCAGGACGTGCTGGTCACGGGGCTCAAGGCGGCCACGGCGGCAGCGGCCGGACTGGCAGCCGCGAGCGCCTACGTGGGCGTCCAGTTCGAGCGGAAGATGACGGCGGTGGGCGTCATCGCGGGCGCCAACACCGAGCAGATGCAGGCGCTGAACGACGAGGCTCGCCGGCTGGGCGCGACGACGGTGTTCAGCTCGTCCGAAGCGGCCGACGCGATGCACGTCCTGGCGAGCGCGGGCCTGGACACGCAGCAGATCATCGAGGCGACCGGCAAGGCGCTGGTGCTGGCGGGATCGAGTGGCGTCGGGCTGGATCTGGCGGCCTCGACGCTCGCGTCCACGATGAACCAGTTCGGGCTCAAGGCGGATCAGGCGTCTCGGATCGTGGACGTGCTGGCGAAGGCGACGGCGTCCAGCCAGTTCGAGGTGGACGACCTGTCCGAGGCGTTGAAGTACGCGGCGCCCACCGCGGCGAGCTTCGGGTACTCGCTTGAAGACACGGTCGCGGTCCTGGCGCAGTTCCGAGACCTCGGGCTCCAGGGGTCGGCGGCGGGCACGGCGCTCCGGTCGGTGCTGTCCCAGGCGTCGCAGCAGACGAAGATCAACGCGGACACGCTGGCGAGGTACGGGCTGGAGCTGGCGGACGTCAACCCGCAGCTTCACTCCTTCGCCGAGATCCTGGACGTGGTGGGCAAGGCCCAGATGTCCACGGCGGACGCGATGGTCGTGTTCGGCGTGGAGTCCGGCGGCGCGCTGGCCACGCTGGCGGAGCAGGCGGCGACGGGATCGACGGCGCTGGACGACATGCGGACGAGCCTGCTGGCGGCGGGCGAAGGCGCAGGCGCCGCCACGGACATGTACAACGAGATGCAGCAGACGGTCGCCGGGGCCTTGTCCGAGGTCCAGGACAGCGGCGAGAACGTCCTGCTGACCTTGTACGACCAGTACAAGGCGACCATTCCAGCGCTGCTCCAGGCCATCGCGGACTTCGTGAACGGGGTGTCGGACGCCATCGGGGACCGGGCGCTGGAAATTCAGGACGCGCTCGGGTCGGCATTCGAGGAGATCGAGACGTACCTGAGTCAGAACGGGCAGGACCTCGCGTCGCTGTTTGCGCAGTGGGTGGTCGAGGCGGCTCGGTTCGTCGGGGTGTTGGTGGACGTCGGCACGAGGCTGGCGGATCTGCTGCCGTACCTGGAAGCCATCGCGGAGACGATGGGGGTGATCTGGGTCGCGACGAAGGTGGCGTCGTTCGCGTCCGCGCTGTCCGAGGTCGTGGAGCTCCTGTCGGCGGCCGAGGCTGGCGTGGCGGCGCTGGGCGTGGAGCTTACGGTCATGTCGGGCGGCACGTTCGCGCTGGTCGCGGCGCTCGGCACGCTGGTCGTGGGCCTCGGGGTCGTCATCGACCGGTACCTGGAGGCTGCCGACGCCGCGAAGCAGCTCAAGGACGCCCAGGACGCCCTGGCGGCGAAGCAAAAGGAGGAGGACCAGACGCGGATCGCGGAACTCGACGCGATCCTGGAGCGCCAGCAGGCGGGGCTGGCTGGGAAGCGGCAGGAACTCGCGGCTGCGGGGCAGCTCACGAACACCCGCAAGGCTGAGCTGGAGATGCTGGAGCGGCTGTCGGCCGCCGACGCGGCCCGCCTGGAGGCGCAGGGCAAGCTGATCCAGGTGGGCGGCGAGCTGCGGTCGGTCGCCAGCGCGGTCGAGGCGGCGGACCTGTACGCTGACGCGGACGGCTACAACGCCATCCAGGCCCGGATCGACGCGCTCCAGCAGACGGCGTCCTCGGCGAAGACGCACATCGCGGACCTGCAAGACGCGATCAAGTCCGCGCAGCAGATCGAGAAGGACGGCGGGAACCCGGCGCAGGTCGCCGCGATGTTGACCAACGCCCTGGGCGAGTCCATCAACACCATCGGCGCGGCGGAAGCCCGGCTCGCGGACCTCCAGCAGCGGCGCCGAGACGCGAGCAACGAGGCCAACGCGCTGGACCAGGAGCGGTCCAAGTACGTCACGGACATCCTGAACAAGAACACGCAGGCGGAGAAGGACGCCTACCACGCCGGGGTCGTCGCCCACGCCGCGGCGAACGACGACAAGCTCCAGGCGGACAAGGACTACACGCTCGGGCTGCGGAACCTGCACGCGGCGATCCTGGACGAGTCCAAGTCGCTTGACGTGGACCTGACGGGCTCCTTCAACAAGGAGCTCGAAAAGCGGCGCCGGGCCATCGAGACCGAGGCGCAGCACGAGATCGAGGCGGCAAAGGGGAACGCCGAGAAGATTGCGAAAATCAAGGCGGAGGAGCAGTCCGCACTGACGGACCTCGACGCCCTCGGCGAGCGCGAGCGCGCGGCCCAGCGTGCCCAGGACGAGGCGAAGCACGCCCAGGACATCAAGGACGAGCGGACGCGACTCCAGGCGGAGCTCCGGCGGTTCCAGCAGGCGGACATGAAGGAGTCCGAGCGGCTGGAGCAGGAGAAGGCGGACGCCCTGGCCGGGATCAGCGGCGCCAACGTGGACCTGATGGTCCAGATCGCGGAGCAGTACAACAAGAAGATCGCGGCGGCGCGCGAGAAAGAGGCAGCCGACGCGAAGAAAGCGGCTGACGACCTCGCCGCGCGCCACAAGGAGAACGCGAAGAAGGTCGCCGACGCGGTGATCTCGGCGTTCCGGACGACCGCCCAGGCCATCGGGTCGGCCATGGAGTCCGTGTACGGGGTCGTCGAAGACCTGCTGGGCAAGGTCGTGGACCTGTTCCAGACCGTCACGGGGTTCAGCTTCGACCTGGCCGGCACGGTCGGCGACGTCGTGTCCGCGCTCTCGGACGCGGCGGACGCCGGCACGACCACGACTGCGGCCGACGAGGCCACGACCGCGATCCAGGGGATCTTCTCGGACGCCAGCACGTTCCTGAGCGTGTTCGCCGAGGCCGCACCGATCTTGATGAAGGGGCTGTCGGCTGGGCTGCCGGACCTGATCGATCAGTTTTTGGCGGAAGTGCCAACCATCGCGCAGGCGGTGTTGGCGGAAGTGCCAACCATCGTCCAGACCATCGCCGACGCGCTGCCGGGGCTGGTCCAGGTGGTCGTGGCGCTGCTGCCGGACGTGGCCGACGCGCTGCTGGACGTGGTGGACACGCTGGTCCCGGCGGTGATCTCGGCGCTGCCGGACCTGATCCAGGGCTTCGTCTCCGTGGCCAGCGGCTTCGTCCAGGAGGTACTGGCCCTGCTGCCGGACATCGTGGACGGGCTGCTGGCCCTGCTCCCGGACCTGATCCGGGGCGTGCTGGCGGAACTCCCTGCGCTGATCCAGGCGCTGCTGTCCGCCGCGACGGACGTGGTGGTCAGCATCATCGAGGCGCTCCCCGGACTGGTCGAGGCGATCCTGGAGGCGCTGCCGGACATCCTGACCGCGCTGATCGAGGGGCTGGTCGAGGCGCTGCCGGCCGTCATCGAGGCTCTGGTCGAGGCGCTGCCCGACCTGATCATCGCGATCCTGGAAGCCGTGCCGGACATCGTCGAGGCGCTGGTGTCGGAGCTTCCGACCATCATCACGGCGCTGGTGGGCCTGCTGCCGGTCGTGATCGAGGGGATCGTGGCGCGCCTGCCCGACCTGATCGACGCGCTGATCGGGTCCACGGGCGACATCGTCTCGGCGCTGGTCGCGGCGGCGCCCGAGATCGCGGTCGCGCTGGTCGAGGCGGTGGTGTCGCTGATCGCCGACCTGCCGGAACTGGCAGCAGCCATCGGGTCGGCGTTCGTGGAGGGCATCAAGAGCGCCGCCGAGGCCATCTACGACGCGCTGGTGGACGTGTTTTCGTCCGCCTGGGACGCCATCACCAGCCTGTTCGGCGGGGGCAGCGACTCGAAGGACAGCCACGCGCGGTCGGCGTCCAGCGCCCGGACCGGCGCCCCGGACGTGGCGACCCTACTGGGGCTGTCCGCGCTCCAGCGCCTCCCGGACCTGTCGGAGTACGCCCGGGTCGAGCAGGAAGCGCAGCGCCGCCCCGCAGCCGGCACGACGGGCCAGGGCTCTACCGCGCGCGTCCAGGTGGTGCTGAACGGGCGCACGGTCCAGGACGTGCTGGCGGTGTCGGACGCGCGCGGGGAGACGACGTTCCGGAGCCAGCGGGCGACCGGTACGGCCAAGGTTGGGATCAGCCGGGGTCGCTACAACCGCTACAGCAAGTGAGTCAAGTGACCGTCAAGTAGGGCGGATCACAACCAGGACCGGATACAGAGCCGGTGCTGGAGGTCACTCGCTACGGCTCACGGTTGAAGTTGGCTCAGTCGTCCGGCATCTCGCGCACGAAGTCCCGGAGCCGGTCCGCCGCTGCGCTCAGGTCACGTCGTTGGGCGGACATCTGCTGCTCCGTCAGGTGGGCGCTGGTCCCCGGTTCACGACGGCAGCACCGGCGCGTCCGGCCAGGCGGCGCAGAACAGGTCATCCCCCCAGCACGAGGCGGCGCAGCGCCCACTCCACCTGCTCGCTGG